ATAAAGGTAGCGTGCTACTTGCTAACCATAGCGTTGACAAGCTTGCGATACAGCTCGTCCGTAAGGTCGGCTTTCATTTGCGAAACGCTAAGAGTTTCGGACTTGTACATGTCAACGTACGCCATAGTGTCATACTTGTTGCCTGAAGCTTCAACGTAAATTCGAACTAAATCGTCGTTGTCGTCCTGATCGTCGGGCGCATAGTAGCCTTCGGCATTGTAGTACAGATCAGTAATGCTAAAGGTGTCATCAAACTGCTTGTCCAGTTGCTTTAGCACGCGTTCAACAACGGGTCGAATGTTTTGATCGTTAAAGATAGCGTCCTCGGCTTTATTGGATTCGCTGAAGTCGAGCACTGCTACGTAGCGTCCGGAAGTTTCGGCGTCAAAGTACGCGTTCTTGTCAACGCTTTGCACAGCAGCGTCAAGCTGCTGCTCAATGGATGAAAACTCGTCATATGAAAGTTCAGCTGCAAGGGTAATGCGCTTTTCCTTGTCGCTTACGGAGTCGAGGCTGACGTTAAAGCTGCTTCGAGCTTCGCTGCGAGAATATCCCTTCTGCATAAACATGTTTTCGACAATGCTTGAAACTTCGCTAGCGCACTCGGCTGCAAGTTCCATGTTAGGGTCAATGCTTTTAATCATTCGCTTCATTGCTGTTTACTCTCCTTGTACTTTGCCAATATCATAAAGAACAGGGCGCACACTTTAACAGTGTCGTCAATCGTGTACTCGGAGCCAACAACGTTTAAGCAGCAAGCGCTAGCGTAGTCGTTTATGTGATCCTCTGTAAACGACATGCTCCATGGGCTTACTTCCGAGTCCCACGAAACTGACGACGAAAATCTAACTTTGCCGTTTCCAAGCTCGGAGTTTACGTACACGTCAAAGCTGCACTGCGTTCCATCTGAAAACTGTATGTCCAAAGGTGATGACATGCTTACGCGACTTCCACAGTTACGCTGTCAACGTAGCAGCCGTCCGGCTCAATGGACTCGGGTACAACGTTGTCGTAGGAATCCATGTCGAAGTAGTAGTCAGCGTGGCACTTAGCAGTAACGTTGAATACTGTGTTGGGCTGCACCTTGCCTTCGTACTTTGTTTGCATGTCAGCGATAATGTCGTTTAGCAAGCTCTCGTCGTCAGTTGCAACGTCAACGCCGTAGCACATGTCCGCAATCTCGTCATGATCGATTACGTGATTGTCATAGAAAAAGTCGTCCAAGGACTCGGATGTAAAGTATCCTTTTTCGTCAGTAGCTACCATTCCTCTAACAATGAAGTCAACGCAGCTGAAGTCCTGATTGGGCTCGTCCTCAGGATACATCCAGTCCTTGTCCTCAAGACCGAATGACGACTTAATATATCTCTTCATGTTTAGCACCTTTCAGCAAAGTCATTAAATTCAATTATATAGTAAGGTAAAGTACAAACGTTTGGAATTTGACGCAATGCTGCTGCTCACCATCTTCCGTGCGCTTTCATCCATTTAACTTGGCAGCTGTACTTGCAAAACCACAGAAGTCGGCTGTTGCTTGTTGACGAAGGGTCGCGTACTTTGTACTGATGTTCGGGCATGCGAATGAACTGCTTTCCGCACGTTGCGCACGTTTGCCGGTATTGCGAAAACAGCTGCTTTTCGTAGTCAGTTGCTTTGTTTGACAGTTCCAGTTCCATAGTTAAACCCTACTCAGGCTGTAAGTAACAAACCCATACAAGGTAGAAAACAAAAGCAGCTGCCTTGAAAGCAGCTGCCTTTGGTCCAATTTTGCTTAAAGCATAAGCTGATCGCGCATACGGGATTTAGCGGATATGCGAGCAGCCCTTTCAGCCTTCCAAACTTCGACGGAGTCGTTAAGCTGAGCAGTAACAGCAGCTTTGACGTACGAGTCGAACTCCTCCTCGCTTTCAAATATAGCGCATTTAGCAAAGAACACTTTGCCTTTGGAAACTAAGGAGCTTTCCGGTCCGTAGAACTTTACAACAACGTCGGCAACGTCATATGCGCAGCTGTACGTGACGTTGTAAACGTCGAAGTGCACTTCCGCGTGAACTGATGTGCGAACGTACTCATCTTCTGCAAGCTTGCAAATCAGCTTGCTGTAGTCCTTGCGGAACTTATAGGCAGCAGCTTTGCAGGCGCTTCGAATGGCGTTGGGCTCAACGTATCCGTACTTCATTGCAGTCTCCTTTGCAGCAAGTGTTAACTTACAAATACTATAATAACTATTATAGTATTAAATGTAAACACTAAATTAGAAAGAAGCTGCGAACAGTGCACGCTGCTTGCTTAGTGCCCTAAAGCTTTTCAAAGTGTTTATCCGTGCCATACGCTACTTTTCCGGATCTTATACTCTTTCCAATGTACTGACTGCATACGCTGTAGTACTGCGCAGCTTCATCGCAGCTTGAGAATTCCAAGTTGTCCTCTATGCATCTTATGTGCACTGGAACACTTGAATTACGCGATTGTTCCAGGTGTGTTGCCCATCTCAAATTTGAAGGTACGTTGTTAGCAGGATTTCTGTCTATATGATCCACGGAAGGCTTATTTTCAGGATTGGGAACAAATGTAGCAGCTACGAGTCTGTGTACGGGTACGTTTTTATATTTGTTGTCCTTCCAAAGCATTACTTTTCGATAGTTTCGGTACTTACCCGTAGGGTACTGACGCAGTATGCATCCTTTCTGTACTTGTATTCGTCCCATCTTGTCGTATGCATATCTGGGTATGCTTCGAATTCTGCCCAGGGTGCTTGCTTGGTACACGCCCTTGTACTCGGGAATATCCTTCCAGCATTCTCCGTCGAGCGTTTGCGCGTTAAGATGCTCCCACATGGATGCAAAGTCAATATCCTGCAAATTAGTATTCCGTGGGAACACTAAGCTGTAGCTGTGTCCCATGTTTGCTAATAAGCAGTAATTGACATGCGATCGGCAGTTTGAAGCAGCAGCACAAGCGGGCTGCGGTCTCGGGCTTCTTGCAAGTCCGACATCTCGTTTTCGCAGCAGTTGTATTCTCCCATATGCCAGCGAATAGCTAAAGCTTCATCTCGCGAAAGCCTGAAGAACTGATTTGCAATGTACATGGAAGTTACTCCGTGGCCAAACGGGTACTGAGGCTTGTCGTACTTAAACGCTTGAACTTGTTCCCATTTGCCCGTCACATCGTTTTTGACGTTTCGAAAATAAGGATCATACAGTCCGATTTTGCAAAAGTCGTGAACAAGAGCTACCAGGTAAGCGCTGCTTGGATTTACTTTTTCAAACTTAGGAAGCTTTAGCAAGTCAACAGTTTCGTTGTAAACGTCCAAGTGATGTTCAACTAGACCTCCTGCAAACGATCCGTGAAAGCGAGTGGACGCGGGCGCTGAAAAGAAGTCAGTTTTGGAGATCCAGTCCATGAACCTGCGCCACGACTTTTCGGCTGCAACTTCGCTTGACGCCCTTCCGTACGTAATTTCCTTCATAATATCAAGGTAGTTCTGCACGGGATTTTCAGCGCTAGCTACCTTTTGACCCAAAATGCTGTCATTGCCCATAGTTTCCTCCTGTGTTAAAGCAAAAGCAGCTGCCGGTTAGCAGCTGCTTACTTATAACGATTTTACATCAAGCTAATTAGGTACTTTGCAAGTTCCGGACAGCGCGTTTGATTTCCATACATGTCGTTAAACAAATCGCATCCGTGCGCAAGGTTGTACACTACTTGATCCTCCTGGTCTAAGCAGTAGCACGTTTCGCCATCGCATGCGACAATGTATCCAGTAACTTCAAACATTGTGCAGCTTTTAAAGGATAACGGAATGCTGTTCATTGCGTCGATGTACCAGAGCTTGTCGCGGTCGCTAAATCGAACGCTGTCGTCCAGCATCCACTTCATGCCTTCGTGCTTCTTAATATAGTTGATAACGTGATTAACGCATCCGTCATATGCGCTGTTTTCCGCGTTTGCAAACTTCTCAAGTCCAATGCTGCGAACGTACGGGTCGTTAGCTGCCCATTCCTCGATAGCGTAAACTTTTCCAGTTTGCGGACTTACGTACTTCATAGCTGCTGCCTTCCTACCCAGCATTAACACTACAACAGTTATTATACACTTTATTTAACTGTAATTTGAAGTATTTAGCTAAACTAAAAAAGCAGTAGCGCACAACGTGCACGCTACTGCTGTACAGCAAGTTTTGCTAGTTCATTAAGCTTATCAAGTACTTTGCAAGCTCAGGGCAAGCTGTACCCTTTTTCATTTCGTCAGTTCCGTAGCCTTCTGCAAGGTTGTACACTACTTCAGGATCCTCTTCATACTCCAAGCAGTAGCATGTTTCGCTGTCACAAGCTACAACGTAGCTAGCTGTATAGTCCGGAACTTCGAATATTGTGCAGGAACTTGCATCAAGCGGAATGCTGTTAACAGCGTCCAAGTACCACATGTTAGCTTCCTGCGTATAGCTGTGCGCATCCAGGAAGCTGTGCAAGCTGCTGTACTGCTTCACTTTGCCCTTAATGTGATCCACGCAACCCATAAAAATACCTTCAAACTTCTGTGTTGCTACATTAGGGTCGTGTGCAATAACACCCAGCTTGCAAGCGTCCAAGTACCAGTCCTCAACAGTGTACGTTTTGCCGTTGCTAGTGTTTACGTACTGCATTGCTTTTGCCTTTCTACTTTGCAGTAATTACTACAACAGGTATTATACACTTTATTTTACAGCTGCACGCTGAATTGTCTTATTTATTTAATTTAAGAAGTTCCAGCAGATCGCCTGTGTAGTCAAGCATAATCTTTCTGCTTGGAACAGTGGGTACTTCCACGTACGGAATCTTCCACTTGTATATTTTAGTGACGTTAATTGACTTTTTGCCCGCTTTTACGGAAGCGTCTATATCCTGTATGTTTAGGATAAACGCTCTTTTGTGCGAAGCAAACAGAACAATCACAAGGCCAAAGCAGTTTTGTATTTTGGACTTTTTGAGCAGCCCTGCGTACTGGCAGTCCGACAGCATGGAAAAGTCAAAGCGATCGTGTTCAGTTTCCTTTGACTCTATGTAAAACATGTAAGGGCTTTTGAAGCACGTAAAGTCGCATATGTTCGTGCTGCCGTAAAAACCGGAAGTCTGATCCGGTATTCTGTCAAAGCTGTAGCCCAAGTCAGGTCTGTCAAGCCACAAGCGTACTTTGTGCTCAGCTTTCTTTCCGTAGGATTCAGCCACAGCGCACCTCTTTACTCCGTTGCGCTGTTGACTAAAATCACAGGATACAAGTCATAGTAAAACTGTTCAAACGAAAACAAGGATAGTTGGCAAAATATGGAATCGCATGCAAGCTGCAAGTCCAAGTCATGCTCCGTTGTTACAACGTCCTTCGGCAAAACGTCCGCCCATGACTCGCTGCCCGTAAACTCAGGACTGTAGCTTTCATCCAACGGTATGTCGTACGAAAGCTTTCGCATAACGCTTAGCGTTCTTCCGACTTGTATGCGCAAGTCAATGTCAATAAGAACGCTGCTGTAGGGTACTTTGTCGTTTGCTTTTGCAAAGTAAGGAGCAACTGATATGCTGTCCACAATCAGCTGCTCCTGTTCCTTTGAAACGCTGCACATGTGCACTAGGTCAGCAATGAACGCTTTCAGCTTGTGAACTGTAAACGTAACTCTGTTTATTGCATCATCTTCCAAGGTCTTCATATGCAGCTCTTGTCTTTATTCATCGTATGAATCGTAAAACTCGTCCTCGTAGTCAAACGATCCGTCCTCGTACATGTCCTCTTCGTCGTAAGCGCTGTACCAGTCACTGTCAGTGTTCTGGTAGTCATCAAATGAATCAAACTCGGATTCTTCCATAGCTAGTTTCCTTTCGAAGTGCGCTACTGTAAGGAATTATACTACCTTACCTTATGAAGATATGCCTCTCCGCTTTCAAAGCAGGCCATTAAATCGGGATGACGTTCAATAAACTGCCTAGCTTCCTTCCTAGACGCAAAGTTGTAGTAAGCGTCATCTCCTTGATACGGATCAGCCCACACTACTTGCCAGGGAAGATATTCCTCGGAATCCTGAGCGCCTTGGTTGTTCTTCAAGTCCTGTGCAGCTAGCTCAAAGTAGGAGCTGTCGCAAAACTCGTCAACAAGCTTATCCTGATCTTCCGTACTTAAAGACCAAAAGTTAGGGTATGAAGGCAAGCTGTCGGAAAACACGGACGATTTAATGTATCGCTTCATAGCGTTCTACAGCTCCACGATAGTTGCGTAGCCGTTTTCAATGTCCTCCTGGACAACAGGGAACTCGTCGAGGAACTCCTCAAGCTCGTACCACTCCTTGAAGTTGAAGAATGTGCAACCTGCCTGCGGAGCGCCAAAGCTTTCCTGAATTTGGTACTGATACTTCGGTCCAGGATTCTCAGGGCCCTCAAGTTCGTTGAGCTTCTCAACTTGCTCCTGAGTCATGTTTCCGTAGAACTCAGTCTCTTCCTCGTCCTCTCCCATAATGGAAGTTGCAGCTTCAAGCTCCTGCTCCTTTTTGCGGAAAGCGTTCAGCATGTCCATACAGCTGCCCTTGGAAGCTTTAACAGTGCTGCTCTTAATGTATCTGTACATTGTTGTTCTCCTAATGTAAATAAATACTACCTGCGTAGCTGAAAGCGCTACACAAGTAGTAGAGGTTAGCTAAGCTTTTCGATTCTAAGATTGGATATGTTGCTGTCCTCAAACTCAACGGATTCCGTGTCAACGTCATCCTCGTTTAGACGCATAAGCAAGTCGTCAATATCGTCATCGTAGTAGTCATCGTCATCAATATCGTACTGATCGCAGCTGTACATCAGGTTAAACGTACCGGCAAGTTCGTACTTACCCGGATCCTTGTTTGCCAAAGCTTGGTACATGCACTTTTCGAATTCCTCGATTGCAACTTGCTCGTCGCATACGTAAATGCCAAGCTGCGGCATGTACACATCGTCGTAGCCGATTACTTTGTCAGCAACTTGATCGACGTTAGGAATAGTGCCTTCGGGAGTTAACGTGAGTTCCACTCGAAACGCGCACATTACTTTCTTAATTACTCTATCGGGTATAAGCATGATATGTCCTAAGATTAAAGATCAAGCACGTCAACGATGTTAAGAGGTCGTACTACGTTGTCTGCAAACTTCTCCTTGCTAATGCGCTTTTCTTTGGACACCATGCGCACCTCATCATCAGGGTATACAGCAAGCTCGTTAACAACTACGCTCTTTTGATTTACCTTAACGATCTGATAGTAGATAGTATTCTTTTGATAGGACTTGTAGTTGTAAGTGTACTCCTCAGTTTCAACTGCTTGGTCAGTGCCTGCTAAAGCGGCTACTTTGCGCCAGAAAAAGCTGCTGTTGTCAACGCGCTGAGGCTCCGAACCCAGCTCCGTAACAAAATCAGGTACTGTTGCATTTACTTTGCTGCGAAGCTTGATAAAGTCGCTGTCAGGAATAGCAGCAAGCTTTTCCATTACGCTTACGCTTTCCTGAAGTTCCTTCAAGTTGTCCTTTGTAACTGCGTTCAGTCCGGAATAGCTGTTCGTGCTGTGCTTAACGCTGGAGGCATGCACTTCGATGTCCCACGTCCACTTAAGAGCTACGTTGTCGTTGTCGCCGTAGCCATGCTGGCCTTCGTGCTTAACGCGAATTTCAAGCATTCCGTCCTCGTGATCTTCCACGGAATACTGATCGACGTTAACAGTAATGTCAGTGTCCTTCATAAACTGAGCGGAGCACCACGTGAAAATGCGGTCCTCGACCCAGCGTTGCACAGCGTCCTTAACTTGCTTTCTTTTGCCGTAAAAGACTTTGCGCTTGCTTTCGTACGCTTCCATGTCCTTGTCGTACTGGGCAATAGCGCTGTCGTAGTCCTTTTGGATGTCCTCAAGGCTCTCAGCTGCGTTTACGCTATTCCTCATTCGAATCAAACTCCTTATGACCGGTTGCGATTGCTTCGTTTACGCACTGCGCCACGTAGTCAATAACGGGAAGCGCCTGCTCCGCGTTTCCTTCTCGGTTCATCTTGTCAAATGTGTCCATTAAGTAACTAAAGTCGTCCTTAAGATTAGACATGCTGTCGTCAAAACGCGTATCCTGCTCATCGCTGGAAGCAGCTTTTATGCAACGATACATGTGCACCTCCTGTGCTAAGCAATAGTATAGATAGCACAATATAATAGGCTTGCAGCCTTGTCAGCTGCAAGCCCATAGCGTGCTATCTGTTTTCCATGCGATTGCGGCGAGCTTCGCGACGACGCTGCATGTCATTGTCCCGCTGCTCGCACATGTGCTGCTGATCATTAAAGTACTTGCACATGTATGCCGAAGTTGCAGCAATGAACGCTGTCATCAAAACGCAACTCCAGAACATGTTGTCGCTCATGGACTCGTTAATTACAGCCAACATAACTAGCGGCGAAGCAGCGCAAAGGACTGCACAAACAATCTTTGCAACCCTGTAAAACTTGGTGTTAAGCATTTTGACGTCTCCGTTTCTTGATGTTTGCTTATCAACAAGTTAATTATATAACTAAATTTATATAATTACAATAGGAAGTTAATCTGCATTGAAAATTATGTATGTCAGGTACTCCCTGCATACGTCACCGTGTTTGCACCTGGGCATCTACTTCACTACCTTCCATACATTTGCTTCAATCCGCTTCACGAGGTTGTACATTGCGTTATCGTCCGCAGCAACGTTCTCTATCTTCTTGAATAGCCCTGCGCGAACCCATGCGCTCACGCCAAAGCCGTTTATGTTCGGAACGTAATGAACGCTACGAACACGTCCTTTTGGATCGATTAACCTCATTCGCTCACCACTTCGTATACGTTGCAGTTAGTGAAGTCGATGCGGTACGTCTTGCCGTCCTTGTCACGACACAGCTCGCAGTCCTTGTACGCTTTCGTCCACCATGCAGTGTCGTTGCAGCCCTTCCATCTGAGGAGTATCCATACGATACTGCCGTTATCGTCCGTAGCAGGGTTGCCGTCATCGTCAAGGACTATGTCCCTGTACTTCCAGAACAGGTCGTTGCCACGCTTGTATTGCCTGGCCTTGCCGATGTACTTCTCAGTCATTCCTTGACAACTCTCGCTCCGCAGCTGAGGCAAAATCTCATTGAATGGTAGTCAGTGGTGTTGCCGGCGGTATAATATCCTCCGTTTACGCACGCATGGCACGATGAACAGTACAGCCAGGTTCCCTGCACTTCGATATGACATGTGCGCTCGGCTATGATGTTCCACGCTTTGACAGCTTCGGCTTCGGTGTCGAATGCATACGTGCTGCACTCGATATTCTCACGGCAATCGCCGTTGTCACAACATACCCAATAGCCTTGCGGAGATCCACTCACCAGTGCAGCGTACTTGACGCTTGCTTCGCTGCCGCAGAAAGGGCAAGATAACAGCTTATCGCTCATTAGTTCGCCATCCTCTGGATGCGCTTCCTTGTGCTTGCGAGCAAGATACTCCTTGTACTTCATCTCGTAGTTAAGCCAATAGCTTGCAGGAACATCGGGCATAACTTTCTCAAGCTTCACAGCCATGTCCGCTGTAAACCCAGCTTTTCCGTTCACAAGTCGGGAGAGATGACGTTCGCTTACACCTGTACGCTTTGAGACTTCCTTCTGGATTATACCTCGCGCGTCAAGGTACTCCTTAATGATCTTGCCCGGTGCGACAATGTATTCATCCATCGCTGTGCTCTCCTTTCAAGCTACGCCTTGCTATTTCAAGCATCCTTGTCCATACGACGTCCAGGAAGGCCAACATGGCGCGTGTTCCGGACTTTCATAGCTGCAATGCAGGCGTTGTATTCGTCCTCGCCATTGATAATCGATTTGCGCTAAGGGCTGTCAATTTGCACGGTACTTATGCTTCGACATCGCTTGAATCCTTAGGAGTCGGAGGTACACTGAAAGCATGTGCGCGTGCATTCCACACCTTAGCGACATCGCAATCCGCAGCAATGGAGAAGTCCGCGATGACGCAGCATTTCAGACATCCTACGTGTCGCGTCCAACGTCCCGAACGCGTAGTAGCGTAGTCCATCAATTCCATTCGCACCGCTTCGCCGCCGCAAAACGGACAGGGTTTTAGCTTCTCGCTCATTGCTCCACAATCCTTGCTCCGCAGTTAGGACAGTAGCACCATCCATACCCGTCAATGTTGATTCCAAATTGAACGATGTGCTTCATTGTCATTCCTTCCTATAGTATCAATACATGTCCTTGCGCGTGTTGTTAGTCGACATGTTGCTCGTTAGCCCTTTGGTTCCATTCTTTGATAACTGTGTTCTGCATTTCGAGTGTTTCCTCCTTGTTGAGGATAAGTAAGCAGTAGCGCTCGACGGATGCTCCGCACTTGGAGCACTTGACTCTGTAGCAAATGCTGTCGCAGGTTAGCTTGGCTTCGCCGCCGCAAATGCAAGGCCTCAACTTGGGCTCGGCTGCGCTCATTCCTTAATCACCTTCGCTCCGCAGTGTTCACAGTATACAGCGCTGCTGTTGATCGGATGCTCGCACTCGGAGCAGAAGCCGCCTACGAAGCCCTGTACGTTCTTCAGACCGCGCATGATGCGGCGGCACGTTCGTTTCGATGTTGCAAGCTTTGCCATGTCAGCTATTCTGTCGATAGCCTGTGACGGCGTGTGCCCGTCCCACTTGGGAGCCTTTTCCAGCTCGTAACAGTTGAACATATCCCAGTACGGCTCAATGTTGTAGTGATACGCGGCCTGGCCCTGCGGCGTGTTAATTCCCACAATGAACATGCCTTCGTACATAGTTCCGTCGCTATGCAGCTTTGACTTCCACGCTATATCTCGAAACGCCGATACAACCACCGAAAACAGCTTTGCTCTATGGTCATAGAGCTCATTGAACGTGTGGTACCCATCGCTTGTGCTTCCGGTTATTTCCTGTGGCTGTATAAGGTCAGCGAGATGCAGCACGCCCTCGGCCCTGTACCATGCCCCATCCTCAGTCACAAGGCCGAGCGTATCCTCAACCTCGCCGCAGTCGATGAACTCTTCGTCGTCAAACTCAGCGATGCCCAGCCCGCGCAGCATTGCTGCTACCTTGCGGCGATCCGTATCAGAGGGTTTCATGTGTCACCTTCGTTTCACCTGAAGGGCAGTAGCACAGGGTGCCGACTGTGGGCACCAAAACGCCGCAAGCGTCGAACATAGGAGCAGGTTCGCGCATGGCCTGGTTTGCTGCTTCGTCCGGCAACACACGGCACGTGCGCTCAGGCTTCGACTCTACGTCCCTTAGGTTCCATGCTTCCATTACTTCGTCTCGCGTGTTAAGGGTATCAGGGTCATCGTTCCGGTTAATTGGGAGCCTGATGGCTGCTCCACACGTGCTGCACTCGACCACCCAGGAGCCTTTGTATTTGGCCATCTTAGCCTCGCCGCCGCAAAACGGGCAGACATTCAGCTTGAATCTCATTACTCCACTGCCTTTCTAAGGTTACGTCCGCAAACGGGACAGAAGTTAATATCGATGAACAGGGCGTTGTTTGTTCCGTATTGATATACAGCTATGTACGGGTACGTGCCGTTTGTTGCGTATATTCTTGCATACAGCTCCTCTCCGTACGTGCTGTCATCGTGTCCTGGCAATTCATCGTTGCAAGGGCTTGCCGTAAGGTGCTGGCAGTATTCACATGTCATGAGAAGAAGCCTTTCCGCCAGAGCAGCACGAGACTAAGCAGGGCGCCTATCAATGTCAGACAATAGCATTCTCTTGCCGAAAGACACGTATTCCGCGGACCGTAGTGAATGGCAACGTAGCCCACGCACCAAACGACGCATGCAAAGACGGCAGCCTTCCACGCCTGAGGGTTGACGCTAATGTTCATCGTTCTCCTTACTCGACAACTTTGTCTCCGCAGCAAGGGCAATAGTTTGGCTTGCGCATCGCAAATCCTAATCCATTGACCAGCAGAGCTGTTTTCCAAAGATCACCCTGTTTTCCTTCGAACACACGCCTTCGATACCGCAGCGCACCGGAAGGAAAGGGGGTATAAACAACAGCCGATACAGCAACTTGAGCATAGCATTTGCCGCAAATCCACAATTTCGTATAATTAGCAGCGTCCGACACCTACTCCGCCACCTTCGCTCCACATCCCATGCAAAATTGCGGTTCGTCGTCATAGTCGTGTCGTCTGTCGCACTTCGAGCAGCAAAGCTCTACGCCGTTGTCAACCATATGGCAAGTGCGCTCGTGCTGCGACTCCATAAGGTCCGCAAGGTGGAAGATGCTTTCGCTTGTATATGCGGAACGCACGAAATAATTCTGATCGTAAACAAGCCCTAAGCATCTTTCGACAAGAAACCGCTGCGAACCATATGGGTCCTTAGCCAACCTTCGCAGCCTTGATGCTACCTTGCAACGCTCGCTGTAAGCCGGCAAGCTGTCCATCTCGATCTTGCTGTTCACGGCCGTTCCTTCCTTCGAGGTTTGCGAAATGTGCTTCAATACGTGTACATGTTAAACGATGCTTGCTGCATTTTATGAAAGAAGATACTCAAGCATTTCAGGATGCTCCTTTAAGTTAAGCTGATTGTCCACAACGTAATCGGACACTGTGCCCTTTTTAGTCATAATGTCGTGAACGCGCTCGTCCACTGTGTCTCGAGTAATAATCTCGTACACGTTTACCGTTTTTGTTGACGTAGCGCGATAGCAGCGATCCTCGGCTTGCTCCTGCGTTGCCATGTTCCAGCTGGAGTCCAGGAAGATTACGTTTGACGCTACAGTAAGAGTGTGACTAGTTCCAAGTGCTCCAATAGTGCCCAGTATTACTTGGCAGCTTGGGTCGCTAACGAATCTGTGCTTGTTTTCCTCTCGCTCCGCTTGGTCCATTTGGCCTGTGTAGCTTGCTACGTCAAATCCTGCTTTTTTCAAGCACCGGTAAGCGGACCTAAGCGGCGCTACCCAGTTTGAAAACACAACTGCTTTTTCTCCATTGCTGCAAATGTCCTGAACAAGCTCAACAAGCCTTTTCATTTTGGCGTTTACGGACAAGTACGAGCTTGACGCAGGGTTAATACTGTCGTCTATAAGCTCCGGACATCCGTTTACTTGACGAAGTCTTAAAAACTTCGCAAGAGGGTTGGACGCTTGCCTGACTTCGTCCATGTTTTCAAGCATTTCGCTTTTAACTTGCGAGTACAAAGCTTGCTGAACTTTTGAGTTTTCAACGTATTCCACGTTGTGAATTTTGGGCGGCAAGTTAAGCACTTGCTCCTTTGTTCTGCGAAGCATGTTGGGTTCAAGTATTGACTTCAACTCGGGGATGTTTTTATATCCCATAATGTTGTGTCCGCCGTACCCGCCGTAAATGCAGTAGCGCTGATTCCATCTCCAGTATGAGTCGTCCTGATGCGCACCGATAAGATACATTGGCAGAAAAACGTCCGTGGGCTTGTTTACAACGGGCGTGCCTGTCATTGGAATCCACTCAACGCGATTGCCCGTTAGCTTTTTAATCTTAATAAGCTCCTTACCTTGTGCTGACTGCGGGGAAGCGTTGCGATGAATTTCGTCCACAGCAATCATTGAAATGTACCCGTTCATGCAAAGCTCCGCAATTTTAAGCGACAGCACGTCCTGACTTCGTCTTTTTTGGGACCTGTCCGTTGTTCTTAAAGCTTCTATGTTAAGAATTAGAAAGAACGGAAGAGGCTTTGCTTCCTTTTCGTCGGAGTACATGTACCCTGTTTCGAGGTCCTGTAGCTTTTCCTTTCCGGGCCCTTCGTACCTGATTGTTCCTTTTCTTTTTTGCTTTCTGCTTCCTAGGATGTAGCCCTCGTACTCTCCGTTTGTGTGCAGCTTAATGTCCTCAACCCAGTTGTACTTAGCGGAGTTGACGCAGCAAATTACTAAGCAGTGCTTAGCTTCCTCGTACTGCTTTTTGAACATTGCTAAGTTAATAACTTCCAGCGTCTTTCCGCAGTTGTGAACTACTACGCCGTTGCAGACAAAGTTGTGAACAAGGGGATGGTCAATGCCAACGTCGAACACGTGAGTTGAGCTGCTGTAGGGCCTAACGCACGTTACTTGCTTGTACTTGCAAAGCTCGCAGCTGTAGTCCTTGACAACGTTTTCTCCTGTTGTAAGGTACTGAGCTTCCACCCAGCCCACGTCAGTCAGGAACTCATGATCCGGAGTGCACACAACAAATGACTTGTCCGAAAACGTTACTTTTACGGTCTTTTTGAAACCCTTGTCAAGTACGCATCTAATAGGAAGGTACGCAAACGCGCCCTTTGCTTTTTCGTAGTGCGTCTTAATAAGGTATTCGTCGCCGTCGTCCTTTAGGCTGTACATGTCGCAAAGCGCTGAAAGCGTTACGTTCCTGTGCTTTCCGTTTACAGCAATTTGAACAACGCTGTCCTTATCGCAACAGCCCATTTCGTCGGCTAGCAGAAACCCGCCAAAGTTACCCTTTTCCTTGCGTCCAATGGAGTACCTTAAGCAGTCCAGCTGATGATCAAACAGCTTGCTTCCTTGCTTTACAACTGTGTGAACATCGCTAACGTCTATGTCCGGTATGTCCGCTTGCTTTGTTTCCTCTATGCGCTTGTTCACGTTAAAGTTCTCGCTTGACTTAACATTTACGCTGTTCTCGTAGGACGTACCCTCAAGCTGCTTAATGAAAAACCCGACTTTGTCCTTAGGAACAGTCCAGCACTTGTCCTCCTTGTGCCACAGCCTGCCGGGGACGTTTTTAACGTACGCAACAAGCACAGGATCGTACGGAAACTTGATTTCATACTCCGGGCCCTGCTGGGTAATTGAGATCATCGCTGAAACCTTTCACAAGCTATGCTTACACGTAAAAAAGCACCCGCTGTCAGCTTACTGACTTTAGGTGCTTTTAGTATACAACAAGTTATACAGTTTTATTCTAAAATTTACTTCTGCTTGGGCTTTACATATCCTCTAACTGTGCCAAAGCCATGCTTTACGTACTCAACTTGAACAAATCCGTTAACTTCGCAAATCGGCGTAAACACTCCGTAAAGCTTTTTAACGTACGATCCGTCATACGGCGCTTCATGTACAAGCAGTGTTCCTTTAAAGCTGCCATTTGACGCTACAGAGGATTCCTGGACGGTATTTTCGCTTTCGCTGCTGTGTTCCACGTCACTGTCAGCTGCATCGCTTGTGCTTTCAGCTGTAACGGAACTCATAATGCGGTCCTTGTCGATTTCAAGCGTTTCGACAGGACATTCCTTTTTGGGCTCAACGTCTTCGCTGTGCTGCTCCGCTTGCGCTTTTGCTGCATTGTCCGCTTCAATTTGAGCTTTAGTGCGGCGCTTTCTGCGCGGCTTTTCCACAGGCTTTTCGGCGGCGCCGGGCGCAGCTTGCACGTTCTCTTCTTCCATTACTGTTCCTTTCGGTTAAACCAGCACATGCGAGTAAGCACACGCACTCTTGCCTTTTTTCCTTGGCTTATTTTAACAGGGTAGTAAAAAGTAATAGCGCCAATGCGAACGGATTGAGCGTACGACTCCTCCACGCAGTCAAGTATATCGGAGTCCTCTACGTATGAAAGTATTTGATTTATCCTTGCGCTTCTTGGCACTGTTAAATTCATATGCTGCCGAATCCTTGTCCTTATACGACCTGGTTTTTCTCCAGTAAGAGCCCAGTTTACTGCTTCGCTTTCCATGATGGAGTCGTCGGTAAGCTTTACAAGAACGTCAGCAACTTTAGCAATTGCGTTGGAGGCTTGATATACGTTTCCTTTGCACGCTTTAACGTATGCTTGAACCCCTTGCTGCCGCTGGCTGTAGCTTGCCATGTAACCTCCTGTTTGCTTCACTTAATTGTACAGCATTTGCAGGAGTTAAACAAAAAGCCAAGCACCCGACATGATGGTCAAGCACTTGGCTTTAAAGTTAGTAAGCGTACAGCTTATTAGCGACGACGCACAGGGCGCTTGCGAAGCTTGGAAGCAGCACTTACGCGCTTCTTGCCCATGATGCGAGTGGAAGCCTCAAGCAGCTCCTCCTCGCCGTCGGGAGCAACAGTGTACTCCTCGTCAGCAACGGTAAACACAATCTCGTCAGTGTCGTCGTCAACGTCAACAGTGACGTCCTCGTCCGTAACCTCGGCGAGCAGCTGAGCAACGTCCTCAGTCTCGAACAGAAGCTCGGTAGCTTCAGGAGCAACCTCGGCCTCAGGAGCCTCAGGAGCCTCAGGAGCCTCGACGTCCTCGTCAGCCTTGACGGCCTTTAAGGGCTTGCGAGTAACGCAGGAAGCCTTCACGGACTTCTTGTTAGCCTTCTTTACAATGTGCATAGTAAAATCCTTTCGCTAGTCCAGAATAACTAGTCGGTTTGTTTTTGACTCCATCTCGGCTCTAATTGCTTCAAGCTGCGAGTTTGCTTCGCTTAGCAAAGTGTCCCCGTCAAGTGAAACGTTTGAGCCTTGAATGGTGTACTTCGAACGAGATCTGCCCAAAGCAAGCTTCATGTAAGCTTCCGACAGTCTAATTATAATGTCAGTCCATGATTTGTTTTTCACTTCGCTGACATCTTTGTAGTCAGGAACGTAGTCTATCGTAATCTGAGTGGGTCTTGGAGCTTTGCACGTTATGTACAAAACGTCGTTGTCCACGTCATGGCGCCAGTTTAAGTCCGTTGAAAGTGTGTTTGACGCTTGCGCCATTGCAAGCTGGTTTACGATAGGGTCCAAATTTGACGTTGTGCTGTTTATCATAGCTCCTGCGTTAACAGCAGCAGCAAGCTGAAAAACGTTGCCTCCGTCCACGTTGGACAGGTTAAGTCCAACTTTAGGGTAAGCGGAGTACACGCCTCTAACGCACGTTGTTACAATTCCTGCTTTTTCAAGCTGTATTCTTGTTGAAAACGGAACTGTTTTAAGCGCAGGAGTTCGCATGTACCGCTTTGCTTCACGGAAAGCAATAAGCACTGCTTGGCGAACGTCAAGTTCCTCCACGTTGCTGTTAGCAGGAATGCCCAGCATAAAGCTGACTTGCATAGCCATTTCGTCCATAGTCATATGCTGAGCACCTCCTTAAAAGTCCAAGCTTGCGTAAGCTTAGGCTTCCTTCCACTCAAACTTGAAGCCTTCGGCAGCAAGAGCGGTGTTAAGCTCGAGAACCATAGTCTTCATGCTAGGATCGAGAGTTTCCATCTCGAACGAGCCGTCCTTAGCAGCTTGCTTCATAGCAGCAACAAGGCCCGGGTGGCTAACTTGCATAGCAAGGAAGTCGTCAAGCTCGGAGCCGAAGCCATAGCCCTGAATGTTTGTGTCGTAGTAGGTTCCATCAAAAGCATCCATGTCGCAAGCCGCGGAAGTGGGCATGAACAGGGCGCAAATGGAAGCTACATCATGTTGCTCCTGCTTAGCGGGAGCTTTGTACGTAATAGCAATCTTGTAAGCCATTTGCCTATTCCTCCTCGAAGTACGTACAACTGTACAGCTGGATTCGCGAACTCCGATGACCAGGCGTAGCCCGCAATCACTTTAAAGCTAAGGTTCAGGTGACTGTATAGAAAAGCTGCTATATTTTAAGCGGACAGCCACATTTCGCTCCTGTGCTTGCATCTAACTCTAGTGTCGCACTGTATTTTTGCGCCCGCTTCAGCAGCTTTCCAGCAAAAGTAGTTGTCCTCGGACAGCGTTGCTCCGTCATCGTACTCAACGTATCTAAAGTACGGATACTCAAGCTTTTTAAACAGGGAAGTCTTAATGCAAGCGCATCCCATGCCGCCGCCCTTTACGTCTATTCGAGTGTCGCTGGGAATGTCGTTTAAGTTTAAGTTGTTGCTATCGTAAAAGTTGTAGCTTGTGTCCAGAAACACTTCCGTCTGACCGCATGACGTGTTTCTTCTAGGATATATGCCAACGCAAATGTCGCAGTCGTATTCAAGCAAGCAGTTAAGCGCGTTGCTTGGAAGTATAACGTCGGAGTCCACAAACATTAAGTAGTCAACTCCGTATTCAAGCGCTTCCTTTGCTGCCTTGTTTCTAGCCTGTGCGCACCCATACCCTTTTACAAAGTCAAACAAGGGTCTTCCGTGAACTGCGTTGTCCTCTTGGTCGTAAACGGACTTAAACGTTTCCGCTGCTACGCTTTCGTACGTGGGTATGCATATTAAAACAGACACAGCTTATTCCTTTCAAAAGTAAGAAGCACTGCTGCTTGTATTTTAGCAGCAGTGCTGTGCTTTTTAACATAATGAACTGTATGCAAGTTTACGCTACGTCAAAGCCCACTACGTACACGTTTACCGCTTTAACAATAGGGTTAGTAACGTTTTCAGCTGAATCGGTGTGAATGTCAACGTGAACGTTTCCAGTTGTTACCTTAACGTCATACGAGAACGGAAGCATAGTTAATCCTTCCTCGTCGGGCATTTGAAGCGTGGACCCTTCGAGCACAAGCTCGCTTTGCGTTACAGCAAGCGGCCCAATTACGCTAAACTCCTTAGCAGTGCCCTTGAAGTCATAGGCAGCGTCAATTCGCACGCTGCCTGCCATTACAGCAGTTTTTGCAAGGTCGATGTCAAAGCTAAAGTCCTTGGAAGCGTTTGTAGCGTCGAAGTTTGCGTCAGCCTTGGACACGTTCTCCTGCTTCTTTACCAGGAACTTGTTAGCGTCAGCGCCCGGAGCGCCTGCGTCGCCCTTGGGTCCTGTTTCGCCCTTAGGTCCAGTCTCACCCTTGGGACCTTGTTCTCCTTGTGGGCCTGCAACTCCTTGCTCGCCCTTAGGGCCCTGCTCACCCTTAGGACCCTGCTCACCGCGTGCGCCTGTTTCACCCATAGGACCGATCTCGCCTGCCACGCCTTGAATGCCCTGCTCGCCTTGGATGCCCTGGATGCCTTGAGCGCCTGTTTCGCCCTTAGGACCCTGAATGCCAGCTGCGCCGGACAGATCGCAAACAAAGGAGTACGCTTCCTTGCCCTTTACGTACATGCGGGCGTCGTCGGCGTCCTCAACGTTGCCAGTGTTAATAAGGACAAACTGCCCTTCCTTAACGTCCTGGTCGTTAAAGGACGCGTTCATTTCAGCTACTGACGCAAACATGCGCGCAATTGAAAACGCTTCGCCCTTTTCGCCCTTTTCGCCAGTAGGGCCCTGAGGGCCGACAGGGCCCACTTCGCCCTGTGCGCCCTGTACGCCCTGAGGACCCATGGGACCCATCGGACCCACAGGACCTTGCGGTCCGGTAGGAGCAGTTGCGTACTCCCACGTGCCCTTGCTGGACAGGAACTTTAAATCCTTCTTGTCCTCGGAAGTAGGAACTACTGCTTGAGCTCCGTTTTTTGAAAGCAGTGACCAAAAGCGGTTAATGCTTTTTTGAATCGTTGAAATTGCCATGCTTGTTTCTTTCATAGCTACGGTACATACGTTACTTGTCGTAAGTTACGATTAAGTGTCCTGCGCTGTTAATGGCCATGTTAGTAATTCCACGTCCAGATGCACCGGTTGCTCCTTGACCGCCTTGGGGGCCTCTAGGACCGGTCGGACCTTGAGGACCTGTTGGTCCTTGAGGTCCCGTCGGACCCGTAGCGCCTGTTTTGCCTTGTGGTCCTTGAGGTCCCGTCGGACCCGTAGCGCCTTGAGGTCCCTGCGGGCCTTGCGGACCTGTTTTTCCTTGCGGCCCTTGTGGTCCTTGCGGACCAGTAGGACCTGTAGCGCCCTTATTGCCATTAGCGCCGTTTGATCCGCTTCTTGCTACTGAGTAAAACGGACTTGAGCTTGTGCCATTTGTGTAGTTTACGACAAGTCGCGTCCAGAGGTACTGCCCAGCGCCGACAGCAGGTACAGAAGTGTTCCAGGTTGACGTAGGAGCTGTGGTAGCGCTTGTTCCGATCTGGTACGTTGTTGACACGGAGCTAATTCCGTTGCCGGTGGGTCCAGTGTTTCCTTGCTTGCCCTGAGGTCCCTGCGGTCCTGTTGGACCAGTAGCGCCTGCGTTTCCTTGCACGCCTTGCGGACCTTTCGGTCCTGTCGGACCTTGTGGACCCGCGGGTCCTGTATTTCCTTGAACGCCCTGCTCGCCTTGAGGGCCTGCCTTGCCCTGCGGACCCGTTGCGCCCTGCGGAAGGGAAATGTTAAGCACAGCAGCGTTTGCAGTGCCGGCGTTGGTAACAGTTGCAGCGTCTCCAGGGTTTCCAGTTGAAACGGTTCCGATTTTAACAGTTGCAGCTGTGCCAGCAGCGCCTTGAGGGCCTCGCTCGCCCGTTGCGCCTTTTTCGCCTGGGTTGCCCTTTGGGCCTTGGGCTCCTTCAGGAATAGTAAAGTTAAGCACAGCAGCGCTTGTCGTGCCCGCGTTAGTCACTGACGCCTGCGTGCCAGCAGCTCCTGTTGTAACTGTGCCCACTTTTACGCTTGCAGCTGCACCGGCAGCACCCGTTGCACCCTTTTCGCCTTGAGGACCCTTCGGACCGGTAGGGCCTACAGGACCCGTGTTGCCTTGCGGACCCTGTGCGCCCGTTTTGCCTTGAGCGCCAGTGTCTCCCTTGGGCACTCCGAAGTTTAAGACAGGATTGTACTTATCAGAGCTTGAATTCGTGACGGTTGCTTGCTTGCCCGCGTCCAGTGTGGTAACAGTTCCAACTGTAACATTTGTGGGCATGCCCACTTTCTGGGTAATGCTTCCAGCCAATTCGCTTGCACCTGCTTTCGTGTCTATTCAAACGCTCAATATGAGCGATTTTCTACTTAGATCAACGATATTGAAGGTGCAAGATGCGAGGCTACTTTAAGCTTATTATTAAAGCAAGAGCAGCTAAAGCGCACGCTAAAGCAGCGGCGCATATTGCAGTTTCAAATGAAACTTTTGGCGTGCGCTGCTTTTTGCAGTACGCTGAATTTTTAGCTAAGTTTATATTTAGATAATATGACTTGTCGTTTACATGCTTTGACAGCTTGTACTTTGTCATGCTTACAATATCTTGCTAGCTACAAAGTCGTTTAAAAGCATAAAGCACTGCACTGCTTTGTCGCGAGAGGTTTTGCACCACGACAAGTTAAGCTTGTTGCACAAGGAGTTAAACTCGTCCCAGTCAAACTTCGGGTTTCTAAGCGAGTTCTTGTCCTCGTGATATAAAGCTAGGAAGTAGTATCTAAGCGCAAGGCAAGCTTTGTACACTTCATCGCTTGTGTACTTTGCCGAAATTTCGGAAGGAGTTTCGCTTACGCTTGCGTTTTTGCCGCTAATGATTAGAGCAATTTGAGTGACCACGTCAATGTACGCTTTGCACGCTGACTTTCCGCTGCCCTCCTGCTCTATATTCCAGTACACGCAGGACGCAAGAAGCTGAACAAACTCAGTGTAGTTGCAGTTTAAAGCGGAGTAGCAAATGTTTTCATCCCATGCGCCAGGCCAGTACACTCTGTGAGCAAGATTTAAAAGCCAGTTGCTAAAAGCGCTTGCGTCCCCTTTAAAGAAGCTTGCAAGAGCGGAAGCAGCGCAGCAGCCCAAAGCAGGATCGTCGTACAGGATTTCGGTTTGCCAGTCCTCCTGCACAGTTATAGCTTTCTTCTGCTCGCTTTCAGCGCTTGCAAGTTCGGCTTTTCGCTTGTACTCCCACGGAAACACAACCCACTCTCCACGCTTTTGGAACATCCAAATATCAGGCTCAAAGGAGGACGTTTCCTCGCTGTAAAACATGGAAGCAATAAAGTAGCCCTCGCTGTGCTTCTTTTGCAGGGCTGCTCCGGAATCGACAATGTCGTCAACGATTAAGCAGTTCTTGCAAGGAGCCATAAGCATGGGAATGCCCAGAGCGTGGCTAACCATAACTGCAAGAGTTAGTCCGCCTCTGGGCATTCCGTACACGCCCGTAAAGCTTTTTCCTATAACGTCAATGCGCTCGCACGTGTACTCAATAAACTCGTCAACTTGCTTCCACTTTACATTTAACACTGCTGTACGCTCCTCATTATTGCAAAATTACTTGTTTTGCACGTTAAGGAACAGTATACAGCAATTTACTTACCCGGTTTAAGGTACAAGTACATCCCATAGGTTGAATTTGTGTCAATGCCCATAGCGCTTGCGCTTGTCACGTTCATCATTATTTCCGTTTTGGAACTCATGGAAAGCTCAACGCGTGCTAAGTTAAGCATAGTGGACGACGCGTTTGTAATCATTCCAAAGTTAACAAAGCAGTCAGCTAGCAGATTAACATTAAGTATGTCGTTTACATAAATATGCTGACATTGCGAAATGGTAAACACTTGTCGCTTTGTAGGTGTACTCGAATTGCCTATTGTTTCGAATATAATAGCTTCCGGAATAAATGTCCAATCTTTAATGTACGTACTCACAAGATTGTATGTCCAACTGCTTATGGATATGTTTGAAAATCCTGCAAACGTCTTGTTAGCGTCAAGCGCTGCTGTAGATGTTTTCACGTTGCTGCATAGCTTAATAATTTTAGGAGTGTTGTGAGTAATGAACGACATGTTAACAGCGTCTAAAGGGTCTGAAGGTGTGTCAACGAAGGATATACGCCTTCGTCGCGTGTCGCTGCCTACACTTACTTGGTTTTTGTCAATTACTTCGGACCCTGCCCCTAAAGCAACGGAGTTTTCAAAACTGCACTTAGCGTTGCTTCCTATTGCAACTGCGTAATTCGAAGTAGTTTTAGCGCTGTTTCCTAGTGAAACGCTGTCAGTAGCATCTGCAGCTGCGCCGTATCCTATAGATATACTTGATACGTTAGTTACGTGGGCCGTGTTGCCTATAGCTATTGAATCCTGTGCAGTATCTGCACAGGCTGCCTGGGTTCCTATTGCGATGTTGTCGCCGGATACGTATTGTAAATTTTGAGCAGTTGTCTCAGCTCCTAGGCCTATTGCAATGTCCTGCTTACTTGCAGCGTTAGCGCCGTCTCCAATGGCTAAAGCAAGTTCAGCAGCTTGTGCATCTGCATGATCAGCCGTTAGCGGTGACATAATATCTAAAAGGCAGACAAGCTCATAGTCGTTAATTGCTAAAGGTGCGCTACCTATCCTATTAAACGGCTTGTTTTGAATATCGTTCCAGTTTGTAGTACCTGCGGGCCCAGTTTTACCTGTAGGTCCTGTATCGCCCTTAGGACCTTGAATTCCTTGTGGACCTTGAGGTCCTATTACGTTTCCCAAGTCAACAGTTGTAGCCATACTGCACAGCCTTTCATATACACATACTTCGTAAGCTAAAAGCTGCGCAAGCTTGTACATGGCATGAGTTCAATTTGAAATCTTACGCAGCTTGAAGCTCAAAAATAATATAGAAGTAGTTATACGAAAATGTGCTGAGCTATTTATATTTTGAGACAAAAAAATGACACGCTGTGCGCATGTCATTTTGCTTGGTTTATTTTATTTGTAAGCTACTGCACTTGCTGTTGCTTGCATATGCAAAAGCTAACGCTTGCCAACACAATATGCAATAACTGCATTATGCTATTTTGTAAAACGTTACGCTGGAAGTGCCTTGAGCTCTTGTTACTTTAGCAGTGTTATCATCAGTTATAAATAAGTCACACGGATAAAAGCTAACAGCATCTGGTAACATTGCTATACCATACGTTATACTGGTTACGCTTTTGTGCTCACTAAAGCTGTTAACTTCATTAGCAAGTTTAACAATAATTTGTTCTCTTCCAGATACATTTGTTTGAACTGCATACATACCTGAAGGCAACGTTACGGAGTTGTTGCTGGAGTTAACAACGTATTTAGTAATGTAGCTGTCTCCTTGTGGTCCCTGTGGACCTTGTGGTCCCTGTGGACCTTGTGGACCTTGTGGACCCTGAGCGCCCGTTACTTTTCCTAAATCAACCGTTGTTGCCACAAAAACCACCTTGTCCTATGTTGCTGTTGCAGTAAGCAGCTGCTAACTTGCCGAAACAGCGTACATGGCTACAGCTGTGGAATGTTGAATTTGAAATGTAATCAGCAAGTTAGCAGCTTAAAAACAATATAGGACAAGGTATACAAATTAGTTAGGCTGCAACTTGCAAATTTTTACAACAATGCTGTTTGGATATTGTGGGTTCGAAATATCCGCTTACATGGATTTTAGTTTATTCCGTTTGCAAGCTTTGCTTTTTTATCCCCAGTAAGCTTGCGGTACTTAAACTTGTTTCTAATGTACTCCCAGAAGTAGTGTCCTTTGCTGGGCGCGGACAGGAATCTTCTCCAAAACTTTAAGGGCACTGCAAAGTACTCATAAGCGTCGCCAGGTCCTCCGTTTTTAGCTTTAAACTGAACGTACAAGTTTCCAATGTTTTCTCCAAGCTGTATGTCGTAGCCGTAGGCCCACACGTTGGAGCTTCTAACTCTAACCAGATTGTCAGTCATTTTCCTGGAGGACTTGCGGTCGGACTTTGCAAGCACGTACGTACTTGCTGAAACAACTTGAAACTTGCTGCCGTCGAACTTAACGTACTCGGTTTTAGCGTTTTCATGCTGTAGGCGCAGTATTCCCTGAGTTAAGTTAGCAAACGAAGGAAAGCAGGAAACGCTACAGGAGTTTGTTGCACAGCTAACAAGCATGTACTTGCTGCTTGTTTTCCTAACATATGAGTTGCAACCAGGCAAGCTGCACGAAAAGACGTCATTGCTGTTGTCAGCAAAGTATCCAAGCTGCTTCAATGACTCAACTTGATATGTATTCATACAGCTGCACTCGTTTCCTGCGTTATTGTTTTACATTCTACCTATAGAAGGTACTTTCCAGCAGCTACGCAAGAGGATACAAGCATCCGTACATTATGAGCTTTAGCTTTACGTAGTTTGTACCAGATTCAAGGAATGACACACCTGCTCGAGTTGCTATATTTTCACAATGATACGTAACGGTTATTTTGCTATTTGATATATACACGTCCACGGGAACTGTTTTTACTCCGGTGAAAGACGTTATAGAAGTTGAAAAGTACTCTTTAACGCTTGCAACACTGTAAAATGAAAATGAGCAGCCGGCAGATAAAGTAGTGCCGTACATACCTCCTGATGAAACACACGAATACTTTGAGTTATCCAAGTATGACATTTGCATGCCTATGCAGTATAGATTTTTTGAAGCAATAGCGTTCCATTGCGTATTTGAAAGGGAAATTGTTTTTTCAAACTTAGCTACTTCGTCCACGTTTGTTGTTTTACCCTGCAAGTTAACTTCCAAGCTGTACAATCCATGAGGTACAACTTCGCCGTTGCTTTTGCAGTGTATGCCTGTGCTTGCTAAATTTGAAGTGCACAGCACGCTTCCTATTTTACTTGCTGTTGCAATAACATTTGGTCCTGTGTCACCTTTTACGCCTTGAATTCCTTGTGTACCTTGAGGTCCTGTAGCACCCTTAACGCCTTGAGGTCCTTGTGGTCCTTGCGGACCTGTGTCGCCTTTTGGACCTTGCAGCCCTTGCTGTCCTTGTGGGCCTTGAGGTCCTACAACTTTTCCTAAGTCAACAGTAGTTGCAGCCATATAAACACCCTTCTAGCTTTTGCAGTACGAAAAATAATATAGAAAGATGTTTACAGTTTCCGGTAAACTATTTAAGCGTAGGCAAGTTTTTATAGTTAGGCATTTTCAACGTGCTTGGAACATAGCTAGGATGCTGTGCGCATACTTTGCTATCAAATTGGCCTTCAAAGTATGCCTCTGTCATGGACTGGCACTCCTTATCCCTGTACTGCCATTTAATGCCGTCGAATAAATGCATTTCGTAATTCCATTCATAACAGCACATTTGATAATTTGTGTACTTTGGAAGCTGTGCGGAACGGCTGCTTAAAAAGTGACATAGCAGCTTTTTGTCCTGCGAGTTTATTTTCCACAGACCTTTACCGTCATCGTTTGTATGCAAAACGTATTCGCACTCGTCCAATTGTATGCGAATAAATTCCGAACAGTTTTTATAACCGCTGTTATTGCAGTATTTAAAATATACAGTACCCTCTCGGTTGTCATCAGGATTAACATATACGCTAAAAGCATGCTTTCCTTTAGGCTTTCCTGTTCCGATAAAAGCCATGCACTCTATGTATTCTTTTCCTTCCGTGCTTTGCGTTCCAACAATTAAGCGTTTCATGTTGCACTTCCTTTCTACGTATATTTATTATATAACAACTCTTATATAAAACAAAAGCAGCACCTATCAAATAGGTGCTGCTGCGTTCAATTCGTTATGCTATATTGTGTAAATAGCTATGAAGTTGTAACTCTTAACCATTTAATAGTTACTGTTTTTATTTGAAAACTTGTACCTTCAACTGCTTTTGTATAATATGCGTTAAGCGTACTTGTTGTATCGTCTAAAGTTATTCGACATGCAAAAGTATCTGTGGCAGCAATCGTTTTCCATATTGGACCGATACGTGTTTCGAATGTAGGCGTGCACTCATATGTTAGTGGCACTGGGTTACCCGTACTTCCTATACCTGATATACTTACATCTGCTTGTACACTTATCACTTTTCCGGTACCTAACCCAAGTGCGCTTAAGTTTAAAGAGGTGTTAGATGTATTTATTTGTTTGTTAAGCGTATACGTAGTGCCGGTAAACCCTGTAGGGCCTGTAGGACCTTGCGGTCCTCGAGGACCAGTAGGGCCTTGTGAACCTGTGTTTCCCTTAGGGCCCTGAGGTCCAGTCGGTCCTGTTTTTCCAACAGGTCCCTGCGGTCCTGTTGGACCAGTAGCGCCTGCGTTTCCTTGCACGCCTTGCGGACCTTTCGGTCCTGTCGGACCTTGTGGACCGGTCGGGCCAATAGGACCCTGTGCGCCTTGAGGTCCTTGCGCACCTACTACTTTGCCTAAATCAACAGTCGTAGCCATGTACTGCTTCCTAACGCTAATAAGTTCAAATTCAACATTAAAACATAAGGTGAATTTGAAGCAAGCTTGCTGCTACACGACAATACAGCAGACGCATAAGCCCTTAATGTACGTTATGTTTGCTGATTCTATTTTCCATTGCAGCACGTCACTATCCAGCTCCGACAGCGTTTCGAACGGAGTTTTAACAACGTTCTCGTATTCTCTGTTTACGTGAAGCACAATGCTGTACTGATACAAGCAGCTTCTTCCGTACTTGCTGCGAAGCGTTTCGTTAAGGCTTGTAAACGCTTCCTGTACAGTAACTTTATACTGATTGTCAGCAAGCTGCGCAGTGTAGCATTTCACGTTGTTAACGTCCTTCAAATCACTGCTGCTTAAATCAACTCTCTTTGACAATTCTCTGCGCATGTACATGTTCGCTTCAGGACAAGGGTAAAAGTTAAACAGCATGTGTTACCTCAAATAAATTTTGTACAGATGGTACGTAGGGTATTCGTACAGCGTTCCGTATTCGCATATCTCGTTTCGTATGTCGTAGGCAACAAGCATAGGAGAATAAGGAGGTTGAACTAAAAACTTATTCGAGTCCGCTTTCTTGCAAAATAGCGTGCTGTTTTGTACGTTTTCAATCCAAAATCCTGCGTTGTTGCAAGTAACGCCGTACAAGTCGTTGCCGTACACGGCTTTTACATCAGCTTCCACTCCTTTTGAGTACTCAGCCATGTCATGAAGTGCTTCCTGTAGCGTAAAGCAGTCAAATTTTACGCAGTACACTTTGTCGTTATAGTACTGTATGTCCTCTAATTGCAATTCCATCATTTTGCTTCCTTGCTGCCGTACTTAGCAAGCCTAGCCTTGTTTGCTTTTTCCGGCTTCCTGTGCTGCACTGACTCCAAGCATTCCTCTGATCCACAGCAGCACGGAACGGGCTTGCTTGTGCACCTGTATTGAAACACTTTGTGACATTCGCTGCAAACTGCAATTTTCATCTTGTAGCAGTATTTTTGCACAGCGCTTGTAGTGTCAAACGTGCTTCCGCACCTTGCGCAAGTTCGAGTGTACAGCTTTGTGGGCTTGGTGTACTTGCGCTTTGGCTTGATTTTTTTACTTTCAGCATCGTTGCATTCGCTTTCCTTGCTTGCAGCTTCATCATCGCTGCTGGGCTTGCAAGCGTTTTCGTTATATGTAACTGCAAAGCCAGCAAAGCGATGCAGGTTTTGCAAGTATTTAGCTGTTGCGGACATGCACTTGCTTGTTTCAACGTCGCTGTTTGTGTGCAAGTACACGTAGTAGCTGCTTCGCTGAGCATCGTGAGGAAACTTGCACAGCATAGCGTCAAATGCGCTTACGTGATAGCAGCAGTTTTGGCACTGTCCGTTGCACTTGTGTCCATCCTTCGCAATGCATTCGTTGCAAGCGTATGAAGCAATGTTGCAGCTTAACTTCTCAACTGCAATGCACCCTTGCTGCACCTTTGCAGTTGAATGCAGCGACACTGCTTTTGCAATGTCGGAGTACAGATTTCCGATGCTCATAGTTAACTCAGTCTCCTATGTAACGCGTGCAAGCAATTTCGCACTAGTTGCTGTTTTATAAAACAGTATAACACTAATTATTTAATTTATAATACAGTGTTTATTCCTAGTTCTCTTTAGTGATGTGCTTTGGCAAGGATTGAATTACGTCAAGGTTTCCTTCAGCTAAGCTGCCCAGCATTCTTGCAACAAACGCGCAAAGCTGTAAAGCTGTTTCCTTTGTTATTCCTGCAACGTCAAACCACCTAGCAACTGTGTACGTATACTGTCCGTCTTTGTACTTAACAGTTTTAGCATCGGGTTTCGTAATGCCCTTGTTTGCTTTGTGCGTTGCTATTCGCAAAACTATTGTTACGATAACAGTTACGTCGTCCTCCTGCATTTTTGGTAATTCAAATCGTATATACCTTGCGTCAGTTGATCTTTTTGATCCAGGTTGTTGAGTTGTAATAAGCTTAAAGCCGTACGCAAGCACGTTTTCCTTTATATCCTCGTATATGCCGTCAATAAGCGATTCAGGAGTAACGTTGTAGTTCGTACTTGAAGCTGCAACGCTTTCCTGCACGTACTCCCAATACAGCGTAATAGGAACTGTATACTCCAAAATATGCTTTTGCTTTACATAGCGCTTCATGTTAGCCTTCCTTCGGTTAAACTTAATAATTAGTATAACACTAGCTATTTAATTTATAGTGCTTTTTGTACTGATAAACGCACTCTCGAGCAATAGCTTTAATGTTAGCTTGCGCTTGCCTGTAGCAGTCCCACTTTTCACACTTAGCTATATCAGTCTCAAACGCGTCCGCAACGTAAATTTCGTACTCGCGCCTGGACCACTCCTGCCACATAATAATTTTTTCGATCTCGTAAACAAGCGCTGTAAATCCTGTTGACTTGTCGTAGCTTTCCTGAAGTTTTGGCTTGTAGTTTTCCTGCTGCTTTACGTATGCCTTTACTTCCTTTTCAACTGCTTCGTTAACTAGCCTGTTTCTAAACAAGTTAAACATTTCAACTTTTTGCGTAACTGCATTAAAGTTAAGCACGTAGAATTCGAACTGCATAATAAATACCTACTCTCCTTTAATGCGAATGTTGCCGTTATCGTCCGTATAAGCTTTTATGTGCTTAGCAATTTTAGCCATGCACTGCAAATTGCCGCTGTTTAAAGGTTTATAAATGTTATTAACAATATATGCAATGAACTCACCATAGTCCTGTTCAATATCTATTCCGCCAATGTTAAAATCACGAAGGAACATGCCTCCGTTATCAGGTGTTGCAGCAAATTTATGCTTTTGTTCATGTACAGCATACCTAAATCTAAACGTTACTGTATCGTTGTTCGCAAGTTTAAACGTAACGTACCATGCTTCCGAACGCTTGCTTTGATAGGTATTGCTTTCGTCCAATTTAAGATTGCTAAAGCGATACATGTTATCAACAACATCGCCTACAATGACATCCATTTGATTTAAAATATCATCAGTAAGCGTGTACTTCGATCCTCGCTTTTTTGTTTCAATAATATATCCTGCTGCTACAATTGTTTGCTCCTTAAACTCGAAGGTAGCAACAATGTCAATGACGTAATGCTGCGAACTGTCGTTTGCTTTAACATATCGTTTCATGGTAGCTCCTTATAAACTATACTTACAACTAATTAAATTATATAGTAGTTATTATTTAATAACAACAACGTATTCCTTTGCCTTGGAAAAATGAGAGCTGTTGTGAAGCGTTTCAGTTACGTACTGCTTGTACTTTTCCGTGCTGTCCACAACAAACACGTAGGCTTTGCATGAAAATCTCTGCGTGCACTCGTCAATCCACTCGTCGCAGCTCTTAAACACCGTTTCGCTTCCGTACGTTTCCTTGCTGCTGTAGGGCGGACACGTAAGCAGGCATTTATGTGCTCCGCTGCTTTGCAGCACGTCCTTGCAGGACACGCTACAGCAGCTTTGTAGAGACAGAAACTCAACAATGCTGCTGCTTTCCTGTACATGAGCGCTGCTTATGTCCTGTCCGCAATACTGCTTTCCTGTGGACGCTACGCCCAGCAGCCTTCCGGAAAAGCCGGAAAACGGGTCAAATACTTCCTTGTACTCGGACAAGTACTTCAACGTCAAGTACCTAGCAAGCACAGGATTAAACAGCGACACAGTGGGCGCAATCTTGCTAATGTTAAATCCTTGCAGCACTTTGTTCGGGTCAACAGTGTTTTGATATATAAGCCTGTTAGCAATTACTTTCTTTAGCTTTGCGTCATCATGCCAAGCTTCCTTTGTGCTTATGCTGCTTCCAACTCTAGCATCGTATATGCTCGGATGAAAGTTTTTAACAATGGACATGCCAAGCTTGCACTGAGGTACGTACTTGCTGGTTTCATAGCTGCACAGCATATCCCAATCATGCAGCATGCGTTCATCCGAGTACTTCGGATACGGAAAGTCAATTGAACGGCACCACTTAAACAGCTCCGTGTCGTAGCTAAACACGTCCGCGTCAATGGACTTAATAACGTCGTACACGTGCTTTATTGCTTTTTCCTCCTGACCCTCAACAGCTAAAATAAATATATGATCCTCAGGCACAAGGTACATGCGAACTTCGTCATAGTCGTCTCGCACTTGCTTTCCGTCAGGATCTGATATGTACGAATGATAGTAAACGCCGTCCGCATCCAAAAGTATTTTGTACTTGGGAATGTAAAAGTCAAATGCGTGAGTATGTTCTCCTTTTGAAACAACAAACTGCGTTACATAGTCGATGCCGTACTGATCAAGCAAGTTTGCTACTCTAATTTCAAGTTTTGACGTTCTGGCGTTAGCTACTTGCTTGCGCCTAATTTCGGGTACTTTTGAAGGATGTTCAGCGCCATAGCGCTCTAGCATAGTCCTGCGAGATTTTGCTTGTACTTGCTTGCTTTGTAAGGGCCAGTCAGTTCCTAATTTTTTGTTGTTTGTTTCAACTACTTTTTGCTTAACTTCGTAGCTTTGAAGCGGATGTTGAACTCCGAAGTGATCATTTGTTGTATTGTTTGCCTTGTTCTGTAGCTCTTCATTCTGTAAAGGATGTTCAACACCGTACTTATTTAGCATAGTGTTCTTTGCTTTTTGCTTTACAGCATCGCTTTGCATAGGATAATCAACACCAAGTTTAGCGTTGTTAGTCTTAACTACCTTGCGTTTTACATTATCGCTTTGCGTATAGTGCTCAACACCGTATTTGCTTAAACTTGTTTGCTTTACCTTTTCGCTGTACTCCGCAGTGTTGCGGTACCAATCGCCGTAGCGTTCAATCATTGTATTTTTGGATTTAACTTTAACTGAAGTTGCCTGGCTTGCATGCTTAACGCCGTATCTTTTTAAACAAGTTTGCTGCTGCTTTTTCTTAACATCCGCATTTTGCATAGCATATTTGCAGCCATACTTTTCTATGTTTGTTTTAGCCGCTTTTTGCTTAAATTCATCTGACTGAAAAACAGTCTCAGCATTGTATCGTTGCAAGCACGTTTGCTTTGATTTCTGTTTACTTGAGTCCAACTTAGCTACGTTGTCAACTCCATACTTTTCAAGTATGGATTGCTTAACTTTATCTTTGCACGACTGCGTTTTAGCTGCGTTGTCAACTCCGTATTTTTGCAAACACGTGCTTTTAGCTTTATCTGATATGGACTTTTTTCTGTCTGAACTCCAACTGCTCTTTGTTTGCTTCATTTTATCGGAGTTGTTGTAGTTGCTATCGCCATATCGGTTAAGCTTAGTTTGCTTACATTTTGCTGCTCTTTGCTTTCTCTGTTCTGCTGTTTGCTTGGAGTTGCCCCATTTCATTGAACAGCTTCTTGAGCAGCAAACACCGTTATCCTTGTTTTCGTAATAATAGTATATTCGCCTGTCCACTTGAAATAGCTTACCGCATACTGGACACGTTGCATAATGTGGTCCAGGACAGAATTTGGATCTGCCGTTCTTTGCTTCAAACTGCTTGCCGCATATAACGCACGTCTTAATCATATACAAGCCTTTCAACTACAATGTATTTAACATTATAACGCTATAGCTGCTTGTATTACGTTAAGTTATTAAGTTTTTGCAATTTGACAAAATAAAAGAGGACGCTGCGTAAACGCAACGCCCTCCTTAAAGTTCCAGCAGTTGGTCAGGCTGTTTGAAACTATATCAGTTGTAAATTAGAACGTTCCCAGGATGTGTCCGGAAATGATAGTGCCCGGGTTGACAACCTTGATGTCGTACATAGTGCAGAAGCCCTGCTGAGTGGACATGTCGCCCAGGGTCAGCGGATCAGTAGCAGTAAGCGGCATGTAGCTACCGTACAGAATGCCGTTGCGGCGCAGGTCCTGAGACTTAGCCGTCATAACCCACAGGTTCGGATCGTAGTTCGGGTTGCAGTAAACGTCGAACTGATCCAGCTTGCCTGCGCGATACGGACCCACAGCGTCGTCGTGGTTCTCGGCCTGGAAGCCGTTTACCATGCTGAGGTAGGACGCAACAGTGGTGCCAACGACCAGCTTGTTCGGCTGAGCAAGTCGAGTCTCCTGGTAGCAAGCATTTGCGGCCTGGTTCAGCTTCAGCTTGAACATGTTCAGGTAGTCTGACGGAACAACGGAGCCGCTCAGAACGGGCGAAGCGTCCCAGTCAAACTGCGGCTTGTGAGAAGCAGCGCGTGCGATAACGTCGAATGCCTGAGTGTTTATCTCAGCGGTAAGCTCGGCAAATGCAGCTTCCTTGCTCAGGTCAGCAATGTTAGCGCCGTACTCCTGGTTAGCTGCAAACGCGCTGTAAATGCTCCAATAGCTTGCAAGCTCGTGAGCCTTAGCAACAAGATTGATTTCATCGAGCTGAAGGTCAACTTTGCCAAACTTAGCGCCGTACTGACCGGAAGCATCCGGACCAACGGTCTCGTTGTCGTACTGATACGTAGCAACAAGGTCGCCGTCAAGGCCCTCAACGATGCCAGTAGCGTAGTCGACGGTAGCGCCATCCTTCGGGTTGCCGGAAGCGTCAACGAAGTTGCCGTTGCCGTCGTCAACAAAGCGCTCGGCGCCGGCAGTTACGGTAACGCTGTACGGAAGGACAGGAACGAACTGAAGTGTGCTGCCCTCAACGGCTTCGTCACGAACAACGCGGCCGGTGAAGTCAGGATCAACGCCGTTGCGGTTGACGAACGGAGAGCTAAGCAGAGTGCCCTTAGCAGTGCGGCCCTTAGCGTTCTCAGTCTTAACCTTGAAGTAAGGAACGAGCTGCTGACGGGAGTTCATTGCAATGGTGCCGGCGACTTCGGGTACAAGCAGGTTCTGCGTAAACAGCGGAAGGAGCTCAATGAAGTCCGGACGTGCTGCAATGTTGCTAGTGTTAGTAGCAGCCATGACGTTGCTAGCGTGACGCATGTTGCTCATGATCTGACGAGTGAAAGCTCGCTTCTCAGGAGACATGGCGTTCATGGCTTTGGTGGCAGCAGTGATGCCCTGAGGTGCGCGTGCGCTGCGAAGGCGAGCGTTAGCAGTAACGTTAGTGCCTGCGCTGATAGTGCGCTTGCGCGGAGATGAAGTAATGCGCATTTGCGTATCCTTTCAATTGCATAAACAAGCTATGCGCTTTTAACGCATTGCTTTAAAGTGAAACTAAGTTGTCAAGGCTGTTCGACGTACCGGAGTAGATTTCGCCCTCATTTTCTGTTTCGCAGTCATCAGCATAGCTATCGCTGGGCGAACATGATGCTGCTTTTCCATATATGAACGATCTAAGCTCGTCCACAGTAGTGGAAGCAGTAACCGGAATATCGGGTACAGCGACTCCAGCAGCATATGCGCAGTTGTCGGCATAAGCTTTTTGGTAGTCAAAGATAATGCTCTCGCTAGCGCTTACCTTGCTTGAAAGCTCATCGATCTCCGCTTCAAGGTTTGAAACGCGCTTTTTCAGGTTCGTGTTTGCCGCAACGGTTTTGCTGACCTTGTCCTGTAAAGCTCGTATCGACTCTTCTTTGTCGGCAAGAAGCTTTTGATTTGCTTCTATCTTCCTATTAGATACTAGGTTAGCGCTTGTTATAGCTTTTTGAGCACTTTCCGCGTCGGTTTTGCTTTGCTGCTTTAGTCGGTTTGATGCTAAAACAAGCTTTGTGTTGTCGGACTTTAGCTTGGAGATGATGTCCTGTGCTTCCTTTAGCTTAGCGCTTGCTTGAACGGCTCTAGCTTTAAGCTTTTTGTTTTCGCGCTCAAGTTCGCTTATTCTGCTTTTTGCTGCTGCGTTTTGGCTGTCAACAATGCTTTTCATTCGAGAGTTTTTAACTTGTTGAGAGCAAAGCACGTTTTGGTTTCTGTCCTCAAGGCGCTGTATTTGCCTTGTAAGGTCAGCGCATCTTTGCACCTTTTCGGCATACAGCTGCGTTAAGGATTTTACTTTTTGCTTTAACACGGAAACGTCAAAGCAGTCAATTTCAGTGTCGCTGTCGTCCTCAACAATATCGGACTCCTGCTGCAACTCAGTAGCTCTGTCAGCAAGCATGCTGTACTCGTCGGAATGCGCGTTAAACTGATCCTGCATTACCTCAATTGCTTCGCATGACGTAACGTCCTGCAGGTTTGTTTTAACAGCTGCACATACCTGCTTGTACTTGCTTTGCTTGTCCGCGTCGGTTGATGCAGCAATAGCTTGAAACTCCGGAACGCAGTCGTTGTACGCAGGGAACGTAACTAAGTCAAAGCCTCTGAACACAAAGGTATCAGGGTCAACAGTGCCGTCCACTGCTACGTCGCCCGCGCCGCGGATGGAGATGCCAAACTTTACGCCCGCGTCAGTGAATGCCTTTACAATGCGGCCAACAGGAGTGTCAATAAGGTCGAACGTTCCTGTAACGTCCCCGTTGTCCTCAATTTGCATATCGCGCATAACGACGCATGCGTTTTTAAAGTTCATGTCGTTAGGATCCTCAGGATGTCCGAGGAATCCAATGTAGTATCCGTTTTTAATAGCTGTTTTGTAGTCCTCAGACTGCATTAAGCTTTCAAACAGCTCCTGGCTTAAAAACATGCCGTTGTTGTTTACTTCGCTGTAGTCGCAGCACTTTCCGGTAAACGTACCCAGCACGTTGTTTTTGCTTGACATACTGTGTATCCTCTATTCCTAGCTCAGTAAGCTTTTTACAGCTTTTCCGTTTAATCTAGCAAGTCCGCCAATAGCAAGAGTTTTTGCAATTTCAGCTAAAATGCCAGCTTCGACGTTAACGTCCTCAAAGTTAGCATCGCTGTTTTCCTCAACAATGTCGGAGTACGCGTCCATGTTCAGATCGGCTACCTGCTCAGCTGCTTGCTGCTCAACGTCAACGTCCTTTGCGCTGTCCGTTTTTACAATGTAAGCGGAGTCGCCAATTTCAACTTGCACGTCTCCATCAGCTGTTTCAGTTACGCTAACAACTTTGTCCTTTAGCTCATCTATCTGAATGAGGAAGTCAAGCAAAGCCGAGGGCGTAAAGAGTATGGGCGAATAATCCATGATATCATATCCTTACTGAACTACGTTCCATCTTAGCACGTTGTTGTGCGGAGCGCTGTCGTTGGGACCTTCCCAACTGGGCCACTTTTGAGCAGTTCCGTACCCGTTAACGTCGTACTGTATCCATTTTAACTTTTCCTTTATTAAATCAGTGTCAAACTGGTTAATAGCTCCTATTTGTATTTTCCAAATAACCTGAACAACTTGATTTCTGTTTACTTTAATAACTTCGCGTTTAAGTCGCTCCCGGTTTGTGGGTTCGGACATATCCCAGTTGTCCGTGTCGGGCGGAGCAATCCTGTAAGCTGCAAGCAGTCCGTTCGATCCTCCTTCAACCCAGTCGGGTCTTGACCACAGTCCTGCTTCCGTAATAAACACGTAGTTCTTTCCGGGCTCCCTAAACTGCGCAAGCGCTCCTGTGGAAACCATGGCGCTAAACACAACGTCAACTGTTTCAGGAAGTTCCGCTTTTGCTTCCGGTACAATTTCCCTGTATGAAACTTTTACGCGAGGAAACTTTGCGCTTATTAGCTCGCAGTTAATTGTTTTCGAAGCATCCGGTCTGTTCGCGTACATAGGACCCAGTCCGAAGTACTCTCTTGCGTTGTTGGAGTACTTGTCGTATCCGTCCGCTCCGTAGGAGGGTACCGTTTTCATGTAGTCAACGAAGTTTTGCTCCTCCGTTTGACCCTTGTACACGCCAATTCCAGCAGGAAGCCCCTGCTCATCCTGCTCCTGGTTAAGAAGTCCCATAGTTCCAAGGGATATGTACTGTGGTATGTAGCTTCTTAACAAGTCCCAGCTTTGATTAAACAAGCCGTCGCCCGTTAAGTAGTGAGCAATGCCCAGCATCATTGAGTTAGTTGCAGCGTTGTGACCCTCATGTGCTTCAACACATTCGCCCGTTGCTTTGTCAAGCACTCTTATTTGAACGTTGTGCTCCAGACGCATTTCCTTTGAAAGCTTTAGCACGTCCGGGCTTACTATTTTGCCTAGTTTCATAGCTACGGTATCTCCCAGAATTCCGATTCCTCGTCATGATTGTGCATAGTGGTAAGCCTGTACGAGTTTACGTCCGATATATACAGAAGATAGTCTCTTGGAGCAAATTCAAACTGCGCAGCTCCATTGTACGGATTGTACGGAACGCTGTGATGTTTAAGCTTATCGGGTGCGTCAAACGGAACAGGATGCTGCTCGTGTATTCTTATTAAGTCAGGATTGCTGTATCCGTCGTTGTACTTGTCAATATCCGAAGCTTCGTTTACGCGCATAGCGCAATTTCCGGGAAGCTTAGGAAATTCCACTTCATTTGCTTTAAGCAAAAGACAACCTCCCCTCATAGATAGTTACACTAAGAAGGAAGGTTGTTTATTAAATACTGCGCTATTTACCGTTTTGCTTAGCTGTCAAGATTTTCCCGCTTTACAACTTTGGCTCCGTCCTTGTCGCTTGACTTTCTAATGTACTTGTCGTTGTGATTCGGCACTAGCGTAATAGCGTCTCCAAGCACGCGCATAGTCGGATTAACCTTGGGCTTTGATGTTGTTGCGCCCTTAACCTTGTCGTTAACTTGAAGCTCGCTTGTAATAAACTGATCGGAATTCCTGTCGTATCTTAAGTTGTACCACTTAGGGTTGTTTGCGTTATCGAGGAACTTGTCAGATGCATTTACTTTGTCCTGAGATTCCTGCGTGTCGTCCTGCGGCTGGTATCCAAGATCAAATATGGGCTTTAGCAAGGACTTTATCATATGCTCGTTGTTTGACAGCTGCAAGCTGCTCATAGCTCTAAGTCCTGGGTTAATGTTCGCTTGCTGTGCGTCGCTGTTGGACTTCCAAGCATCGCGCCTGGTATGACTAGCGTTTACTGACCTTTCGGGCTCGTTTTCCATCTTTTGCATGCGAGCGTAATCCTCGCGGCTGTAGTGGCCTACTCTTGTAGGCCCTAAGGACACTCCAAGCTCGTTTGTGTTTGTAAGTCGTGCGTCCACAGCAATTTGAGCTTTTGCGTCAAATCGAACTCCTGCGTGTCCAAACATGTACATACCCAAAGGACGAACGTACTCTATGCACGCGTCAATAGGCTTTTCCGTGGAAAAGTACACAACGTCAAAGTACCCTTTGTCAACGTAAGGAGTTACGTACACGGAGTTAACGGGAACGGACGTGTCCTCGAGCCTGTTGTACAGTATGTCGTTTTCAAGACCGTACTGTATTAAGTTAAACTGAGCTAAGTTAACTTCAGCAGCAAGAGTAACGCCGTCCTTGCTTCCTTTAAGACGTATCATGGACATAAAGTACAAGAGTACTAAGCGGCAAAACGATGCCGGAAGCCTGTCGTCAAACTTGTATCCTACAGTATCCGATAGCATCCACAAAAGCTGCTCCGGACACCTTAAAGCATCGTACACGTCTAGAAAATGCTCGTGATCGTACTTTACCCTTTCCAAGCTATCCGAAAACCACTTTAAAAAGAATCTAAAGTCCTGCGAATCCGTATAGGAATCAGGAACACTTACGTCCTCAAAGTTCATAAGCTACTCCTTGTCAATAACTATAACTTTCTCCTGAGCGTTACTCATATAAGAGGTATGGGACATGCACTCCGTTATTTTATCCAAGTACTTAGCTGTTTTGTCAACTACAAAAACGTACCTTTTGCAGTTAAATCTGTGCAAGCACTCGTCAATCCATTCGTCGCACGACTTAAATTCAGTTTCGCTGTCGTACACTTCCTTTTTATCGTATGGAGGGCACGTAAGCAAGCATTCATAGCTTCCAGTGCTTTGAAGAACGTCCTTGCATGAAACTGTGCAGCTTTGCAGCTTCATGCCCGCGATAAGGTTGTTGGACTCCTTAACATGCGTTTTGCTTAGATCCTGTCCAATGTACTGCTTTCCTAGCGAGCACACACCCAAAGCTCTTCCGGAAAAGCCCGAAAACGGGTCAAAAACTTGACTGAACTCCTGTAAATACTTGTTAGCTAAGTATCTAGCCCAGCAAGGAGAAAACACGGAAGCTCTAGGAGCAACTTTGCTAATATTAAATCCTTGCAGCATGCGATCGCATGTAAGATGCTCAGGATCGACGTACACGTGCCTGTTAAGTATTACTTTTTTAAGCAAAGCGTCGTCATTCCAAGCTTCTCGAACGCTAGGACAGCTACCCACATGCACATCGTACAAGGAGGGATGAAAGTGCTTAACAATGGTGTTTCCTACGCTTGCACGAGGAACAAGCTTGTCGGAGCTGTAGCTGCATAGCGAGTTCCAGCTGTTTCTAAGCTGCACTGCTGTGAACGCGGGCTGAGGAAATCCATATGCTCTGCACTTGTTGAACAGCTCGGTCTGTACGTCAAATGCGTTGCTGTTTTTATTTTTAATAAAATTGATAATAGACTTTATTACACGCTCCTCTTTACCTTCTTCAAGGATAAACAGCATGTAACCGTCTGGAACGACTTGCATACGCATTGTGTCGTAATATTCGCTTGTTCCTTCGTGTTCGCCACTAAGTCCGTGCCAGTACACTCCGTCACAGTCGATTAAGACGGCATAGTCCGGAAGGCATATATCAAATTCGTGTGACACAACATCTACAGTTCCTTTGTTAGCTGTAAAAGTCACATGCATCTGCATGTTAATGCCGTAGTCCTTTAGCATCTGCACAACTCGGAGCTCAAATTTAGATGCACGGCTGCTTGCATTTTTAACTTCTGGGTTTTGAGATGGGTACATGTACCCAGTTTTTTGCAAATATGCAAGCTTAACGTCTTCACACTTCCAAGGAGAATCCTGTCCATGGTTTTTCAAAAGCGATTTTCTTTGCATTTCAACAACCTTAGCATCTTGAGATGGCCAAGCAACTCCATGGTTTTTAAGACACGTTTTCATCTGTCTTTGTTTAATAACGTCGCTTTTTGTCGGACTGTCAACGCCATAATTTTTAATAAGCGTGCGCCTGGCCTTTTCACGAATTTCCGGTACTTTAAAAGGAGAAGTTTCTCCATATTTTTGCAAACACGTATCCTTTTGCTTTTGCCTTATGGACTCATTTTGGCATGCGTAAGGCACACCATATCTTTCCATGTTTGTTTGTATGGCTTTTTTCTTAACTTCTTCATTTTGAAACACATATGGAACGCCGTACTTTTGCAATGACGTACGTACAGCTTTTGCTTTTATGGATTCACATTGACTAGGGTGTTCCACGCCATACTTTTGCAAACACGTGCTTTTTCGCTTGTCCTTAAACTGCTCCGTTTTAAAATAGTTGTCCTTGCCGTACTTATCGATATTAGTTTGCTGCATTTTGCGCTTTACTTGCTCAGACTGTGCAGGGTTTTCAACTCCGTAATGTTTAAGCGTTGTATCTTGCTTGCTCTGCTTTATCGAAGCACTTTTGGATACGTTGTCTACGCCGTATTTTTTACGGCATGTTGATCTGCGCTTTTCTGATCTAGCCTGCTTTTCCGCTTCAGTGTCACGACTGTACCTAAGCTTAAATGCACAGGACCTACAGCAGCAAGCAATATCAAGCCTGGAAAAATAGTAGTTGTTTTTGCTCGCAGGTACCTGAAATTCACATCCGCACCATTTGCAAATTAACGTGTGAACTGCTTTATCGCAAAATTTCTTATTGCTTCTTGCAGTCTCAAACTGAGCACCACACAATTCACACGTCTTAATCAACTGCTACTCCTCCACAATACAGCTAGGACTTACCCTTATTGTAGACGACAGCGTATAGTCGCTATACCGTGCAAAACTTATGTAGTTGAAAAATTCCGGATTCGATTCGTCCCATCTAATACAATCCGAGCTGGAACTTCCTGCATCAAAGTATCTTATATTGTCGCTGCATCCTTCAATTACGTCAACAACTTCAGTAAGCGTGGGCTTAACGCCGAAGTGCCTTGCAGCAGGAGCGTAGTACAGCGCTAGCGCTTCCTTTGCCTTTGAAACTAATCCGTACGCTACGCTTTCGCTTACGGGCTTTTTAGTGTAAATTGTTCCAACTACGTAAAACTTGAATATTCTAGCGTATCCGAACTGAACGTCAACGGAAAGAGATTGCAGCGGTCTGTAGTCCGCAAGAACGCCGTCTATAACAAGTTGAGGGGGCTTGTACTGCATAAAGTGCGTTGTGTTCTTTGTCTGAGCTAAGCTTGTGCTTCCTCGACCGTACGAGCTTGCTTTAAAGTCGTTGTGAATGGCAAAGCACATAGCTGTGTATCGCTTAAAGTTAGCAGCAAACACGAACTTGTTAGGGTCCGTAGGCTCAAATTCAAGGTCAAGTGCCGACTGCCAGTCTATGTCGTTAGGACCCTCAGGGAAATCGTAGTTAGTAATATACATTTTTTGCTTTTGATCCTGTGTAAGGGAATCGTCGTTGTATATTGCTAAGTTAATTTCAAGTGCCTTTTGGCAATCGATAACAACGCCGCAGTCTATTCCAGCTTCTCTGTTAAGGAATCTGTTGTAGTCCGGAAGAGTAACTAAGCTGTCCCAGGTGTTTATGTAGTTGCGACTGCTTTCATACGCTTCCTTAGCAGTTTCAGGAGACTTTCCCGTTACTGTGTGCGTGTGCGGAAGCTCAACAGTATTTGACAAGTTAGATATTGAGATGTCCCCGGAGTCCACAGCAACGTCCATAGGCTGCTCAACAGCAAACAAAAGATTAGTGAGAACATCTTCGCCAACACATCCAATCACTCCGGAAACATCCAGCCAGTAAACAACTAAGTAGTTGCTGTCGTAGTTGTCCAGTTGGTTTAAGTACGACGAAACAGTTACTTCCGCGTTGGAGTAGTTGTCGTACGTAACAGCAAATCGAGGCTCGGGTGTAACAAACTCTGCTGTAGTTTCGCACTGTATCCACTGCGTGCTTAAAAAGTCAGTGTCAGTGGAGTTTGCTTTTGCCATAACCCATACTTTGGAAGGGTCTATATGCTGAGAGGGTAAAGTAATAACGTAGTTGTTTTTCTTTACCTGGGAAACGGGCACTTGATAGCTTCGCAGCGTGCCCTCAGCAGCAACGCGCGTAACTGACTCTCCGGGCTTTATTTTTACTTTATCGCTTGAAGCAAACACGTCAATGTTTGTAGTAGTAATTTCTCGAGTGCTTCTAGTGTCCGTAGCGCCGTACGCGTTTGTTCTAGGAAGGATGTTGTACGTGATTGTTCTAGTGTTGTTTGTAATGTCAGTGTACGCGTTTAGCGTTGCCCAGTTTGCGCCGTTAAAGCCGAAGTCCATCTCGATAACGTCATCGGTATTGTTAACAATAGTAATTTCGGTCTGGGCACCGGTATACCAACCAAGCGTGTAGCCAATTAAGCCCAGAACTTTTTCCGCGCTCTTGCGCTGATTCATAGTTGGCGCGTACACTTCCGTTGCTAGGATGTCCAAGTTAGTACCCAACATGTCACCAACGCTAGCAAGATACTTGCCGAGCACTACTCCGGGATCTGCATCAGCCTCCGGCTTCCACAAATCCGTTAATCTAGGAACTAAATCGAAAAACTCCTGTTTGAGCGATTCGTAATCTCGAGACGTATACTTAACAAGACCTCTGCTGTAATCGTCGTTCATTGTTAATTCCTAATCCATTGCCATTTTATCTTACCGCTATCGAATACTTGAACGTAACCATGCTCTACCATTATCATCTGTTCGGTTTTATTCTTTGTATCCAAGGTATTATCATTAAACAGATTACATAGATTTCTTTTTTGGCACGAAACTCGAGTATAGTACGTATCATTGCGCAAATTAACCCATACATAGGAAGGACCTACTTGTCCACATTGAGTAAACCCAAGATGTGTATACAGTGAACCTGTTGTATGCGCTATATCCGAAAATGAAATTATTTTGGACGGTTTGTAATCCTGTACAAATTTCTTAAAAAGCTTAGAGGCTCCTCCTACTACAGTAGTATTTAGCTTATTGCAAAATCTGGAAAGTTCCCATACATCGTCCTTAAGACTATCGACCTTACCCATAGACAGTCGAGGTCTAGCAAATGTCATAACGCATAACACGTTTCCATCATAATCAGTCAGCGCAAGTCTAACTGACGCATACATGTTGCCTTGAAGGTGATTTTGGTTTAAAAACGACTCACACAGGGTACCATTGATATACTTCGTGGTTAGTTCTCTTGCATAGTACCTGTTCGATGTTTTATTTAACATGTTTCGTATCATGGATTTAACAACATCTTGTTTACAGTGCCACTCATATCCAAACACATGAAACAGTCTAATACCTTTATCATTACACCTTTTTGATTTCATAGCATGATATTTCTTATCTAATACCTCTGTCTTTCCATACATAGGTATAGAAGAATTATGCGTGTATGTTGGATTTATTTCCAATGCAACATTGTATTCGGGTAAATAAAAGTCCAACTCGTATGGACTTATAACGCTTCTATCTCTTACATTCAGCTTAATGCTGCTATCCAGCTCTTTTATAAAATCTGAAACCTCAAGTTCCATAGATGTCTGATAAGTACCTAGCAGACAATGAAATTCTCGAGGTATATGTTGTGATACGGAAGTACAGTCAAGGCCTCCTATGGAATGCGATATCTCTATAAGAGACGGCTTATGGTCAAAGCTATTTTTGATATACTGCACAGGGTTTTCGCAAAACTCCAGGTATCTCTTTCTAGCTTCAATATCATCTATTGTCTGTGCATACGAATGTATTCTAGAATTTCGTACTTTATCTTTAATTTCCTTGCATTTCATAGGGTGTGAAACACCGTATTTTTTTAACCACGTTTCACGCTTAGCAGCGTCAACCTCGCTTAATTTATTTGGATTATCGACACCGTAGCGCTGTAGGCAATGTTCTTTAAACGTTTGCGTCTGTACTTTATATGCATTTTCTAAGCTTCCATACTTATTTATTAAAGTATCTCTTCTTTTTTGTTTAACTTCTTCCGATTTGAAAGGATGTGTGACGCCATAGTGTTCTAAGCTTGTCCGTTCTTTTTGCTTTTTTATTTCATCGCCTCTATCTTTATATGAGTCTGAAACACTTTGCGATATCTTAGCACGCACTTCAGGTACTTGAGAAGCATAAGACACTCCGTACTTTTCCTGATAATACTTTTTCATTCTGTCTTTAAACTCTTCAGATTGTGTTATGTTTTTAACACCGTATCTTTTTATATTCGTAGATCGTCTTTTTTGCTTTACGGATTCAAGTGAACTGGTGTTTTCCACTCCATATCTCTGTACACACGTCTGCTTACTTTTCTGCTTAGCGGATTCAGACTGTAGAGCACAAGGTACTCCATACTTATCCATGCACGTCTGTCTGTATTTTGCTTTAACAGAGGGTGCCTTAGACGGGTTATCTACTCCGTATTTCTTCATTGAATTGCGTCTATATGTATCAACAATTTGCTTACTTTGCATAGGATAATCTACGCCGTATAATCTATTGCACGTAGCTACAAACGAAGCATTTTTTAAACGATCACGACATCGTTTAGAGCAAGCTTCAGGTACATATGCACTTCCAGGACTAAACTTAATAGGTTTTGAACAATTCTTACATTCAGTAAAATTAGTATCGCAATATATAGCAGTAGTGGCACGAAGTACAGTTTTATTAGTCTTTGAATATGTGACTTGTTTTGCTGCTATAAAAGGCCTTCCGCAATACTTGCAATATCGTATGTACTTTGCCTTATCAGAAGCAAGTATATTGGCTTCCGTTTGTAAAAAATTGGACTTACAGGCGTCACATACTGTCTTGCCAGACGTACCGTCAAATTGTGTACCGCATGATCTGCATATAGTCATAATGTTTACTCCTAACACATCAGTAAACATTGTAACACATATACCCAATACAATAATATAACGCCTGTATACACTATTTATTAAAATAAATCCTTATCCAGCAAACTTGAATGCATAGCACAAGTTTAGCGTACTAGTAAATGGACACGTCCTCCTGTCCAATTCGGACAGTTGCTTTTTCGCTAAACGTTGTCGTAATTGCTATTGTCATTTGCAGCTCGTTTACGTTTGCGTACGTGTTGTCATCGTCGTGTCCGCCAGTAAACAAGTTTCCGTCAGCGTACTGCGTGTCCTCCGCTACCGCGTACGGCTCATGCAAGGACAGCTGCTCCTTTATGCGGTCAACAATAATGGCCTTTTCGTTTTCATTGTTGTATTTCCACATGTGACGATGAAGCCCAACTCCTTGGTTGGGCTCGTTGTACACTTCCGTGGGCTCCGTAAGTATGAGCAGCTTTGTTCTGTTTACAACGGACTTGCTTCCTTCCAAAACGGACACGCAGTTTTGAGATACGTTAAACATGTTTGGAAAGGATAGGCTTGTTGTGTTTGCCATAAAGCAGCTCTTTCTAGTTTGCCGAAAGTTTCAACTGCTGTAAATATAAGGCAGCGGTAAACTTACGCAAGTCCTTGATCGGCAAGCTCAAGCTCCATGCGCTCCTTAAGGTAGTTGTACGCGTTGTACTTAGCTGCGCCGAATTTCATGCTTTCGCTTACAAGCTTGTACAGGGTGTTTTCGGACACTGCGAACTTAAACTTTTTGCCGTCTACTGTCTTGTGGAACCAAACAGTTACGCCTTCAAAGGAAACGCTAAGCCCAAGCTTTTCAGCAGTTTTCCCGATAACTTCGTCCATTTTCATTTTCTGATCGTCGCTGTACGTAGCTGCGTATACGCGCTTCATTGTTTTCTCCTTGCGTTACTTTGTACTTGATACGTCCTTTACGCCGTCATTGTACTTAGCGCCCGTTAGCCCGACAACCATAAAGTCCGAGCCCTTTCCTTCGCTAGTGGACGTAAGCGCAACAACGTCGCCGTCAGCAGGCATTCTAGGAAGAATAACTGACTGATAATAGGGCAGGTTCTCGTCAATTACGTAGTTTTTTACTTGCTTGCCCTTGTAGTCAGCTTGCTTGTACGCTCCGTGAATGGAGGGTATGCGAACCCTAATGTACAAGCATCCGTTTGTGTCGTAGTAGTAGCTTTTTGCGTATCCGTAAACAATCATATGCATCACATATTCTTAAGCTTGTTCATTAAATAGGCATGATTTTGTGCAAACTGCTGTGCATATCTATACCCTTCCAATGCGCTGTTTAAATTAGTGGGCTTGTTTGTTGTTTGTACAGCTGCACTAGCGTTCGTATTTGCACTTGCTTTAATAACACGCTTCATGGTAAACCTCCGTTATCTTCAATATAAATTATATAATAACAACTTTACGATAACAACTACGAAAACCAGCTGCCGTAGTTTACCATGTACTTTACTTTGACGCCGTACACGCCCCATGCCTTTAGGGCGGAGTTAACAGCTTGAACGCTTCCTGCAACTGATTCCCATTCTATAATGTCCACAGCGCTGCCGTAGTAGTGGCCGTAGTCGCTTGGAGCATCTGGTCCTTTTGCGTCCGCTACCATGCACATGAACTTGTACCCATTTTCAAGTACAACTTCCAGTATGTCGCCGCAGTGGTTGCTAAAGTATCGTCCAGGCGCAATTAAGTAGTATCCGCTTAGCGTGCAAACGCCGTGAGCAGTGGGTCTGCCCGCTTGCTTCCACAAGTCGTAAATAGTGCGCTGCGTGGTTCCAGCGGACCACGCCTGATCGTATCCTGTGTAGCTTGCAATTAGACCTGTTTGCGCAACGCTGGCAGGAACTTCCTTTTTCGTCCCTGTTGTTACCACTCTTCCCGATTTCATAACAGCTCTGCCAGCAACTTGCGTACCGGAATCAGGTTGTCCTGTTCCAGCGTTGCCGTCAGTTGCGTTTATGTGCCATATGTCAAATATGTCGTTAAGAAGGTCGGCAGTGTTTATAGCGGAAACAGGATACTTAGCTTTAGCTTGCTGAGCTTTTAAGTACGTTCCCATGTTTCCGCCGCTGCTTACTTGCGCAGCATATCCAAACTCAAGAACAAGCGGGTCCTTTTCCCTGTCGTACGATATGGACATAACGTTCACAGTAGTAGTGCCCGCGTCCGTTCCAGTGCTTGTTCCGTCCGATCCTGTAATTGGACTTCCTGTGCCGCTCGTTATCTGCTGCCACAGCTTTTTCCATTTAGCGTTGTCTATGTACGGCAAAGGGCACAGCTTTCTTGACGCGTCATAGTGCCTTACTACGTTTGACGCGGGTACGTTTAGCTGCTTCATAAGCATTTGAACAAGCCCAGCAAGAGAGGATATTTGCTGAGACGTAAAGTCCTCTCCGGACGACACGTTTTCAATTCCAACGCTTTGAGCGTTTGTAATGCCGTACTTTCCGTATCCGTCGCCGCAGTGCCAGGAATAGTAGTTTTTGATGTCCTTGTTAAACTGATATATGGAGCCGTCCTTGTTTATGAAAAAGTCCGCGGACGCATTCCTGTTTGCGGCGCCAAAGTACTTGCAGTTGCTTTGCGCGTCCGCTGACGTAGCAGTATAGTGAATAACTATGTGCTTAACTGTTCTGTTTGGGGAGCTTGTTAAGTTATACCTTGTTTGAGCGTACTGTGTGTTAATGGAAGGCATGCATGCACCTTTGACAAAAAAGCAACTTGTATCCTTTTAATAATACAAGTTGCTTAGCTTTTTGCACACTGTTTGCAGCGCTGTGCTTGCTATTTCAGGTAAGTTTACCAGTCAAGGTTGTCCGGGTTGCTGTAGTACTTTACATACATAGGCTCAATGTGCTTGTACCAGAACTCCTCAGCCTTGTCGTAGTCGCGAAGCTTTGAACGCAGTCTTTCGATATCGCTCAGAATATCTCCAACGTTTATTGAAAACGTGTAGTTCATGCCGTCTATAGTTGCCCGACCTCTTACGCTAAGATACTGGAACTCATCCGCACACCCTTGACCGTCTTCGGAAACGTCTTCAAAGATGGTATAGGCCGCGCTATACAGAAACTGCTCAGTGTCCTCGTCCATGTCAAAAGTATCCTCGTATTTATCGTGATACCCTTTGCACGGCCCATAGCTGCTTAAATCGCTTACATCTCTAACGCTTGCGGAACTTTTGACGTATATTTTCATGAATTACTCCTATACATTATCTGGATAACGTCAAAATAATATATAGGCTATTTTCCTAATATAATGCAAGCAGCATCATAGTACTCGGAAGTAAACCCGCCGTACTTGTCGCCGTTGTCGTACTTTGTTCGCACAAGGTTTTTCGGCAGTCCAGCTCTGACGTACTCGTACGGAAAGTAGTCGTCGTCAAGAGACACCCAGTGCTTTACTTCCTTGTGAGCGTCCAAAAACATCTTAATTTCAACTGGGCGGTTTCCGCTTTTTGCATTAGGAGTTGCTTCGTCCTCAACATGCAAGCCAAACGTTTCAAACATAAGCTGCATGTCCGCTTTAGCTAAGCCGTTTGACACGCTGTCGTTCCACATGTGCTTCCAGGAGGATGAAAGCACTACGCTTGAGTCAGTTTCGGAAGCAAGTCTAGCAACGCGCTGTATAATTTCCGGATCCATTTCGCGTATTAAGCTGTTGGGCTTTATGTCCTCAAGCTTGCAGCATCTTGTTTTCTCAAACATTTCAGTGCAGTACTTTTTTGAATTCAGCACGCCGTCAATGTCAAGAAATATAACTGAGCTTTTCACGCTTTGCTCCAGTCCGGTCGAACGTATCCTTGTATACAGGATAAGCTATCGCTGTACGTAACTAGCCGAACTTTTGAGTTTTTGCTTCCTGTGCTTCCAAAGTCCCCTATAGCTATGTCAACAGTTTCGTCGTTTGAATTATAGGAAGTTACAACTCCTACGCAGTTGCATGGATTGCTTGAGCTGTCCCAGCGTATGCACGCAATGTCCCCGGGCTTTGGCTTTCTAACGCTGCCTTGCTCAATCCACTCGTGCAATGCGCTGTTTGAATCCGCCAAATCGCGTATTTGAGTGCATCTTGTTGCTTTGGGTATAAGAGTGCTTGATATGCCCAAACGCTGCGCACAGGTGGAAATTAAAGCGACACACCAGGAATCGTTGGGCTTTAAATTCATGTACGCTTGATACTGCTTGCCGCTGTTTCCGCACTGCGTTTCAACGTACGCTGCAAACTCCTTGCCAGTCATGTGCATCCCCCCTTACGGCAAGTTGCTTCCTCCCCATCCCCATTTTACAGTATGCGTGTTGCCGTAGTAAGCTATCCAGCTGTCCAAGTCCTGCGTTGTAATGGGTCCTATGTTTTGCATTACTTTGTTGTCACCTATGTAAATTCCAACGTGTCCGTACGTTTTTCCCGCCCAATCCCCGTTGTGGGAGTGCGAGGGGCTTGCAACAAGCATGCCCACTTTTAAGTCGGACTTGCTTGAGTACTTGCAGTACTGGTAGTACATGTCGCAAGCGTTGCCCGTAGGATATCCGGCGCCCGCTCTCTTGTACACGTCAGTAACCCAAGCAGCGCACCATCCCTGCCCTCGGCTGGGCGTTGTCTTGCACGCGTCCACAATGCGCTTTTGCTTGTCAGTAGCAGAAGCGTAGTCAGCTCCGCCCGTAGCGCCCGAGCTTGACGAGTTGCCGGATTGCGTGCCGTTTTGCACAGTTTGCTGCGTGTACGTAGCAAACGGAACAACGCCCACGTACTTGCTGACGTCCAGGCTGTGGTCGACTTTCCACAGGTACAGCTTGTCCTTGGAATAGCTTTCCCAGCTTATTTTGTCAAGCTCGGACTGCGTTACGTATATTCCAAGCGTGTTCTTAAAGCCCCACATGCTGCACTGCTCAACGTAGTAGTCAAGTATGCGGTTGTTGACGGACTTTGACGACGACAAGTCCAAATGCAGCCACAGCGACATAGCTGGTATGTGCTCAGCGCACACGTAGTACAGCTTTTCGCACTCCGCTTTTGCTTCGGCTACTGTTTTAGCTCTTACTTCGGCAATTAGAGCAAACGGCATGTTAGCTTTGTTAGCGCACTCCACCTGCAAGTCCAAGTTTAACGCCTTGTACTTGTCCCTCTTTATATGGGAACCCGATGTAAACAAGTATCCTGCGCTTAAAGCTACTCCGCACACTTGGCTTTGCTGAAGCTTTTTAGCGTCAAACGACCTGTCCGTGTCGGGTATTCGCACAATGTAAGGGGACATAGCTTCGTACTTAATAACTGTGCTGCCGGATGCCGAAGTTGAGCCCGTACTTGAATCGGAGCCCGTTGAATATCCGTTTAAGTTTCCGTCACCGACGTGCATAGCTGCGTGCAGGGCGTAATTAACGTACACGTCTCCCCTTTTTGCATGCGCGTCAGTGTTAACGTGATCGGAGTCAGTAAACTTTTGATACCCTACTTTTAGAAGAGCGTCGGCATTGGACGTTCCCATGTTAGGAAGAACGGAGTCGTTCATCCCCAGTCGTCTCATAGCGCCCTTTATGTTCGCAAACACAGTGCCCATACAGTCAGTGCCGCATTGCACTTTAATTGCGGAAGGGTCGTTGTTGTTAGCGGCAAGCTGCTGATGATATGTCTGTCCGCCCCATATGTAAATGATGTTGTTGTTATTGGCAGCAGCTATTGCCATGTTTGCTGAAAGCTCCGCTAGCTTTTCGTTAGTGGGCCTTAAAACAGCATTCCAGGGTCTGCTGTACCAGTTTACAATTTCGTAGTCGCTAGCAGGATTCCCTGGATTGTGCTGCCCTGCGTTTGCAAGCTTGCCCATTTACAGCCTCGCCATATCCGAAAACGTAGGATACATCTCGCCAAAGTCAACTTTGCTTTCTGATATAACGTTATCAGTTTTTGAGTACGCTGCGCCTATTGAGCTTTCATTTGAAACAAGCAAGCCTTGAGACGCAGCTGTTTGGTTTGCCGAGCTCATAACAAGTCTCTTCAGCTTTAGCGTTGTGATAAACGTGTCGCTAACGGAATGAGTTACGGACATAATGCTGTATATGCCGCTCATGGGCGACACAGTGTTTCCTAGAGCAACAACTAAGCTTATGGGCTGCGCAAGATGATACGACTTGCAGCTTCCTGCTATTGTTGCAACAAAGTCTCCCGAAAACTGCGTTGCAAGAGCGTTTACGTCGTTGATGATGTTTGACGCTTGATACGCGTCCTCTATGCTGCTTGGCCACGAGTTAACTACTGTTTTGGCGTTAGCTATGGAGTTTCCGCTTGCGTCCACGGAAAACCCTACGTAGCCCAAATCAAGATTTGAGATGTTGTACGACACGCCGTTGTACGATCCTGACAGGCTTAATATGTTTGTGTTTGCTGTGCCGTATTCAAGCGTGTCCATGTAATGGGAGCTAAGCAAGCCCGCGTTGCTTTTGTAGTGAATTGTTCCTAAGCTAGTCATAGTGGGCTCGTCGACCCAGTATGAAAACGTTGAGCACTGCGGAGTGGAATCAGTAATAGCTGACTTTAAAAACTTGGACAAGGGCGTAACAGTTAAGTTGTTTATGCCCTGGCTAAGCTTTTTAAGCCCTTGCAGACCTGCCGCTTCCCTTGTGTGGTTGTACGATGCCGAAAGCTTTAGCAAGCCCGGAAACGTGTCGTAGTCGTCCTCTCCGCTGTAGCTTCCTCTAACGTAGTCCGTAAAGCTTGTAGTCATAGCGTTGTGGCTTACAAGCGTAGGAGCATCGCAGTGATCTATGTCCAGATTGTAGTATCTGTCCGCTTTAATGCCCTTTGCAAGCGCTTCAACTACAGCGGAGGGCTGAACAAATCCTGTTAGAGCGGGTATGTTTATAACGGGAGTGGACATTTGCATGCCAAGTTGAGCGTACCCTGTAACAGTGTACGCCATAAACTGACCCTGCATAGCGTTTTGGAACTGTATAGTCCACCCTTGATACGAGCAGTTTTCCGTTACGTTTCCGCTGTCATCCGTCCAGCCAAACATAAACGACACGGGTATTCCTGCGGAGTTTCCGTAGCTTGACGCGTTTTGAGCTGACGAGTACAGCAAAGCTTCAAAAGCAGCAGCGTTTACTTGTCTTTTGCTGTCGCCGCCTACTAGGACAGTTAGCGTCCAGCTTGTGTAGGAGTCAATTTCAGCTTGTCCTACTTCAAGCCTGCAAAACGGGCTGGGCACTTTGAAGCCATAGTCCGTAAGGCTTACGCCTGCTAAGACGAATGAACAAAAAGGAATTTTCTTCATAGGCTACTCGGACCCTAAGTTAAGCTGAACAGCAGGAACTGACGCAAGCACGTTTCCAGTTGTCATTAAATCAGTAACGCTTCTGGGCATTTTAAGCTTTTGACCCGAGCGAACAGTAAAGCCGTCCTCTATGTTGTTAAAGTACGAAATAATCCACGAGTATGAAGCGGACCCTAAGCACTTATATGCAATAACGTCCAGTCTGTTTTCCTCATCAGGAGTTACGTTGTGATACACAAAGTCAATGTTGCTTGACTGTATAGGATTGGGCACTTCAAGAGCCATGTATCTGTCGCTGTCGAGAGGCTTGTGCACTACCTGGCGCAAAGCGCGATGTCTTGATATGTGACTGTAGTCTCGGCACACTGAATACTGTATTCCGCCGCTGTCAAGTTCCTTATAGGGCTTTAACGTGTCAAGTATGAACACAGCTGTTCTCCTATCCAATAAGCGGCAGCGACTTGACAACGTCATAGCTTAACGCTCGGGTTGAGACTTCGCTAAACGCAACAGTTAAGTTAAACTCCAGATAAAAGCCGTCAAGTCCTATAGGTCCTGTCCATTCAACGTCAACGGACGTTACTATTCCCGTAATGTACGGATTTCCTTTTATGTACAAAGTGCACGTGTCCGTGGCAACAGTCGAACCGCTGTACTTAGCGTACACTGACGCTTCCATGAAGCGGATAAGCTCGTTTGCTTTTCCGTCCCGCTCGTCTCCTGTCCACATTTGCCTGTGCAAGTGAAAGGACACTGACAAGCTTCTGGGTCCGGAGCTTGTGTACGCGTACCACGGCTCGTACTGGTACAGCATGTTGGGCATTGTAGTGTAGGAAGCGCTTCTTGCGTCCTTTATTGACTCAGGATACGCAGGTATGTCCTTTGACGCTTTGGACATGGACGAGTAGAACGTTATGTCTCCCCAGGGCACGTTAAACGACTGAAACACTCCCGAGGAAGGAATTCCGCTGGATCTGCTGTTTCTGTACGTAGCAGGCTTTATAGTCGAAAAGTCGTTAAACAGCGCGGAGCTAACGCAGCCCATCTGCTCCAAGCTGTTCATAACTTTCCAGTACACGTCGTTGCTTACGGGCGTTTGATTGCCCAAAACGTCATCGTATCTGGTAATTTCAACGGACTCAGGGATAGCTATAGCGTCAGCGAACGACAGCGTTTGATCAAGTACCTTCCACCTGTTGTCGTCCTGCACAGCAGCATATTCAAACACGTCCGAATCAGTTGAAAACGAGTTTAAAAGCTCCGCTTTGCGCTTCCAAGGAACTTTGTAGCTTTGCTGCTGTATTTTGCGGTTTCTAGCTTCCAGTTCCTTTGTTAAGTTGGGAACTCTCTTTAGCCCATTTACGTTTAAAACTTTGTTTACGGACTGAGACCCTACGTATGACGCAAGCCCTTTAAGCGTTAATTTGTCCGGAACAGTTAAAAAAGTGTTTGACATAAGCTATGCACTCGCTTGCTCAAGTCGTAAGTACTTAACTATGTGAGGTTCCCCAAACATAGTGCACGGTCTAAAGTTTTCGACGTTTTCGGACATTGCTTTAGCTTTTACTCTAGCTGTTCCCAGAGCAGCTTTGCTTACTTTGTAAATTGACGTGTATATTTCCTCGTCAAACTCGTCGTACAAGTTGTCCAAGTTAAGCAGAACAAGCAGGTCATGCACGTCCTTTTGGCTGGAATGAAAGTTAATAACCTCGCCCAGCATGTACGTGTATATCCAATAGGGCAAGCAGTAATCGTCTTCCTGCTTAGCTCTTGTGCAGCATGCTTGAATGTACTGCTTTAGCATATTGTACTCATCAAGCAGCGAGTCGCAAGGACAAGGATACGTATCGTCAAAAAAGTTGGAGTCGTTAAATATAAAAGCGTCAAGCATCTCGGAGTCCGACAGCAAGTGATAAGGATAGTACGGAAGATATCCTTCGTTGGAGTACTTTATTTTTACAATGTTGTTGTCGAACTCTTTTGACATGCTTAAATTGCAGCTCCTTGGAACAAATGGAACGTGTCGGACTCCCAGCCTTCCGTGGATACTCCGCCAAAGTCCGCGGGTATGATGTTGCACTCAACGTGAAACAGTATGGAACCTGATATAGTGCTTGCGTTGTCGTACACGCTGTACTTTTGCGTAAGCGCTGTAAACTTAGTGTCCTGCATTACGTATCCGCCGTCAGTCATGTAACCGGATTCAAACGTGCCCGTAAACTTTAGCTGTCTAGTAACAAGCTTGTCCGGGTAGTTTAGTCCAGCTCCTTGAGGCAGCGTAAACTTTGCAGCTGTTACAAAGTGACCGTCCTGTATGTTTGCAGTTGTGTCGTTTGCAACAAGCAGGCCAGCGCCCCAAACAGTTCCGTCGTTAGCAAACGTAATTGAGTGCAAAGCAACGTGATAGTGGTTGTCGTTGGGCGACGTTGCGTTCCAGAAGTCAATAACGTCCGTAATCTTGGGCGCGTTTACTTCGCTAATTGTCATGTCGTTAACAACTAGATCAGGATCTGATTCCTCGTACTTTTCATACCAGAAGTGAATGTTTTCCATTCCAGTTGTTGCAAGATTCCTGTTGCACACTGCTATGCGGTTAAGCACGCTTGCGTCATAGTACAGTCCGCAGTTCCTTACAGCTATTACAGGAGGATCGGACTCGTCGTACTCCATGTTGCTGTCTATGCGAAGCTTCTCTATGTTTTCAAGGTAAATTACATTCTTGGAGTTTGCGGATCCAGTTATATGCAGGAACACTGACGCGCCAAATCGGGAGTCAATATTTGATATGCTTATCTGGGATTCAGCGTCCTCCGCTGAAATGTTTACTGTTAAGTGAATAACTTCGCTGTGCGTGTACACGCCAGTTTTGTTTTCCTGCTTAGCTTTTTTAGCTTTTTCGACTTGATGGCTGTTAGGGAACGCTACTCTGTCGTTAACGTAGTTGTTAAGGTACGTTTGAATTTCACTGGACGAGATGCCCGCGCTTACTTCAACGTCCTCGCCAAGCTGGTATGCAGCAGCACCCGTTCTGAGCAGGTCGTAGTCCATAAGCTGCAAGTAGCCCTCGTCGTTTACGCGAACGTATCCGCCGTCGAGCGCTGTGTCGGGTACGTTAAGGAACCCGCCAATCATTTCGGTTGTAGCAAGCGATATAGTGCCAGTAAGCCAAACGGGCTTTGACCACTCACGCGTACCCTCCTCAGTGACTACGTAGTAGTAGTCCTGGAAGTTGCTGTCGTCCATTCTGTAGCGATAAATGAAGTAGTCCTCGTTAGCTACTCCGTGAGTTTCGTCAGTTACAGTAAAGTAGTTCAGCAAGTCCTGAAGAATGTTAGTTGAGTAGTAGTCATACGAAGCGGAGCCTATCATGGGCAGTCCTGAAATGCTTCCGTCCTCGTAGTTAATAATGTACTTAGTTTCCTTCAGCTTTTTAGCGTCCTGCTGCGTAAGAGCTAATCCGTAGCAGGAGTTAACAATTGAAACGCTTGAGCCTGTTTCAAGAACTTGCCACATTTGCTCCTGCATGTCCCTGTTTTCGGAAACGTACACGTAGGATATGTCATTCTTGCTGTAAGCAGTTACTCGGCCATAGATGTTGTAGTCGACTCCGCCAACTTTTGTAGCGTCAACCTGCGCTTGAACCTTGTCAACAAGGGACTGTAGCGCATCCATTTCGCTTTGCAGCGTATGCATAAAAGCGTCCAGCGTGTTGTACGCTTTCTTTACTGCTTCCACGCGAGTTTGAACTGACGAGGTGTCGTCAGCTGCTGCGGCGTCCACTGCTGTTTTAGCTTCGTCAACTTCCTTGCGCACTGACTTGTTTTTGTCAGTGTCCGAATCAAACACCTTGTCAACTACTGATTTAAGCTGAGACGCAAGGGAAACTGCCGAGTCGCTGTCCTGCATTTCGAGTGCTTTTGTAACGTTGTCCACAAGCGTTTTCATGTACGGAATGGACTCGTTGGACTTTTCATCCGTAAGCGCGTTTACTTTAGCAACAAGCTCGGAAACGTCAGTAAGCAGATTTGTTCCTGTTACTTGCTCCTGCAATATAAGAGCTGTGCAAAGCATCTCAACAGGACGTATTTTGCGCTTGCTCTTATCCGATGTTATGATTTCCGCTATATCCGTGCTAGAAAGCTGGGACTGGTTGTCCGTGTCAACAAATATGAACAGTCCGTACTCAGTCAGAGTTTTGCTAAAGTACAGCTTAAAGGGCTTTTCCTTAGTTACGCTAAGATACGTTCCGTTTGCTTGTATAGCGTATCCGGTGTTTGCTCCTACTGTTTGCTTTGCTATAGTAAAGAGCTGAGTTGAATCGGATTCAAATGACGTTATGTCAGCTTCAAGCACAGTTGGATTGCCAGCAGCATCGTTGTTGGACTCGGAGTACGTAAGGAATCCTTGTCCGTCGTCCTGATACACAATGCCCTCGGGCGTTGTGTACTTAGCGCTTGTCGGGACAATGTCCGTATCGCCCAGCGTGCCCTTTAACGTAAGCTCGCTTGACTTTACGGTCTTTGACGTAATAGGAGCTGTATCCTTTTCAACGGTAGTTCCAAGCTGAACGCCCGTTAATCCGCTAGGAACATCGGAGCTGTTTGCGACTCCTTTTCCAAAGAACTTAATACCCTTTACAGCACCCGGCAGCAAAGCGTACAACGTCGAAGGAGGACGAGTGTACTGTGCGGATCCTTCAGCTTGCAAAGCGTAGTTGTCAACGTTTACAAGCGTGTAGTCTCCAGCTTTCCAGTTGGAGTTAATTTTAGGAAGTTCGCTTGGGCTGTTTAGCGTTTCAATGTACGCTACTTGCTTGCCCTTTACAATCTGAAAATAGCTATCAAGCTTTGTGCTTATAGCTTTAATTCTTCTTGTGTACGAAGGGGTAACAGTTCCGGCTGTGTTTGTTGAATAATCAGCAGCAGGAAGAGGCAGCGTAACGTCCTTGTAGTACTCGTCCTTTTTGTACTCGGGGTTCTTTTCGTCCAGCGTAACTTTCATGCCGTCGATGTTTTTATGCGGAAGAACAAGCTGAGTTGTCCCGTCGCTGCTTACATCAAACGTAGCTTTTGCGTACTTGGGCTTGTCCTTTACGCGAACAGGGCTGCTGTCCCAAACAAACAAGCTATCAGTTGCATCGCACCATGTGTTGTTGACGGTGCCGTTTACGTTTTTACCCGCAAGCACGTACAGTTTCTTGGGGTTTATTCCAGCTTTTGAAACGTAGTCCCCGGAAATAATGCTGTCGATGTTTGAAATGCGCTCAGCGTCTATGTTTTTAATTTTTTCAACGTTGTTTACTACGCCGCGAATTTCGTTGTCAAGAAACGTAAACGTTGCAAGCTTTAAGTTGCAGTTTACTTTAGTTTCATCGTGCGGAGAATCCTCAGGAGTTATAAGCTTTGAAGCGGGTTGAACAACAAGCTGCAAGCCCTCGTACACGTCATCGTCGTTTTCAGCTGCAAGCGCACCGACCATAGTGGACTCAGTGCTGTAGTACACCCTAAGTCCAATGGCAAGCTTTCCAGTTAACGGATTTTCGCCTCTAAGCTGCAATTCCTTGTTGCCTTCGAGAAGGTCCACGGACATAACAGCTTCCTGCTTTACGTAATGTCCGTTTACAATTGCAGTTCCGGGCATTACTTCAAGAGTGGAGTTGCTTAAAACAACTCCCGTGTCGTCCTGCTGCACTCTTACGTCAAAGTCATGTGCTCCGTGAACGAATGACGTTGCCGAGTCGTACCCAATTTCGGACCAACTTGAAACAAAGTCCTTGCATCTTAAGTTGTACTCCGTAAGCAGCTGACCGCCTGCTACTGAGTTTGATATAGGAAATACCGTTGTAGTTGCGACTGGAAACGTCTTGTAGTTCATTCCGCGTATCCTCCGATGACGGTTTCACTGCGTAAAGGACATTATATAAAAAAGTAACCGCATAGCGTGTCGCTAAACGGCTACTTTAATAAAAGGCTATTTTGTAACTTGCGTTAGCAGCTACTTAATTGCCATATTTATCCTGTACAAAGTCCTGAAGAGTGTACGCGGAGCCGGGGGTCCATCCAAGTTCGTCCATGCACGGACCAAGAATCGAGTCAAGCTGCTTCGTTGTAAAAAACTTGGATGCAAACTCAAACACTTCTGACAGCTGCATGCCGTCCAACTCCTCGAGCATGCCGTTAATAAAGCACACGTAATCGTAAGGCTGCGTATCACCGTCGTGTACGAAGGATTGCACGTAATCAGCATGAAGTTTATTCTCAGGAACTCCGAACGTGCTCACTGTATTTGAGGCTTTTACGCTTCTTTTTCGGGTAGTGTATCTTTTCATGTTTTCAAACCTTCTAAGCATATAAGTCCACTTTAATAAAAGCTGATTTATAACTTGTGTGCGCAGCTACTTACATACCGTATAGGTCGCGTACATACTCCGAGAAGGATGTATCTCCGCCCGCGTCCTTAGGAACGCAGCTCATTGTAATGTTCCATAAGCTTTCCGAATCAAAATAGCGAGCTGCGTATCTAAACACTTTTTCAAGTTCATCCTGCGGTAAATTATTTACCAGAGCGTTTGTGTACTCCTGCAACTCATCGTACTCCGGTGACCTGTAATATGTTATGTTATTTACAAGGTCATCGTGCACGCGCTGTTCGCGTAAACCGTATTCATCAAGCGCACTGGAAGCAGTTACAGTGTTATTTTTTTTTGATGAAGGCTTAAATATTTTCATAGTAAATACCTGCTAATTCTCGTCCACGTACTCGTCCCAGGAGTAATACGTACGCATGCCCTTGTCCTCGCACATCTGTTGCCAAGCGTCAAACAAGTCATCGCTTGTAACGTATTCTGCTGCAAAATGGATAATGTCGTCGCATGCGTCAGCACCACTCATGGAGCCGCTGATAATGTTCGAAATTAAGTTAATTGCATCTTGAGTGGACAAGCGCTCGTTAACAATTTCGTTAAGCATAAGCTCTTTACGCTTTTTGTCGTTACTGATATTGTAGTCGTAACTTGCACGCACGTTGCTACGCTTGCGCATAGGAACACATGTTAACGTTCTTTTAGCCATGATTAAAGATCCTCGTCGTCAACGTAGTCCAGGTCGTAGTTAGTAACAATAGTGTCAATGAAGTCCTGGATAGTATCTGCCGGGAGATACTGGAACAGCTCGTTCAGGAACAAGGAAGTACCCAGAGTATGCTCAAGCTCGTCCCAAGCCTCCTCCATATCACCTTGCCAGTCAACGGCTGCGGTTACTTTTTTTTTGGAACTGGGCGAATAAACTTTCTTAGCCATGTTGCAATCCTTTACTTTAGAGCGTTGTATGCAAGCGTAACCATTACAGTCTGAAGCTCATCGTCCTCAAGGTTGTCCTGCAACACTTCGACAATGTCCTCGGAGCGCATGCCCTTAACAGCGTTTACAATGTCCGTACGACCTGTTGAGCTCTGCCACAGCGAATCAAGGCCCACAATGCTGACGTCCTCTGAATCCAGACTTGCTTTTACGTATCGATACATAGCTGTAAGCGCTTTCTGCTTTGCAATAACATTACTAAGTATATAAAGGTGCTTTTACTGAACGCCCGAGGATCCAAAGCCCTTATCTCCGCGATGCTCGTTGCTTTGCAAGCTTTGAACAAGGTTAATGCCCACGCGAACGTAAGGAAGAATAACGAGTTGAGCAATTCGGTCTCCAGGCTTAACAATAATCGTTGTTTTGCTTGAAGTGTTTTTAATAGGGATAAGGATCTCTCCTGTGTAGTTGCTGTCAATGACGGAAACGCCCGTTGCTACGTTAAGTCCATTGCACCCGAGTCCGCTGCGACTGCACAGAAGACCAAAGCACCCTTCCGGAATGCTTACTGCAATGCCGGATGGAATCATAACAGTGTCGCTCATGGGTTCCAGTGTAATAGCTTCGCGCAACCATGCTTGCAAGTCAATTGCAGCATCTCCGCTGTGGGCGTACTTAGGTGCTCGCACGCCAGGTCTTGCTAACTTTACATCCATAGTTTAAACAACCTTTCGAAGAATATGATTAACGGAAACAAAGTATACAGCACAGCGTTAACGCGTTAAATAGCGTATTAAGCGCTACCGATAGCTGTCATGTGCTCAGCGCTTGCAAGGAACGTTTTAGAATTTAAGTAGTCATACTCCTGCAGATACAGCGTGTTTGACTTTACTGCTACAGCATATGACTTAACAGTAAAGAAAGGCAACGTAGCGTTGTAATTCGGACGCACTGTGCAAAATGCTGCCATATCGCCGTTCTGTAAGTTGCACTTTTCGCAAATGTCGAAAGCAGCCGAGCGAGCGCTAACGCAATCGCTTTCATTTACAGACTCTAACTGACAGCGCCCGTCGGATCGAAAAACGTGTACGTACATTTGAGTCCTTTCAAAGTAAAGTTTAAACAGCGGGCACACTGTGCTGTAAGTGTGCCCGCTGTGCAATGCTAAATATAAGCTAAGCTACAAGTGCTTTCACGAACATGTCGATGTTCTGCATATCCGTGAACTCCTTGCCGCAGTACAGCGAGCCATTGTGCTTAGCAACGCGGTACACGCAATCATGATCGGCAATGAACAGATCGCAGCGCTCGCCTTCCTGAAGGTTTGCAACCATGCTAGCCTCGGCTGCTGCAACGTACACGTGCGTTGCAGTCTTGAACGTGTAGTCGATGTGCTTGCCGTCGGGCATGTAAGCGCGTGCGATGGCGTACCCGGTGTAGCTGGTGTTCTCGGTGTTCTTGGCGTTGGCGGTCATTGCAGTTCCTTTCCTAAGCTCCTTAACTGCTTAGCTATATTATAATGTAGGAACTTTAATTTGTATAGTAGGAATTATACTAATTTCTAGTCATCGCAAACTTCGTCAAAATAGCCAACGTTTTTATCAACTGTTTCGGAACGTTTGTAAAAGCAAGGAGTGCACTTAACAGGATGCACGGAAAACACCATTTCATAGCAGCCTGGACACAGCTTATGCCATTCAAATCTTGTTGTTATTAGCATACTAGGACCGTAGTCACGTATAGCATTTGATAAAACACTCATTTACATCTCTATTCAACGTTTACCGAAACAAACCCGCAAGTATGAACAGGAAGCCATGATTGCTGTATTCTATTGCAATACGATTCACTTGTTTCAGTTTCCGCTAAGTCGCTACGTTCCATATTAGATGCTTTGGACCAAACTCGTATAGGTGTGCAGTTGCTAAGATCCTCAAAGGACACATTGAAGCCGTACACGGGTATGTACTTTGAAGCATCCAGCACAACTGAAATGTACCCGTCAAGCGTGCAGTGCTTAACAATTGCTGCACTTGCATCGCTTACGCTGTAGTCGTTGGCAACGCACACGCTGCATCTTACTTTGTTGTTTGCAGCTTGCATATAAGCTACGCAGTACACAGGCACATCGTTAACACCTAGTAAAGCAAAGCTGTTGTACTCTTCTATGTTATGTACAAGCTGAACGTTGTTATCCTTGAAAAACTTAATGCACTGTACTCTGTCAGTTGTTATTTTTGACAGAAAGGAAGCGGGTATGTTGTACTTTCGAGGCGCTAAATACTTAATAACGCGATCCGTGTTGTCCCAATCAAACACGTGAACGCAGTACTTACCGTGCTTCCAAGCTAGCTTGCTTTTGTTAAGCTGAATATCCGTAATTTCATGGGTATATGGAACATTGTTAACATGCTTGTAGCTGTTGTGTACAGCAGTTGAGTCCAATTCAACAAGTACGTTCGTACCAGTTATATCAAAGTCAAACTTACGTCTTTTGGCATCCGAGAAGCAGGACTCCATTTCATGTTCAATGTTATAAGCAGTCAAACTATCCGAAAACTGCAAGTTTCGCCTTGAAACAGGACGACTTCTATTTGATCTGTTTTCCTCGGAATCGAGGTACCATGTGCCGTAATGAGCAAATTGAGATAATTTAATTTTTTCCTTTATTTCAGGAACGTTGGAAGGATTATCTACGCCATATCGTTGTAAACAAGTGTCACGATATTTCTGTTTAACTGTGTCGCATTTGCCTGGATTGTCGACTCCGTACTTGTCCATCCAAGTTTGTTTTCTTTTTTCCTGTACTTCCGCATCCTTCCATGGGTGATCAACTCCGTACTTTTCCAAAGACGTTTGCTTTAGCTTATCCTTGTACTGTTGAAGCTTCATAGGGTTGTCAACGCCGTATTTCTTGACAAACCCTTCCTTTGTTTTCAGTTTTATTTCCTCGGACTGTGCAGCGGGCTTAACTCCGTAATGTTCCATACACGTCTGCTCTGCTTTTCTTTTAACGGAATCAGCTTGCGACGATACAGGTACGCCGTACTTATCCAAACAGGTAGCTTTTCTTTTCTGTTGAAATTCGTCTGTCTGGGCTTTCCATTCAACTCCGTATCTTTTAACATTAGTTGATTTTATTTTATCGATAACAGCTTTGCTGGAAGCAGGAGCGTTACCTCCATATATTTTTTGATTCGTTTGCTTTCTTTTAAGAATAGTATGTTCGCGACAGCAACATCTTTCTTTGTTACTATCCTTATACTCAACAGGTTTACCACATATAGGACAAGGGAAATAATGAACATCGTCACATATTGTTTTATTTTTCTGTAAAGTGTAAAACTCCTTGCCGCATAATTCACATATTCGTTTATATCCGTGATCTAAAGCATCCAGTTTTCTACCCTCTACTCTACATGCTGTAGAGCAGTACTTCTTAGGTCTACCTGATTTATGTATATCAATGTCGCGACCACAAATTATGCATTTTGAAACATGTCCTTCCGGGCATATGTACTGATCTCTGTCATCTGTCTCAAATTTCTTTCCGCATATCTTACATTTACGAACAAACATACATAGCCTTTCAACAAATAATGCCTACTTGGCTAATATAGCGTACTTACATACTGTGTTACTAGCCTTGTTTAGTGATATTCAGACCCAAGGCTGCGAGCGACGTCGGTAACGTTAATCCCTTACCGCTTTGCTGTGCTGTAAGGATGCTTTGCAAAAGTATAACAACCTGTCCAAGAAGCACGTTTGTCTGAACAGCAGGATCAGCTAAGTCCTCGTAGTTCTTTGTTAAGCTTTGCGCTAAAGCAAGCACAGCTTGGCCCGTTTGCGTCTTTTCGCTGTTTATAGCCCTAAGCGAGGAATCGAAGTTTGTAGCAGTCCTGTAGTGAGTGTGATTGCCAATGTAGTAGTCCTTCCACTCGTACAGGAAGTCGTTTATAAAGCTTTCGTCGAACTTTGTGTTTAAGTACTTCTGATTTTTGTGAGTTTCGTCAGTAGCTTCAGTGTACAGCGTTGACCAGCTTTTGTACGTTTCGTCAAAGTGATCAGTAAACGCTGTCATAGTGTCAGTGTACAGCGTTGACCAGTCAGCCATTTGCGTTGTAAACGTTTCAAGCCAGCTTACTACGTTTGTGTCGTATTTAGTGTTCCAGCTTTCCCAGTTTGCAGGATACGTTGTTTCAATCCACTGTATAGCGTCAGAGTAGAATTGACCTTCCAGCGCTTTTCCAGCTGACTGCTCGTCGATAGCGCTTTGAGTTACAGCGCTTGAGTACTCCTGCTTAAGATCCTCCTCGCTGTAGCCCGCTTGCTTTACAGCTGAAAGCGCATCCGAGAATCCGTACTCCTTTGAGCTTGCGTACCACTCGTCATAGCTTTTGTTTTGGGAAACAAAATCGGACATGCTGTTAATCCAGCTGTCCAAAGCAGTAGCAGTGTTGCTTGCTATTTGAGATGACGCAGTAGGGGATGTAAGACCAGCAAGCGCATCGGGTTTTGTGTAGCTGCTAAACGCGCCCAGGGACGACTTTGACGCAGTTCCCCAGCTGTACTTGCTACTCGGCGCGTTAGTCATCATGGAGCTAATAGTGTCAGCTCCGCCGTACACTGTGTTAGTAAGCGCGTTAACTTTTGAGAAGAAGTTGTCTATGATTCCTTTGTTTATTCCTGAGTTAACGCCAAGCAAGCCATCGTAGTAGTTTGACTTTTTGCCCCACATGTTAAGTATGTTAGGGGTGCTGCTTAGAGCGTTTACGTCATACGTTGTTAAGTCGTGAAAAGCTGTTGCGTTGCCCTTTCCAACTTTTCCAGCTTCAATTAAAGAAGCAATGTCCTTTTTTAAGTCATTTGACTGAACAGCGGTTGTTACAGTGTTTACAAGAGGCTTTAGAGTAAGCATGTCAAGTACGTTTTGACCAAGACCTGCGATAGTTGTGATAAGCTCAAGAGCGCCTCCTGCAAAGTCAACGGAGTACGTTGCTTCCTGAAGCTGCTCCGCTATCTCCTGATCCCACATATGCTGCTGAATTAAGCGAGCGCTTTCGTTGTCAAGGACGTAAGCAAGTCCTTGGTCAATCATGTACTCGTTTATCTGCTGTAGCCTCTGAGATTCAGCGCTTGACGTAGTTTCACCGGAAGCAAGCAGCTGCATGTTTTGGTTTAAAGCAGTTGACGAGCTGGAGCTGTTTTCAAGTGCAGCTACTAGCTTGTCCCAGTCAACTCGCGTAAGAGCGTCAACGCTTATGCCAAACGTGTCGGATAAGCTGTACGCAACTTCCATGTAATTGTCCGTGGCGCTGCTAAGCATGCTATTAATGTTGCTAAACATCTTAGCAAGCACTTTGCTAGGATCCTTAACAAGAGCCTGCAAAAACGCTGTATTGGACGCACCTGTACCCGCAAGCGACCTTAACGCTGTTAATCCGCTTGCGTTTCCGCCCGTAGCAGCGCTAACTATTTGAGAAACTAAGCTGTTTCCAACGTCAGGAGACACAGTGCCCGCAACTGCTTGAACAGCTGATAGCGCGGAGGACAAAGCAGTTGTATCAGTGGATTTTCCTGTTTCCGTTATCTTTACAATGTCGCTAAACAAGCTCGAAACGCCCGTTAAGCTTGTTGTAAATCCTCCGGAAACCTCACGGCTAGCTGTAAGCACGTTGCTTGCGAACATCTTAAGCTGAGTGTTTGCGTATTCAAGCGCTTCCTGCTGCGAGTGACCCGATGACATGTACTGAGAAGCAAGGGAAGCATAGGAGGCAGCGTATTGAGAGAAGTCCTCAGTAGGAATTGCCTTGTTCAGGAGCGTAGCTTGATATGCAAACTCCTCAGCAACTTTACCCGAAAGTCCGCTCTTAATAATTTGCTGAAGCATTGACGTTACGTCGGTAGTTCCGACAACGCTCGACATGCCTTCCTTGCGCAGTCTTACAGCGTAGGACGTCATTAAGTCCTGCAAGTCAGCTTTGCTGTATCCTTGCGTAGCGTTTATTGTTTGAAGAGCGCTGTCCCACACTTCGTATACTTTGTTTGCAGCGTCCTCAAGGATCTTAAACGGCGCCCGAACAAACGTTTCAGCGTCCTGCTGGAATCTCTTTTCCTGAGCTTCAACGTTTGCCCATCTTGTTTCGTCAGCGCGGTCCCATCCTTTGTTCAGTTTATCTGAAGCACTTCCGAGACGCTTAGCTGTTCTGTCAAGCTCCGCAAGTACAGGCTTTGCTAATATCGCAACCGCAACACCCGCTGCAATCAATTCAGGAGCTACAGCCGCAAGCGCCGATCCTGCGGACGACAGCACAGCACTTGCTTTCGTCAGATAGGGTAAACTGCGACTAAATACTTCAGATGCTATGGACGATGCGTCTCCGCCGAGAATGGAAGCAAACGACTCTCCTACGCTAGCAAGATCGCCTATACTTGTAGTAGTAACTTCAGGAGCGGGCTTTACGTTTTTTGCATCAAGTATTTGCTGAGCTACATTGCTTGCAACGTCACCCAATGCGCTATCGCCCTTTGCAGCTGATTCAACTGCATCAGGGTTGTCAGTAAACCAGGACTTCCAAACGCCCTCAGCTTTAGTTTGCGCCCAGCTTGACGTAGCATCGGAGTCTCCATGAATAACGTCTCTAAAGCTGTCCGTTTCCTTTATGCCTATTACATCGTTGTATATGTCCCACCAGTAGTCAACGGCGCTTAGAGCCTCGTTTTTAACTGAACCGGACACAGCGTGTACAGCACTTGACGCTGACGTGCCTTGCTGTGCGCTATTTGATTGAGCTGCGTCTGCGTTACCAGGCTGCTTTTTTCCTAATATTGAGTCCGCGCTTAGAACTGAGGCAACTTCCGAGTCGCTTATAGTTTGCGCTACAGCAGTGTTCCATTTTTGAGCAAGCTTTTTGCCTACAGAGTCTATAGCGTTCTTGTACTTTCCAACGTGACTTTTTATCTGCTTGTCAACGTTTGGATGTGCGGACGCAAAGGATTGAATGCTTCTCTTTGTAAGCTCGGCTGCAAGCTTTTTGGGAAGATCGTCAACGGATGACCCTACAGCGCTTGCTAAGTTTTCAGCGTACTTGTCAAAGGCAGACGTTATCGTTTTTGACACGTCGTCGCCTATGTACGGCACGCCCAAGTACTCGCACAGCGTTTCCTCAAACCCGTTAAGCGCGCCCTCCATAACGCCGCGTCCGCTTGCGCTTCGCTTTGCTGAACTTGAGGAAGGAACGCGTGCGCTGCTTTGCTTTTGCTGTGTTCTTGACTTGTGAGTATAGTCGCTTGCAGCGCTGGAGAACACTTGAGCGTTTGAAGTTCTGTTCTTAGCTATAAACTTAGCTACTTCTGTTTTAAGCTCTCGCGTTGTTGCGTCTATGCTTTGCACGGAGCTGTTAATGTTAGCTACTTGCTTGTGTAAGGAGCTTGCTCCTGTAACGGACCCAAGCACATCATCCGTGCGTTGGTTCGTGCTGTTATTGTTGTTAGTGTTTTCGTCAGCCATAAGCAAGCAACCTCAAAGTATAAGAAATGCAGCGTATCCTCTAAAAATAGAAGGTACGCTGCTCGATTTTAAAATATTAAACGTGTTAGCACACTTTGCTACTTTTTGGACTCCATGCGCTGCTTGCGCTCCTTTAGCTCCTCGGTAAAGCTGTCAACGTATTTCTTTCGTATGCTTATTGGCTGAGTCATAACCCAGTCAGTAGAAATAGCGCCCTCGGAAGCTCTAGCAATAAACACAGCTTCATCAACTATGCTTTCGTACATACTCTGCCGGATTTCCTGGAAGCTTTTTCCAGTCTCCGGATCGTATTGCCGATTTATACTGCTTGATATCTCCCACGGACGGACGAAAAAATTTGTCCTGCTGCAACGCAATGTAGTAGGCGTTTTTGCTTCCGCAAACAGGGCACGCAGTGTATCCCATTACGTGCATGCCAAAGTTAGTAAGCTTTGCAACGCAGTCCTTTAGGATTTCATAGTCAGCAGCGCTCATCTTTTTCGTAATGTACTGTCTTACGTCAAGCGGCGTCATGTCCTTTTGGTTGCCGATACTCTTAATCTGATAGCACAGGCGAGCTAAGGACAAGTTTTTAGTTCCATCGGACCTATCGAACATAGTGTCCTGGTCAATATGCATTTTGTCCTTGACAGTCAGAAGCTTAAAGGAGATTCTGTCCTTGCAGTCAATAAACTCATCCGCGTCAATCGTTAAGTCGTTTACAAACCCTTTGGGCATAGGAGTTATGGGCACGCTTCTAAGGTCAACTTGATACTCGCCGCGATGCACATCGTTGCAGTCGGGACAGAAGATTCTATTTGTTGTAAAGTACGGACCGTAGCTCTTTAAGCGCAAGCAGCGGCACAGCCAGTCGTAGTCGAAGTCGTACAGCTCCGAAAAGTCCATTCCTTCGCTGTCGTCGACAACTTTCGGCAAAACGTCATTGACCATAGCTTTGTCAAAGTCCTCAGCGCCCACGTATTCAAGTTCCGTAGCTGTAGGCACAGCGTTAACGTTAAGTTCATTTGGAATAGTCGAGTATGCGTCCTGCGCTATGAGAACTACTTTTTCTGAAAGCATGTATGCAACTCCTAACGGTTTTAGGCTGACTTAGTATAAAAGGCGATTTTCACTCTTCGCTTTTGATATAGCTGCGTCAGCGTTCTTTGATGTAATTTTAACACTCTGCTGCCCTATTGTATGCACGCTGCGACAACTGTTCATGCCCACTACAGCTCTAACAGTTGTTGAGTCGCTTGCAGCAGCAAGTAGCGTGCCCTTGCTTGCTCTAGACGCTTTAGGAATAGACGTAACGTCAATAGCAACGTGCGTGCTGTTCGAGAAAAGCACGTCAACAAACGAAACGTCACGCAAGCTTCTTGCTAAGCACACGTGATCTTGAATATCGCTGTTAAGCGTAAAGTACTTGCTGCACATGCGAGTGCCGTTAACTTGCTCAGCGTCAAGCGCTTTGCACATGCGGCGTTCCGTTATGCACACTACTTGCGTATTGCTGTCGTGCAAGCTAACAAGCCCTACAATTGCGTTTTGATGCGTGGAGTACTTTCCTTTTGTTAGCGCGTCAACAGTTGATCCTTTTGATCTAAGTCCGCCAAAAGGAATATTTTTAACGCTTAGCCGGCACATCATTCCGTTGCTGCCGAATATGGCTATTTTTGACCTATCCGTTGTCTTGCAGCAAAACTTAAAGTCCTCGTGGCAAGCTTTTACGTTTCTAACGTATGTGCCCGCATCTATGCTGTGAACGTAGCCGAATCTATCGCACAGCACGTACATATCCTGCTCGGGTTGCTCCTTTATCTGCACTGTTGCGCTGGGTATGCAAGCTATAGCTGTTTTTCTTTCGTACCCGCACGCCTTCCTTACTGCTTTTATATCGGATACTATGCGCTTTACAAGCTTGCTTTCGTCATTAAGCAGCAGCGTGTACGTCTCAATTTCCTTTTGTATGCTGCTAAGCTGCTCCTGCAAGGACAAAACTTCAAGCCTAACAAGTCTTTGTATGCGCAGCGCTACTACACTTGAAGCCTGCTGTTCAGTAAAGCTAAACGCATATTGCAAGCGCTGCTTTGCGTCCGCAACGGAATCACTGCTTTTTACTATATCAATCACTTTGTTAACGTTGTTGCAGCACGTTACATACGCTTCAAGCTCCTGCTGCTTGCTTGACAGCTTGTTAACAAGATATGCGTATTTTCTCCTGTACACATCCTTTTGAAACTCGCAAAACTTTTTAAGTATGTCAACAACTCCAAGCACTTTGGGCACGCCGCTGTCAATTACAAGCATGTTGCAGGAATATGTGTCCTCGAGTTTTGTGTACGCGTATAGGACTTGCACAATGTAGTCAACGTCAGCGCTTTTTGAAAGCTCCAGTACAATCCTTACGCTGCTTCCAGTTTGATCTATAACGTCAGTAACTCCAACAAGCTTTTTGCTTTCAATGAGCGAAACAACGTTTTCCATAAACGACGTTATTCCGGATCCTACTAAGGTGTATGGAACTGCTGTAATGACTAGCTTGTCCTTTTCCTTACCTGTTCCGCGCTCGACGTGCCACTGACCGCGTATTCGCACCTTGCCCGTACCTGTTTCGTACAGCTGCTTCATGTCCTTTGCGTTGCAAATAACGCCTCCTGACGCAAAATCAGGAGCGGGCATTTTTAACAGTATTTTATCAGCTGTAACGGTTTTATGAGTAAGTGCGTAGATGTTTGCGTCCGCAACTTCGTTAAAGTTAAACGTGGGTATGTCGGTGCGCATTCCTACAGCAATGCCTTCCGCACCAGTTAAAAGAACCATAGGAAGAACACAGGGTAAAACAGCGGGCTCCTGCAAAGTACCGTCGTAGTTGCTTTCGAAGTCCACAGTGTCAAACGGCAGCATGTCAAGGTAGCAGCGCTCAGCAAGTTCGGAAAGTCGCACCTCCGTATATCTGGAAGCAGCAGCGCCGTCCCCTTCAACGGACCCAAAGTTTCCTTGTCCGTCAACAAGCGTGGCTGCTTTTTTAAAGGGTTGAGCCATAGTAACAATAGCTCCGTCTATACCTGCGGAGCCATGCGGATGGTAGTTTCCGCTTACAATGCCCGATATTTTTGCAGTCTTTTTATAGGGCTTGTCGTGAAAGTTTTTCTCCTTGTACATAGCGTACAGTATTCGGCGCTGAACGGGCTTTAGTCCGTCACGTAAATCGGGAACAGCTCTGTCAACTACTACTGAAACGCTGTAGTCAAGTAAACTTTTTGAAAGCAGTTCGCTGTATGGCATATCCTCTATGCTACACGTCAATTTCCGCTGTTTGCGCGTTGTCACGTATGAACTCCTTTCTGTACTTCACGTCCGTGCCCATAAGCTGCTCAGTTATCCTGCTGTCACTTGCATCGTCGTCTATTACTACTCTTCTAAGCATGCGCGTTTTAGGGTTCATAGTAGTTTCCCACAGCTGATCAGGATTCATCTCTCCTAATCCTTTGTACCTTTGCACATGGGATACTTTATTTTCGCTAAGATACGATTTAAGCTCGCTGTCCGTGTACATGTACGCAGCATTTCCTTTTACAGGAAACGCTCTGTACAAAGGAGGTACAGCGCAGTACAGATGACCTTGCCTAACAATTTCGGGCATTAAACGATAAAACAGCGTCATAAGAAGAGTAGTGATGTGCCGCCCGTCACTGTCACCGTCGGTCATTATAATAATCTTATCGTACTTTAGCTTGGAAATGTCGAAGTCGTTGCCGTAGCCTTCGCCAAACCCGCACCCTAAAGCATATATGATTGTTTTTATTTCCTCATTAGCAAGCGCTTTGTTTACTGTGCACTTCTCGACGTTTAATATCTTTCCTCGTATAGGAAGTATTGCTTGGTGCTTTCTGTCCCTTGCCATCTTTCCGGATCCAGCTGCACTGTCACCTTCAACAATGAACAGCTCAGAGACACTTGCGTCCTTGCTTTCGCAGCCTGCAAGCTTTCCGTTACTGTCGAACGAGTACTTCTTCTTTTTTGCAAAAAAGTTTTTATGAGCGCTTGCTTCAGCTTTTCTAAGCTTCCTGCATCTTAAAGCAACAGCAATTACTTTTTTAAGCACGTCAACGTTTCTGTCAAAGTACAAAGTAAGCTGTTCAGTGCAAATGGATGAAACTATTTTTGCTACTTCCGGATTATCGAGTTTTGTTTTTGTTTGACCCTCAAATTGAGGGTCGGGATGCTGTATGGAAACGACAGCTATAAGACCGGAACGCACGTCAGCGCCCGTAAAGTTGTCATCGCTTGCTTTTAAGCTGCCCAGCTGTCTAGCATACGAATTTATTAGCGAAGTTAAACTCGACTTAAAGCCCGTTAAGTGCGTTCCGCCCTCGTGCGTTTGAATGTTATTGCAAAACCCTATTACTGTTTCCTTTAAGGATTCCACGTACTTAAACGCAACGTGAACATGCACTGTACCCTTTTCGCTTTCCTGTGAAGCGTTAAACGTATAGCATTCGCATAAATCGGCAACGTCTTGAGACAGCTCGTCCACGTATGCTTTAATCCCGTTGGGCTCGTGAAACGTTATAGTTTCCTCACTACCCGATCTTTTATCCTCAAATATAAACTCTAGATTAGGATTTAAATAGGCCGTTTGATGTATTCTATTCTTTATGTCGGAGGATTTAAATACTACGGTTGAGAATATGGATGCGTCCGGCTTGAATGTTATCTTAGTGCCTGTTTCCTTAGACGTACCAATTACAGGCAACATGCCATCTTCAAGCTCAATTACCGGTTTGCCGTATTCATACCGATCATGATATACGTTATCGTCCCTATATACTTCTATATCCATCCATTCGGACAAGGCGTTTACAACGGAGCTTCCTACTCCATGAAGTCCAGAAGAATATAGATAACTGTCGTTATCAAACTTACCTCCAGCATTTAAAGTTGTTAACACCAGACGTACTGCAGGGATTCCTTGTTCCAAATCAGCATCAACTGGAATGCCTCTGCCAAAATCCCTAACAGTACAGGAGCCATCATCATTAAGGGACACATATATCTTAGTACCATATCCCTGCCCGTATTCATCCACGGAATTATCTATTATCTCATATAGTAGATGATTTAGACCACTAACATTAGTGGAACCAATATACATAGCAGGCCGTACACGCACATGTTCCAATCCGGATAATACACGTATGGAAGAAGCATCATAGTCGGACATAGGATATCACCTTATCCGAGTTATGTACTTTATAGTATTTATATTCTTCTTCTGTCATATATCTAAAGTCTTTACTTTTCAATGTTAGCTTAGTAACCTTATCAGGATATTTGTCACATCTATTTACGATAACGCTATAATCCTCATGATAATATCTGCAGCATAATCGTCTGGACGAAAAAGCTAAATCATCTTGTATACATAAAACATGTTTACAATTATGCTGATTTTCGGATTCGCGTGTTCGAACTTCTGGGTCCGATTGAACTTTCTTACTATGTATGGAATGTTTTAATCTAAACTGTTCTCTTTTATGCTCCATAAGAGGGTTATGATAAAAATGATAAACATTCTCTTTACAAGTACACATTTCTAAGTTACAAACTCTATCGTCATTATGAACTCCGTTAATGTGATTAACTTGCAAGTCTTTATCCCAATCCGACAAGAAGACCTCTGCTACTAATCTACATACCCTAAAATGTCTACACTTACCATCATCTAATTGAAGGCTAATCTTGTGATATCCATTCTTATCAGATAGTAACTTAAGATAGGCTAAAGGAAATGTACGAATATAAGATGTACCTGTTTTACGGTTTGTAATTGTTTTGGAATATTCTAATCTTCGAATAGTACCGTAATTAGATACCTGATATATAGAAGAACCTGGAACATATCTCCATTCTACATCATTCTTTATATCCATAACATATTCATTTCTCTTAATAGATAAGCATGTAAAGTTGTAAGAACAACTCTTAACGCGGATACTCCGCTTTCGTGCATGTCAACGGGTATGCCGCGCCCTTCATCAAGTACCGTAACGGAGCCGTCATCGTTAAGCCTGACGTATATGTTAGTTCCGTACCCGTTGCTTGCTTCGTCTACTGCGTTGTCAACAATCTCGTATACTAAATGATTAAGGCCCTTTTGAGTAGTTGAGCCTATGTACATAGCTGGACGCACTCTAACAGCTTCAAGCCCTTCCAGCACTTTAATGTTCGATGCGTCGTAAGCCACAAGCTACTCCTCGGCTTGCTGCTTTTTTATCGATCCTTTGGGCCTACCGGTCTTGGGCTTGTTTATTCTGCGCTCAACAACATCGCTTACGGACACAAGCTTGTTTCTTCCTGTTGTTGTTTGAGCTTGGATCTCTCCTGCTGTAATTAAGTTAAACACGCGACCAAACGTAACGTTTAAGTACTTCGACGCGCACGTTATCTGCGTCCATTCGCCGAAAACTCTTTCCGTGTTTGGAACGTCGGGAAGCTCCTCCTTCTGTCGGTTCCAGATGTGCAGATCCGCGTCCGTAATCTCGTTAACTCGATAGTAGTTTTCGCAATGTTTACTGCTTACGTCATCCTGCACAAGAGACGTAAGCAGCTTTGTCATGTCGTGCTGTGACCCTACTTCATGTCTGCTGTATGTGTTGGTATTTGAGTTGTACGACTCAACTGCATATGACGCCATATAAGTCTCTCCTAAGCTAGCGTGTTCCTGCATACTGCGACTATAACATCTAGTATACAATAAAACACGCAGGACGTTTTGAAAGACTTAATTAACTCGATGTACTTTATTCACCATGCCTAAAGGAAGTCGCGTTGTCTATGGTGTGCGTTTCCGAAAACACAACATAGGTAACGTGTTCAGTGTTAGCAGCGCGTATATGCGTAGTAAATTGACCCTCATGTTCATTAAGCTTTTGCCACGATGTGGTAATGTCGGCGCCTGAGGTGCACATGCACATATAGCTGTCCTTGTACGTTATCGATGCGCTGCCCATAACTTTAAGAATGTTACCGCCGAACAAGCACCAAGCGCTTTCGTCGTCGTTTTGCATAACATCGATGCCTAGCTTGCTTTTGGACTCATTATCCAGTTGAGCCAATATGTCAAAGTTTTTTGCACGTTCCATACTTACTCCCGTAATAGCAGCAAGGGCAGCTTCATAAGCCACCTTTGCGTTAACTGTTTATTTAACCATAAGCACAATGTAGGACACGGGCTTTTGAAACTTCTTTAAGTCCTGGCCGGGCAAAGCTTCCGCAAGCATATCCTTGTCAAACGTGTAACGCATGCGTGTGCTTGCAGTAATGGAAAAGCTGTTTCCGTCAGCATGCTTGTTGTCACAAAGCTCCAAGTAATCGACAATATCGGACTTAAGGCTTTCAAGCTCCTGTCTAAGCTCTGCTTCCTTGACTTTAAGCTTGCGGTACTTGCGAACTTTATCAGCAAACTGCTTTTCCTGCTCAGTAAGCTTCTTGGGCATTTTGTACCTCGTTTCCGTGCTGTTGCACTGTGGATAATGTAGTAAGTACAAAATTAGTATATAGCAGTTAATATATAGTTACAACGCTTATTTTAAAAATAGTGATCATCTATTATTCTTCGAGCTTGCTTGTCTATGTCCTTATACTCGCTAAAGTCAACATCGTACTCATCGATGTATATATGTCCAAACGGATCCTCAGCATCTATATACTTAACAGCTTCGACTATGCTGGTAAACTTTTCAACACAGTCAGCCATATGCTCAAGACTTGAAGCAGTGTACTTGTTGTGCAAGCAGCACACTCCTTGCAAGTTGTTAAACCGTATGCTTCCGCTCTTTAGCTGATCAAGCATTTGCTCAAATGCATCAAATCTAGCATCCTCGGAGCTGCGCCTAACTAAGCAGGACAGAAAGCTATCTCCTCTGTTGCGCAGTGCTGCTCGCTTTACAGCATTTGAATACGCGTCTATGTAAATGATGCTAAATTTGCCAAAGGGCATGTTGCTCAAGATTTGATACAAGCCAAACGGGTCCACAATGTATGCATCGCAATCCCGTACTTGCTTTTCCGTTGCAAAATACCAATCCTGCTTGCTGCTGTTTTTAATTTTAGTTTGAGCTACTTTTCCGCTTATACTCTTTGCTTCAGTTTCGGAAACAAACGCATGCGTGTTTTCTCCTGCATATCGAGGCTCGCGCGTTGTATAGGACTTTACGAACCTCCACCCTAAGTAGCTTTCCAAACAGCTTCTAAGCGTATCCTTGCCTGTACCTGATCTTCCAAGTATTAAATACTTTATGCTCGACTTTTCGGACATGTGCATTCCTTAACTACACTGCATATGGACTGCAATAGACGTTTACACTAAGTCAATAGTAGCGCACATTTAGCCGTTTGCGTACCTCACGTTTCAACTAATTGCTATGCTAGCTGTGCTTCTTTTTTGGCCTGTGAACAGGGTTTTGCTTGCTTGCATCAATAGCTACGCGATGAATGCCCTTTTGCCGCTTAAGAGCTCCACTCTTAATAATATTGTTTAGATTAACTACCTTAAAGTTAACTACGTTTGAAGCTAAGTTAACGTGATGTGCATCCGGATACTGCTTACCCATATGACAGTGTCCATGAATATTCAAACACCAGTTGCATCCTTGAATGGGTTCGTGACTTAGCAGGATTTTATCTGATATAAACAAAGGACCTGTGTACACTTCATCGAAGACATCGCTGTAGTATGCAGCGTTTCTGTCGTGATTTCCTGTAATAAGGACTAGATGCGGCTTTTTACCAGGTTTCCAAGCATTCTTAAAGTAGTATTTGCTGCCAACGTCGCCCAAATGAATAAGAGTATCGCCCTTATGTACTTTGTTGGCAATGCTTTGCATATGAAGGCTTGCTGTGATCCACTTATGGTACATAAGCTTGCAGTCGGTGTCATCAAAATGAGTATCGGATACCAAATAAATGCTTCCAGTTTCCGACCACTTTTGAAAAATAGGATACAGGGACGTAATCATGCTACTTTTCCTTGTTTTGAGCAGTGTACAAGTTGTGCTTACGACAATAAGCATCCAGCTGTTGCAGTGTAGTTATACTGCTAGGAGCTCCTAGCTCCTCTATAACGTCGCTAAGCGGATCAATACCTTGCAAATAGTTATAGCATGTACTTTCGTCAACCACTTCGAACCACATAAGCAGAAGTATTGGAAGAGACTTTTTAATAAAAGCCTCGACACGGTTTAAAACGTCTGAATCATAGCAATTAGGATACTCCTTTGGAGTCATATAACTATGTAATTCCAGTTTACAGTTTCCTTCTTTATCAAAACTCATTGAAGGACAAGTAAATTTACCGTTTGACTTTGCTGTACCTCCTGCAAACTTAACGCGTGGACCATGTGAAGCTTCCCTGGAAGATACGTAAATAAATGTTGGAATAAGAGGCTTTAATTCGGGTAAGCAGTGCTTTGTCCTTATTTTGGACATATCGAATACGTCTTCGGTGCTCTTAATGTAGCGTTTCATGTTAACTCCTTTCGTTACAATAAATTATATACTAATTACTATACCATTCAAAGGTCATTTGTCCTGCATCGTACATTGGCGTATACCCTTTAGCAGTAATTAGCTCCTCGTTTGACGTTCCTTTTCCGTAGTGTTCGCAAAATATTTGATCATACCCGCGTTGCAGCAAAAAGTTATTAGTAATGTGAGGAGACCTCTCCTTACCGGTTGCAGAGTACCAATGCTTTGAAGGAGCTCCCAGGCTTACAAGCGTCATGCCAAGTCGGTAGTACACGTTACCCTTAAACTTTGCGTAATCGCAATACGATATAATTGACTTCGGCTGCTTTAGCTTAACAAAATGCTTAAACATCCTATCGGACGCACCCGACACAGCGTACCTAGGATGAAAGCAAAGCCTAATAAGCTCCCATTCGTACTTCCTGTTGTATCGAGGCTTGCCAAACGTCATTACAGCCAGAAGCTGACCCTTGTAGTACATTCCAAGACAGCATGTCTGCCCTTTAGCAGCTCCTTGCAAGTGATATAGCTTTAAAAACGCGTTAGCTGTTTTCTGCTCTACCAGCTCAACGCTGCATTTTCGAGCATATACACTTGTCTTATGTTGCAGCATTGCAGCTACCTTAAACGGATCGTCCCAATCAAACACGCATATGCACGAATATCCGTTGCGTTCAGCGCACTTTACGCAAGACAAAGCAAACTCAGGTTCAGTGTTGTCCACGCAGCACTGCACAAGAGTCGTTCCGCACTTTGCAGTATAGCTAATGCCTTCAATATTCACGTCCTTTTCTGTTTGAACGCCCTTGCTTGAAAGTATAGTCTGCAAGTATTCGCTAGCGCACGGCTTGCCGTAGTACCAAGGATACTTTGTCTTTTTAACTGATGACACAGATCTTCTTGCAAGCATATAATCCCTTCTTCAAGTAAACGCATTCTATTGCAGTATTTAACGTCTATAAGTATAACGAAGCGCACGCAAAGCGAAACTCAAACATATCTATTTATATAATTTTATCTATACATTTTTAATTTAATTATATATACTGTAGTCACGGCAAAACACAAGTAGAAAGGCGTTTGTCATGTACATGGAAAAGGACGACGAAGTTTTGGTTTACGAGCAAGGCAAGTGCACGTACAGCGGACGCGTTGGCGATCTTCCCGCAAAGCGTCAGAAGCAACTCAACGACGCAACGCATTTGTTCCGTTTGGACGTTTTGGAAGAAGGGTACAAGTGGTTGGTAATTTTCTTCTAGTCATATAAGCAAAACAGGGTACTGTAAAAGGTACCCTGTTTTTTTTTGACTGCTTATGTACGCATCAAATAAAGCTAGCTGCTACTTTAACTAGCTAATTATTTGTACACACCTCTATCGCGCAACGCATCAAACAAATCATTATCGTCAAATTGATCTTTATCATGAGTATCGTAAAAATGCTTTAAAACAGATCAACGTTATCCCGGATGTACTCAACTGCTTCGTTTATTTTTTGCTTATCCGCATGCTTAATCTTTGAAGGCCAGCTGTCCACGTGTACGTAAGGCTCCAGCATAACTACAACTTCAACATCAGGTGTACCTACTTTTACCCTTGCGTAGTTGTGCTCAACTGTGCGTTCGCATCCTTTATGGCCCGACCAAATATCACATGATAGACCTGTACGCCTAGGTGTTAAATTGGCCATGCCAAATACATTCTGCTCATGGGCCTTAATATAACGCTTCATTTCAGTACCTTCTTGCTATTAGTATAACACTTATTATACAATTCCATGCCATGCAAATCGCATCTGTCCGCAGTCGTACACAGGGAGATACCCTCTGTCAATCATAAGAGCTTCGTTGCTTGTTCCTTTGCCAAAGTTTGTGCCAAAAATCTGATCAAACCCACGCTGCCTTAAAAAGCTGTCAGTTATATGCTGCATTTTCTCGGACTTTTTACTTGAATACCAATGCTTTGTAGGCTTCCCGGAACTTTCAAGTTTAAACCCAAGCTTTTCGTAAACACGTCCAGTAAACTTGCTCCTGTCGCAATAGGAAACAACGGAAGTAGGTGCGTACTCCTTTACAAAATATGAAAACAGCCTCTCAGCTCCGCCCGCTACGCTAACACCCGACTTTGTGCAAAGCCTAAGCATTTCCCATTCAAAGTTTTTATTGTACCTAGGTTGACCAAACGTCATAACTTCCAAAATATCGTCGTCTTTAACAAGCGCATAGCAAGCTTTTTGACCCTTGCATGTTCCTTGCAGATGATACTGATTTAGGAACTGACTGCACTTGCTGCTGGAAAGCTTAACAGCTTGACACTCTCTTGCATAAACTTTGACACAGGGTACAAGAAGCTGAACTATCTTATCCCAGTTGTCCCAATCCCATACGTGTATGCAGCGATATCCGTTTTGTTCAGCGAGCAGCATCTTGTCTATATGATAATTTATATCAGCGTTTTGCTTTAACGTTCCTGTAAATACATTTAAGTAGCTGTTATGACTTGCTGTAGGATTTATCTCAACTAGAGCGTTTCCTACTTTTACGTCATAGCTTCTTGTGCCTATTCTAAATTCCTGTGTACACTGCAAGTTATATTTACTTAACAGCTTGCAAAAATTGTTGTTTACTTTAGACACTGTGTGACCGTTGCTTTGCCTGCAACCCTCTGTCATGCAGTAATAGGGTACACCGTATCGATGCTGTACTGTATTTGATATATTTTGCTTTACTGTATCCGCTTGAAGTACGCTGCTTACACCGTATTTTCGATACACGGATGTACGCAATTTTTGCTTCACAGCTTCGCATTTCATTGGGTTGTCAACACCGTATTTTTCTAAGCATGTTTGCTTTATTTTATTCTTCACTTGCGTGCTTGTAACAGGATTTTCACATCCATATTTTTGCAAATTTGTATTCTTGCGTCTGTTTATTACTTCAGTACTTTGCTGAGCCCAGTCCACTCCGTAGTTTAAGCGATTAGTTCGTATCTTTTTCTCGTTAAACTTTCGAGCTTCGCTTCCTTTGACTCCATATCTTGTAACCATTGTACGCTCTCGCTTTACAAGCATACAGCGCTTACTGCACGTAACATCATTTTTGTACGTAAACACGTCAACGCTAACATCAGCACCGCATATGCAGCATGGCTTAAAATGCTGTTCATAGCAAATTTGCCTGTTGTTGGAACGAGGTGTAAATACTTTTCCGCATATTAGACAAGTACGCTGCTTGGAAGTAATGCAAACAGCCTTAGTTCCGTATCGCTTTTCGCGTGTTTCCGTAGCCTTTGCTGCGTACACACGTCCGTTACCAGATTGCCTTCTGTACTCGCCTGCACAGTGCGTGTCGCAAAACTTTTTGCACTTGTTGTAAATAGTTACGGTAAATGTACGTCCGCACTGCAAGCACTTTTTAGGATGAGGTGAGCAACACATAACTTTATTGGGCTTGTTAGTTTCAAATTTTTTGCCGCATACTACGCATACTTTTGTGTACATGTACATACCTCGTTGCAGTTTATGTATAACTGCAATTATACACAAAAACAGGGCTGTTCATTTCTGAACAACCCTGTAAACATCGCAATCGTATACTATTGTACGCTTACATGTACGGAGTTAAATCCGAACCCGGCGGTAAGGCGATAAGATCTATAGTAATTCTATCGATGACCCCTTGCGGAACTATGTAAATTTTGCCTACAACACTGTTGGCTTTTACCATGCCAAGGGCATCCAAGTCGTGATTCATAGTCACGTAGTAGTCCTCAATAGCTCCAACGTTGCGCATAGTGTCCAGCAGCGGAGTTACGCCTGCGTGGAACATGCTGTACGCGCTTTGGTTGTTGTACTGGAACGTAATGCGAATGCCTGCCTTGTACACAGCATCCTCAATAGCGCAAACAAGATGTCTAGTGCTAAGATTACGAAGAGCCTGATATGTTGCAACAGGGTTGTTAAACAGCGTTTGATTTCCCCACAAGCAGATGCCCATTCCAGGGATATCAGTAATAACGTTTACGCCGCATCCGCCCTGTTCGTCAGTAGGCTGCCAAACGTCAAGTACCTTCTTGGGCACTTTGTACTCGGGCTTAACAATCTTAACGCTGTGCGTGCGCGACGTGGGTTGAATCCACTCGTACTGTGCGCTTTGGTTCAGTACCATGGAGCGCTGAATCATAAGAGCAAGGAATGAAGGAGGAGCAACGTTGTACTTTGCAGTGCCCACGTACTTGTACTGAGCCCAAGGGGCAAACAGTGCGCTGTGCGTAGCGTACAGGCTGCTGTTTACGTCAAAGCCGGAGTTGTCGGGCTCAAACGTTGAAAGCATTTGAGCGTAGCCCTTGTGGCTTTCGGACTCGTTGTACACGTCCTTGCGAGGGATGCTGCGAGGAATGTCAAGATATGCAGTAGCGCAACGGCTGTAGTACGCGCACTCCATCATCTTAAGATGCAAGGGGCTAATGCAGTCGAGTGCTGTTGCTTCTCCTGCTGTGGACGCAAGCTCTCCGCCAAGGTACTCAATGTCCATGTCGTCCCAGCCCGGCGCAACAATGCGATTCGGGTTGTACGCAAGCTTGTCCTTGAGCAGATCGTACACTTCAACAGCGTAGCGGAACAGCCACTCGCGATAGCGCTGAGTTTGGGCAACTTCCATATCCGTTACAGTTGCAGTTCCGTCAGCCGTCTTGTACTCTCCGCCCTCGGGCTGACCAGTGATTCCAGCGTTCTTTTTAAGCTGCTGCATGTACTGGAACGCGTCAATGTCGTTTGCAGTTACGCTGTCAGCTGTGCGAGCGCTGTGGAAGCGAGTAAGCGCCAGGTTAGCAGCGTCCTTAAGAACTTCGGAGCACGTTGCGGACTCGGAGCAGTACTCCCTGTCAGTTCCGCCGGAAAGCGCTACGCCCTTCTTAACGTCCTCGCCGTTTACGGACAGCGTGTACGTGTCAAGAATGTCGCCAGTGTGAACAACGTCAACAAACTGAGACTCAACTTCGTCAACGTACAGCACGGAATCCGTGGCGTTTGAAGGATCGAAAACGAAGGCAATGTTTTCAACAGCTGTTTTAACGCCAGCGTCGTCCTTTACGTACGTAACTAAGTTCCAGTAGTTGCGGTTAATGGGCTTGTACATACTGCAAATGAGCTGGTTGCCGAAAGTTCCAGGATACTTAGCCTTAATGGCAAGCGTGCAAGCTGCTACGTCCTCTCCGCCCTTTTGCTTTACAGCAATGCTGGGCGAGGAAGCTTTGCAGCCGGGGCTTAAACGGCAAACTAAAACGTCGTATCCGGCTGTAAGCAGCGTAACAGCCATATAGTACGAGTAGTCCTTTGCAAGACGGTACCCGGCAGCGGGTCCGCGATAGTCGCTTACAAAGGATTCAATACCCGCTTGCGTAGCGGGATATCTCTGCCATGCAACGTTTTCAAGCTCGAGAGAAAGCTTATCGCCAAGCTCTGTAGCCTGAGTGTCTGAAATAGCTGTCTTAGGATCAAAGAAACCAGGACCCCAGCAACTTGTAATGGGCATAGCAACAGTAGCGTAGCTGTTGTTTCCAATGCTGTACGTAAAGTTGTTTGAGATCTCGTTAATGGTAATCTGTGACATGTATTTCAAACCTCCTCTTCTTTGCTAGAAGCTGTAATGTAAAACCTATACCGCTACAGAGCACAACGTTTCATCTCTGAGCTGATACCTGAAGTTATTAACGGTTCTACTGCGACAGCTGCACTTCGTCCATTTGCATGCTTGCTTGCTGCTCCGCACTGCTGTCCGCACTGTCGCACTGTAGCGTGCCTGCGTCGACGTCTTCGCTGCTTGAAGGCAGTTCAGCGCTTTCGGGTTCAACGCTTGCGCTGTCCAAAGCAGTTTCCTGCGCACGCGTCTGCTTTCGCCTGCGCTTTTTTGCAGGTTTACTTTGCTGCTGTTCACACTCTTCTACAGGCTTGCTAGCTGGGACAAGTCTAGCGTCCAGCGGACTGCCTTCGATATATCCTACTTTGCCTGCTTCCACTGTGCAGCCCATATAGCATATATCGCAATTTGACGTGTTTAAAAAATAAGGCAATGTTACTCCTTGCTTTTACTTCTGCATTGTAACAATGCTTGACGGTACATTAGTTTTTACAGCGCTATCATTTACGCTGCGTTCAGAGCAGCTTTCCGAACTTTCAGCGACACTGCTTTTACTTTGTGAGTTAGTAGCAATTTCAACTGCTCTAAGAGCAGCAGAAGCAGCAGAGCAGCCAAGCAAAGACATATTTGAAACTTCAACTTGCGAGTCAGCCGAAACAACTGAGTACACCTTGCCCTGTGCGTCAACGTACGACAAAGTAAACGCTTTGCATATTCCGTCACCTGGAAGCTTAGGGTCGTCTCCTTCGTCGCTAACAATGCTAATGCGATAATTCATAGTTATCTACTCCAAGCTATACGAGGTTCTTCCGAACATGCTTCTGTTTTGAACAAGTCCGTTTGAAATAAGCTTTAACAGCGAGCTTCTTTGTCTTGCGTTAGGCCGAACGGGTGAGTACCAGCCTTCGGACCAAACTGCTACGCATTCGTTGTCCTGCAACAGCCACGTTAGATAGTCGCAGTACATGTTCTCAGGACAGCTGTACACGTACTCCTGCCGCGTAAGCAAGTTTTCTCTAGCTCCTAAAATTTCAAGAAACCCTTGATGGCTAGGAACTGCGTAGTGTATCTTCCCGTTGCGGTCTATAATGCACTCGCAGTAGTTTACGTACGTCTTTTTGTGCTGCTCGATGTCAAAATCGCAATGCATGTCGTACATAGCAAGCCTTTCGTTAGCTGCCAACGCTTACCCTGTACAAATTTTAGCATAATTAAATACTTTTACTTATACAAAAAAGGAGCTAAGCGCAAAGCTTAGCTCCTTGAGTACCTGCAATTGCTGCGTAAAAGCTAGAACGGAGATGCATCCGAAACAGCTACCTGCAAGCGGTCAAGTGCTTCGCCGTAAATGCCCGCGTAGTCGTCTCCGCCATACGTTGAGCCGTCGTCACACACGCTGTTAAGCCATCCCTCGCGATCGACTGTCTGAGAGCGATAGTACACTTGCTTGTAGCTCTCGCCCTTGGGTGTTACGTAGTACATGCGAACGCCGTCAATAGCGTGTCCGCCGATGCCCGCGCAGCCGTTTACAAGGTCGTTCATGTTGCCCGTGTTTACGTACGGAAGCCATCCGTCCTGCTGCGTGTGAACTTGATACTTTAACGTTCCGCGATCAACCCATGCGCACAGATAGTCGTGCTTGCCGCACGGAACGCCTGCAAAGCCGTTGCTGTTAACGTTGTTAAAGTTAGTTACAACTTCGTTCCATCCGCCATTTAAGTTTCTAAGCGCATAGTGAACGTTTACTAAGGACTTTCCGGGTAAGTGGGAAGTGTTAGCGGAAGGGTTAGGAGCAGGCGTGGGGACGTTTTGCGAAGGCTTCGGAGCAGCTGCTTCCGTGCCGTTCTTCATAGCGTCGTACCATTCCTGAGCACGCTGCATGTACTGAGCGTTCTGACTGCCCGCAAGCTCGCCAGGGCACGCAGTAGCGGACCAATGCTTATGCGGGAACACGTTTACAAGCCACTGCGGACGACCCAGGTTGTAGTACAAGCACAATGCAGCAACTAAGTGTGCTCCGGACTCGATAGCAGCAGGGAACACAGTCCAAGGATTGCTTCCGTTGTTAGCGTGCTCAATTGAGATAGTGTGCGTGTTAGCGTACCAGTTTCCGCAAGCCCATGCGGTATCCCAGTCGTTAACAAGCTGTCCAACTTTTCCATCGGACTGCACTGCGTAGTGAGCGGACGTTTGCGAATGAGACCACAGGTTGTAGCACTGATCAATGCTTAAATTTGCAGCCATGTGATGAATGGTAATGCCAGTAATGTTTGCACCCTGTCGTCCTGCTGTGTAGTCGCAGGGTAAAATTTTTGTGACGTCAGCCTGGATGTTCTTCCAGTCCATACATATCACCTTCCTAATATGCGAGCAAAGCTCATACCAATATGCTCACAGTTATGGAAGGTGTTTTATTTTGACAGTCGACAAAAAAAAGCAGCCTTGCGGCTGCTTCTAAGCGTAAGTTTTTGTTGTTACGCGATGTTCCAAAATTCTAACAACAAAATATGATCAAAACTTGTTATTAGAGATGCTTAATTGCGTAAAAGTACGAGCGTCCATCGGAAAACACGTCATTAAACTTTTCCTCGGACATAGCGCCCTTGTAGTCCTTGTCGTACGGATCCATAATCCAAATGCCGCTATCGTCCCATTTGTACACCAGCACAATGTGCCCTTCGTACTGCTTGCCGCCTTCCCGCAAGCCTGTGTACACGGAAGCAAACAAGCAGTATCCGTCACGCAAATCCTGCTTAGCTTCGTCTATGTTCCATGTTTGAGGCTTGTACTCGTCTCCGTACGTTTGATGTATGTACTCGCAAAACTTTCCCATGTCGTTTACGCCGTCAGTTAAGCATGAATCTCCTACAGCTTTATGCAAGGACACAGGAGTGTACGAAGCGTCCTTTGTTATCCAGCTAATATACGAAGCAGCTGCCGTTAAACCGCAGCCGTACGTTTCTATAGTTCCTTCGCTGTAGGGCATGTTTTTCCACTTTTTATCAGTTTGCAAGTAGTGAATAGGGTCGGAGTTTTCCGCTAAGGAGTCGTAAACGGTTTCGGACTTTTGCTTTTGCGAGGAGTTGTCGTTGCGATGCACGGAGCTGCTGTCCATGACGCACGTTGTAAGCATAAGAGCTAAGCACTCAACTGCAAAGATAGCAGCAAGCGCCGCTATAAACTTTTTGTACTTAGCAACGCAGGTATCCTCATCCTCTTCCGTTTTATGCTTTGCGCAGTACGATATGTTGCAGTCGTCCATATCGTCGTACTCAAAGGGTTCCCAGTCAAATTTACTTTCCATGTACACACCGCCTCGTATTTTCAACAAGCAGCTGAGCTACTCAAAGCAGTCAGCAGTAACAATCCAGTTATAGTAGCTGTCAACGGAGTCACCAATAAGAGTACACATTTCCACGCCGTTAACGTCAAAGCACTTGCGCCTAACTTGAAGCTCGCTTAAATGCAGCTGAAAAGCAGCTCTGTCGTCAATTTTAAACGTAACAAACTTTTCAGTTCTGGACACGCACTTAGCAGGAAAATGATAGTATGCCCCTTTAGTGGCTTTATACGTGGCTCCTACTTTGAACTTAGTGTTCTCTTCAAAGCTGCTTGCGTCCATTACATCCTCCTGTTGCACAGCGTTTCATCACGTGTTTAGTATACTATATTATATAGTGATGAGTATATAGTTTATTTAACTTTAATTTTGTATCAATTTATTGACGGTTGCTGTGCAAAAGAAAACAGCTGCATCGCTTGTGAAAGCAAGGCAGCTGTTTGCAGTAAATATAGCTTAGTTCACTAGTAAGCAATGTTTCCGTTAGCGTCGAACTCGAACCCTTGCTCGTCAATAAACTGCGCAACGTAAGGATTGTCCTTGCTTAGGCTGTACTCGTAATCCGCAACAAAGTCGTCAACAGCTGCTTGCGTTGCAACCCTTGCGCAGTGCTCGTAAGGAGTTTGCAGGCTTGCAAGCTTTGCTTCAAGTTTAACGTACTCCGCGGAGGAGCTGTCCGCATAGTACAAAATATCGTCAGCATCGCTGTTGCTGCTTCTAAAGCTATCCATAGCGTCGTTAAACTGCTCAACTTGCTTTTGCACGCGCTCAAACTGCGTTTTCCAGGTGCTTGCAAACGTCTCCCCGATAAACAAGCCGTTGCTTTGAACGTCAGGAATATCAACATGATAGTCGGAATCAAGGCCATCTATAGTAAAGATGTCCTCGCCTCTGGGCGTAAGCTCAATAGCAAGATCTGCGTATAAATCGCCGGTAAGAATGTCATAGTTGTAGTCATCCCGAGTAAGAGTAAACTCAACGGAATCAAGCGAATACTTCAGCGATGCGTAGTCCTCCGCAAAACTTGACTTACAGTTCTGCTCCAGAAGTTGATAAATTGTATTATCGCTTAACGCAGCAGCCTTAGCAGTATCCGACAGCTCGGAAAACTTGTACTTGCGCTCATTTGCAGCCTTAATGTATCTCTTCATGCTATGTTCCTTACGGTTAAACGTTAGTAAAACAATATACGGTAAGCTTGCGTTACGATATAAGTATATAACACAGTTTATACTATTGTCTATATCGCACTTGCCCTTGCTGCCACCCTTGCGCTTCGTACTCGGGTATTTTGTCCTTGGATATGCGAGTGTTTTTACGCAATGCATCGTTGTGCATCCAATAGATGTTTGCAACATGTGTAAATCTACCTACGTGCCATCCATCGCGCAAAAACGTATCAACTTGTTCCTTATCAACAAACTTGTTTACGCTTCCGTTGTTTATGCATACTTTTCCTTTAGGACCGCACGCGTTGCCTTTGTTTAATCCTACTTTGCTTGTGCCGTTGCCAAGCTGCCAGCCGTTAGCAATATATTCGTCTAATTCATCGCTGTGCACGCCCTTGCACACGTTATCTTTGTGTACGTACGTAATTCCAGCTGTGCTGTTGCCCAGCCGGCCGCATACCCATCCACTTTGCGCGTATGAATCAACTTGTTCCTTTCTAACTCTTTTATTTTGAGTTAAGTTGTGCATCCATACGTACTCACTCATGCTTATCTTATTTCCGCGCCCTTTTTGCCAACGCAAATTTTGCATGTCAGCAACTAGACCTACAGCAACAAGCTTTGTTTCGTTTGTATCTATGTTTGTCATCCATACTTTGGGTTCCTTGCTGTGCGCTGCTAGGCGTTTACTTCTCTGTGCGCTTTGATACAATTTAGCTTGCTGCTCAAGCTGTTCAATGTCCTCGTTGCTTAGCGTAAACTCTTTAGACTGCTTTCCCGATATGCATAGCACGTATTCAGTGTTTACGCCAAAATGACTTTTATTTACTTTTTTATCAACAACGTACTGTTCCCACCCTTTGTCAACAACCTTGCACACCATTACGTATTCATTTGCATTTGGCACGTTGTTCATAACTATATTAAGCCACTGACATTGAGTTAGGTTGCAGTCCTGATTGGAAACGTACACCTCAACATCCTGATAAGGCGGACAGATAAACACTGAGCACTGCTTGTTGTACGTAAACTTTTTTGCGTCGTTAAGCTGTATATCCCTACCCTTTGACCGATGCCATGCAACTAGATCCTGATTTATATCGCAGCCAACATACAGTTTTCCAAGTTCCATGCATGCGTCATATCTAGCTCCCCAGCCTGCAAAAGGATCAACAACAACATCAGACGTAATGAAATTGCTAATAACGCGCTTAGCAAATGATTTGCTAAACCACGAAGGCTGCTTACACAGCCTTGTTACGTTCATAGCAGTTAAAACTTGATTGGCATCGATAAACCCACCGGAATACATAATTCGGTTCATTATCATATTCCATCTAATTGATTCGTCGAAAAACGCCTGCTTGGAACTTATATGCCCTGATACTTGCACATCGTAAAACGCTTCGGGTCTATCGGATCTATACGGAAATGCAGCTTGCTTAGTGAACAAGTCAATGTCAACGCCTATAAGCGGGTACTTGCATTTACTTAGATACTTAAGCCCGTTCGACTCAAGACTGTTGGGCTTGCCAAACAGTTTAGCGTGTCCGTTGTCCGTTACTACAACTACATGATTTTTTCTGTATACGTCAAGCTTGTCATTTATAGGAACACCGGAATAATCAAAGACACCTTGCAGAAAATGACCGCCCTTAACTTCAAATAAAATGCCTTCTATGCAAAAGTCAATGTACGTTACGTGGCTGTTGCCCTTGCTGTCCTTGTAACACAAAGGAACTTGACGCGTAAACTTTATATTATTGCGTACTAGAAAATCATATAAAACAGCTTCCCATTCGCTGTCCAGCTTTGTGCCGTCGCATGCAACAGCTTTTTTGCTTGCTTTAGCGTGCTTGTCAAACACTTTCTTGCTTTGCATAGGATGCTCCACGCCGTACTTTTTCATACAAGTGTCCTTAAACTTATCCCTGCTTTTATTTGATCTTAAAGTATTGGACATTTTTTGTCGAACTTCGTCACTTTGAGATGCAAACGGAACGCCGTATCTTTGCAAGCACGTGCTTCGCATCTTGCTTTGAGCTTTATGTCCGCTTTCGCTTAGCTTTTTTCTAACCTGTGCGTTTTGAGACGGTACTTCAGTTCCGTATTTCCTTACACACGTATTCCTTCTCTTTTTGCTTGAGCATTCCTTGGAACAGCAGCACGGCACTTTTCCTTTGGATATGTCAAACTCAAATTGCCTTCCGCACACTTGGCAAACAGCGTAATGAGGTCCTGCGCAGTATTTGGATTTCCCATTCCAGTGCCAGTATTCCTTTCCGCAATACTTACATATTTTCCTTTGATACTGCTTAGCGCACATAGCAACTCCGGGTAACTGCGACAACGTCTATATACGCTTATTATACATAATTCAATCATAAAAATAGAGCCTCAACATGCATTGAGGCTCCGTCTTGCAGCACAAGTTGTCAAATAAGCTTTTACGAACGCTCAGCTTCGGTAAGAGGAATAACCTTGGAAACAACAAGAGTTAAGCTTACTTTCACAAGTTCGCCGCCCTGCTGGTTCATGTCGCCGTAGTTTAAGCTGGACACCCAAACGCCAGGCATCTTGAGTACATCTCTTTCGTTGCCTTGCGCATCGTAACGAACAATGTAGCAAAGTTTCATGTACTCTGACGGAAGTCCAATCTTCTCAGTCTTTGCGTCATAGACTTGACTTCTCCACTCGCGCAGAGCGCCCAGTACGTTCGGAGAGCAATAGCAGTTCAGAGTCCAAGTAACGTCATTAAAGCTAACTTTGCTCGGGAACTTAATAATTCCGTTGCCGTAGTGAACAGTAATGATGTCCTGATTTTCCTCAATGGCTCCAATGGAGTCAGTTGACAGGGTCAGAAGGTCGGAGTTTGCGGACATTGCCGAGCCGTCCATGTTGAATAAACGGAGCTCGAAATTTTGCACGGTAAGTGGTACAAAATTGTCGACGCCCAGCATGTGGTTAGTTCCGAGAGCAATTGGAGAAAAAATGTTAACCACCTCTAACTTATCTGCTTACACAAGAACAAATATATCCATGTAAGAATGTGTATGACTGTACATATGTAGGGTTATTTATACCGCAGCTATTAAAAGACAGTACAATAGTTATTGCTTACCATAATTTAAACCTTTAGGAGTTTAACATGCCTACAGGAACGCCTACAAAGTCGAAGAAGTGCGCTATATGCGGCAAGGAGTTTGTGCCCAAGTCGCCTGCTCAGCGCATATGCTCGGATGACCACTACAGTCCGTGTCCTATGTGCGGCAAGCCTGTTTTGTGGAACACCACAAGCAAAAACGTAAAGCCGTGCTGCAAGGAGTGCTCTAAAGCTCTTACGCGGAAAAAGAACATGGAAAAGTACGGCGTTGAGCATCCGATGCAGCTAAAGGAAGTTCGAGAAAAGCAACAAGCGTCCGTTAAAGCTCATTTTGGCGTTGAACATCCTTTGCAGTGTCAGGAACTCAAAGACAAAGCTGTTAAAACTAACAGGGAAAAGTTTGGAACTGACTGGGCGTTAGGAAACAGGGAGTTTCACGAAAAGTGCTTTGACACAATGGAGAAAAAGTATGGCTACCGCACGTCATTTGAAAGTCCTGAGCTTATGGCAAAAGCACGTGAAACTATGATTGAAAAATATGGGGTTGAAAATCCTATTCAATGTCCTGACATACAGCGTAAAATGCAAAGCACTAATTTGCGCAAATATGGCGTGACAAATCCTATGCAAAACCCTAATATTAACAAAAAAGCGGCAAACACCCGAAAGCAAAACAGCAAGCAAATTGCTGAGCATATAAAGCAGGCGTTTAGGGAAGAGTATGGCGTTGACAATTGCAGGCAGTCTCCTATTGTTATAAATAAGATTAAACAGTCTCTTATAAAGCACTACGGCGTAGACGTACCCTTTAAATCTGACGAAATTAAACAAAAAGCAATGCAGACAAATATGGAAAGATTCGGAGTGCCTTGGTACACGCTTACGCAACAGTGGAAGGAAGGAAGACCTTGCGTAACAAATCTAAGCAACGGCAGCATATCAAAAATAAACAAGAAGTTTGCAAAGCATTTGGAATATGCAGGCATTACAGATTTTAAGTTCGAGCTTAAATTGGACGGGAAATTCTTTGACCTGTACATCCCTTCCTGCAAAACAGTTGTGGAAATAGATCCCTCGTACACACATAACACCGAAGGATGCAACCACTTTAACCATAAAATTCCATTGGACTATCATATAAGCAAAACGCAGATTGCTGTGCAAAACGGGTACAGGTGCATACACGTTTTTGATTGGGATGACTGGGACAAGGTTATTCAGCTTGTTACGCCGACTAAAAAGATTTATGCGCGTCAATGCCAGCTTGTTAAAGTTGTTGACGATAAAGTTGCCAACAAGTTTATAAAGGAAAACCACTTACAAGGTCAGGCTAGAGGGGCTTTGCTTACGCTAGGGCTTGCGTACAACGACGAGTTAGTTCAATGCATGTCGTTTGGTTTATCGAGATATAATAAAAACTACACGTACGAGCTTTTGCGCCTTTGCAGCAAGCAAGGCGTTTCAGTAATTGGCGGAGCTTCGAAAATGTTTAAGTTTGCTACGCAGCAGCTTGAACTTGATTCAATTATATCGTACTGCGATGCGTCCAAATTTACTGGAAAAGTATATGAAGCTATGGGCATGACAAGAAGCAAGCTTACAGCGCCTTGCATTATATGGTCTAAGGAGGAAAAGCACATAACGTCAAATTTGCTTAGGCAGCGAGGTTACGATCAGCTGTTTAATACGCACTACGGCAAAGGAACGGACAACGAGCTGCTTATGCTGTTTAACGGATGGGTTCCCGTACCCGATTGCGGCCAGTATGTGTTTACATACAAATCCTAGTTTGAAAACAGCTCTATAAGCTTTGAAGTTACTTGCTTTTGCGTAACGAACCCGTCCTTGTGCAGCTTTGTCGCAATCCAGGACATGTAAGCGGTTATAAACATGTACAAGTGAACGCAGTCTATGTCTATAACAGTGGGTATGTCATAGGGCATTGTTTTTAAATACTGCTCCGATGCTTCAAAGCCAGCAAGCAGCATGTTTCGCACGTTGGAAGCAGCGACGCGATCATTGGAATCTGGAAAGCACGGCAGCTCGTGAAAGCTTTCGTACACTCTTTGAGCTGCTTTTAAGTACTGTTCCGTTTTAAAGCTACACCTGTACGTATAGTACAGCTTTAAATAGCAGTACAGCGGATATGCCGACTTTCTTATGTTTTTGGCTATGTTAAGAGCTGCATCTATTTTTTCCTGTGCATGCTGCTCCGATTTATTCAAGTCGTATCTCCGGTTCCGTTGCGTATCTGTGCATTTTGTGAGGCGTGTACGTAACAAGTACGCAGCCCTCTGTTTTTAAGTGAACAATAGTTTGATATACTTTACCGCTGTTTAAGTACTCAAGCTGTCTTGACGTTTGCTCTATAGGAGCATCGGTATCAAGCGTTAAGCCAAACCTTATTGTTCTTTTCGACTCGTACGGAAGATGTATTGTTGAAAAGTACTCCTTTGCGTACTTAAACATAAGCTCGCGAGTTAACTCATCCGCATCCTGGGTGTTTGTAGCGAGCACAGTTAAGCTATACGTCAAGTTAATGGGCAGTACTGTTTCGTTGTAGACAGTGTTTGTGTCCTCGTCTATAACAGTCGATACACCTCTGTGCAGCCACGTAAAGTTTAATCGATAACTGTCGACGCTGTAACTCTCAGCGCGAGTAACAACAACAGCAGGAAACTGAAACTCGTCATTTTGTATCTGGCTAACAACGTCAACAGCTGCGTCAGGGTCAACTACTTTAACGGAAGTGCTTCCCATGTTGTCAGGATTAAAGCTAGCGCGCAAATCGTCGCATACTGCGGAATCATACAAGTAAATCACGCTACATCACGTCCTCGTTAGTCTCGTATCGATTTCCTCTGTAGTCGACGTTGGGCTTTAGGAAGTGACTTGACGTGTTGAATGTTTTCGCAACTTCCTGCTTTGTGCGTCCAACCAAATTCTTTTCGTCATAGCAAGGAACTACTTGCGCAACCAAATGATCCGGGCACTGCAAGTCGTAGCTAAGCGCTGTAACGCGAAACACTCTATCGGGAATATCCGAGTACTGTCCTGCTACTCTGAAAATGCTGTCCTTTTGAACATGCTGCAAATTCCAGCTGCAATGGATAAGAAACGGCAAGTCGTCGCTGTTAGCAACTACCCATCCAAAGCGCTTCAGCGTTTTAACTTTAGGAGTACCTTCAAAAAAGATATGAGTGTCGTATATATTTGAATAGCTGTCAATAACAGGATCGCCTTCGTCGTTGCTGGACGCTAAGTTAGGAAACTGATATTTACATGCTATCCCTTGGAGCTGCAAAGCTTCATCATATCTAGCACGCATTAGAACAATATCATCCTGTATTAAACTGCTAGCCATGATTTACCTTTTTCAGTATGTCGGACACGTTTAGCACTTTGTCCGTAAGAAAGGACCAGTCATTTCCATGCAAGCCGCCTTCGCACTCAGTCAAATTTACAGCATATCCTTTTGCTAGCGCGTCCTCAAACTCCTGCTTGCTACATACTTTTCCGTTGCTAAGCCACATGGGCAGCTTATCCGTTTTAAACATAGCAAGATAGGGCTTGCGCTCGTAGTTGTCGTCAAATCGATTGTGCTTCTTGGCCATGTCAACGTACATTATTCGTATTTTACTCATGCCAAGCAGTTGAGATGACATCAGCAGCTGATACTGCGCATCGCTTATTTGCAAGCACGTTGAGAACTGTACAATAAAGCCATACTTTTCCAGCTCCATAAGCAGCTCATCCGTTGTAAGCTGAAACACAGTTCCATTTGAGGAGCACGACACGTCGACGCCGCTAGCTTCCACTACATATGAAAACAAGCACCCGTAGTCGTCATGCTCCACTCTAATAATTTGTCCGCTCAAACTTCTGCCCAGAGCTACATCGTACGTTAAGTGCAGCTTAGGACTGTTATTTGACTGACATCCTGTTATTTGATCCCAGGAGTCTATTTCGTATCTAAGCTTGCAGTTGCACGGCATGTGACGTCCTGTCGTTGTATTCCCGTATCTTGTTTTGAAACGATACCAAAGTCGATATATCCGCATCCGGATATTCGGAAAAATACTTCGATATCAAGTCAATCTTAAGCTGAAAGTACAAAATGTTAAACTGCGAATCCGTAAACTCAGCAGCGTGCTTTTCGCGAAAGATAAAATATCTAGTTACTACACTGGAAAACGCTTTGTGCACTGTTGACGTATTTGTGTTTCCTTGCACATCCGTTTTAAGCAGCGTTCTAAAATTTGTGCTGTTGTATGACTTTAAATCCTTAAAGAACAAATCAGGAAGACTCTCCAGATTTACAGCAGTCATGTAGCCCTCCTTACATCTCTTCGCTTGGTTCCGTCAAATCAATATCCCATTTGCTAACTTTCGAGCCTGTATCGGGTAAAGCTTCAGTTAGAATCTCGGTAATAGCTGTTCTTGCGTCCTCTACATCCGTGATGTTTAAGTCCTTCAGAAGGTCAACAATAGCGGATGCTTGGCTTATAGCCGAATCGCGCTTTTCGAACTGAACAGTGGAAAGCTCCGTCAGAATAGGATTCATGTGAAGCGTAAACGCGTCAATGTACTGAGGCAAGTTTCTCTGCTTAAAGTACTCATTTAACGCATTCGTCCAACCGTTTATGTACGCTGTCTCTATTCGCTGTAGCGCGTTAGCGTACAGAGCAGACCTTTGGGACATAACTGCGCCCGCGCCGCCCAATCCTTCGGACGATGAAAAGTTAAGCGCTTCCTTAGGAATGCCCAAAACGGATAACTTTTTATCCTGAAAATATTCAAGCAGCTTATCAGTAGCTTCTGCGTTATCAGCAAGGTTAAGATCGGATATCTCAATAGGGGAGTTTCCGTTAACCTTAGGAAGATATACAATGTTGTTAGGACTCTGAGGATTTAAGTAGCTTTGCGCGTCACCGGTATTAGTGTTTAAGGATATTTGCTGCTCAATGATATTCTTAAAGCGCTGAAGAGTGGGCATAATTTCCTCTTCGTCAGCACCTTGGCAGTCAATGCTAATGAACCTAACTATCTTAATAAGGGACGACAGCACAGTGGAATCTTCCAGCAAATTAAGCGTTTGCGTAGGACCTGTAGCGGATTTAAGCAAAGGGTCAGCAAACTGAATGTCGTAAGTGACGTCGTCCCCTTGCGCATTTTTGCCTTGCAGCGAGTACTTCCCTATTACTCCGCCAAGCGAAAAATGTATTATGGAGCTTTCCGGAAGCACAATGGAGCTTCCGTTAAGTTCAACATCATCCTCAGGTGTGTACAGATACCCTAAAGGTTCATAGTCCGACCACACGTGAACTACGTTAGTAGGGTCCAACGTGTGAGAGGGTATAATGTCGTAATCGTTATGAGGTATGTCATTCTGATCCAGGCCGACATACATTCGAGACGAATTTCCAGCTGTGTTGCGCTTCATTTCAGTTGTAGGCATGTACAAGTTTCCTACAGTTGCAAGCTCCAGTATGTGATCTCGGGCATAGGAGTTTACTTTCCAGCGTCTAAACAGCGCGTTTACTAACTCCGCAACCTCTTTGCTTTTATCGTCATCTGCGTTGCCAGTAGCCCAAATAATGTAGCCTGAGGAGTTAGCGGACGTTGCATCCGTTGCATAGTAGGATAAAGCAGTTGCTACCTGTGAATCCTCTGCAAGTGCTCGCATTGTTCGTATTAAGGAACGTATATCCGTTAAGTCCGAACCGCTCTTCATGTCGGACATGCGGTAGAAGGAACCGCCGACAACGTTTTCCAAATACGTGTGCTTTGAAGGATTAGGCTTTCGTATGCTTTTAAGCATATCGTTAATTATGCTCATGGATAGTCCCTACTGTAAACTGTACGATAAAAATTAAAGGTACTTTGACTGAGTAGCAATGTCGTCGTCAATGCCGTACTGATTAAAGAAATCGCTTTCAGCATAAATAGGAATATTGTATGAAGCTGCAATCCTTACGGATTCAACTAGGTCGGGATTTCTAACAAGTCCGCCTACAATAACGCAGCTGCACCGGTTATCCAGTGTTGTAGTTATCGTAGCTCCATAGCATGTAAGTATGCTGCTTACGTTTATATACGATCCGTGATTAAACGCGCCCTCCAAATAAATTACTTTGTTTCTAAACAAAGGAGGAACGTCAAGCTTAACTGTAGTTTCGACAATACGTATATTCTTCATTTCCATAAACGTCTTGCACAGCAGCAAGTTTTCGGGCTGTTCAACCCACAAAGCAAATCTGTTAATACAAGCTTTAGGAAGAACTCTACTCATGTCAAGCGCAATGTCGGAAGGACATTCCAGATAGTGCAAAACAGCGTCAACGGAACCTGCGCACGTGCAGAACTTATCGAAAAAGTCCTGCGTTCTCACAACCTGTACCGGACATATTGCTTTAAGCAGCGTGGGAAGGGTACACGTTACTTGAATGTTTTCGTTGTTGTTTACATCAAATATATCGCATAAGCTTGTTATGTGCTTGCTGCTTACATATTGCTTGTAGTCGTCAAACGTCATAGGATTTAACTTGAGCAGCTTTGTAACGTTTTCAACTACAGGATATTTTACAGTCATGCAGTTGTCGTACGAGCAGCGGCAGAACTGCTCATTTGCATTTACATGTATGGATGCTCCGCAGCACGTGCACTTAATGTCGGAAGGAACTCGCTTCGCTAACGCGTTTCTATCAGTGCTGTACTGTATTCCATCATCGTAGACTACTACTGTTCCTTTTTGAACGTTGTACTTTACAATTGAATTGTAGGAGCAGGAGAACTGTTCAGTGCCGCAGTTTACGGTAGCTACAATATCCCCTAATACGTTCCAGTGAGTGCTTACGCTGTCAACGCGCATGCACTTAGGAGTATCGTATACAACGGATACTTGAGAATTTCTGTTAACTACAGCGTAAGCTAATATAAAAGGATATAAGCTTTGCACAGCGGGCTGCATCTGCAACTTTTTGTCCGTAACGTCCGCGGAAACTACAAAGCTTTCGCAGCACTTGTATCCCATCATGTTTAATTGAGTTACTTGCTGATATGCACTGTAGCTTACTAAGCCTTCTGACAGCGAATACGCCTTAAACTCCAAATTAGCGTTTTTGTCGGACACGCACTGCTGTATAAGCTCATCTACGGTATGAGAAGCAAGCTGCTGAACCGTAATGTCGTTGCTGTATAAAACGCCTTCAACAGTACACTTTCGCCCGTTTGCAAGTCTTGAAGGTATTACGCCATTCTTCTGAAGAAGCAAGCTGCTGGACGAACTTAGAGGCTTCTGCATGAACTCAGTAGCAGTAACAGGGATAACAAGAACGATTGCGCTTACTACTCCGTTGTCGTTGTACCTAACTTTGCAGCGCGTGCCCAAAGGCAGTACGCGAACAGTGCTTCCTACTGAAACAAACTTAGTTGAAATCATGCTATACCTTTCACCGACGGTTTCAATGAACACAGTACATTACATTTTAATACTTGTTGAATCTGTTTAAGTTCATAACGGATGGCGTTGCACTGGAAAACATACCGTACCCGCTGTTTAAAGCAGCAACCATGTTAACAGTGGACTTTACGGAAGGCTTTTGAGTATCCGAATCCTGTATAGCGGACCACAAGCTGCCAGCTAGCGCGTCGGCGCAGTCCTTGCCCACTCCTTTGCCGTACCCGTTGCCTGGAGGGCCTGATCTGCTGTAGTTATCGGACGCATCGCTTGCTGTTGATGATTGCGGCGGGTGATCAATGCGGTTGTTAATGCGCTGCAAGTGAACAAGCTCGTCCTCTTGAAGCTCATGCTTAACTAGTTCAATTCTCTGATCCTGCAACACGTTTCTAAGCGCAATATAAGGATCCTCGCTTGTGTCCACGGACACTTTGTCAACTTTAAATCCCTTCTGTGCAAGCGTTTCGCGAGCATAGCTGGACTGGAATTGGTCCGTTGTAATCTTGTAAATATTCATGCCCTGCTGACGGAGCCATACAATAAAGTTAATAACTTTTTGAAACGACATTCGATCTCCGCGAGGCGACTCTATGGCAACTTGGAACAGCTGCTTGTAAAACGGCATAACGTTTCTTCTACCTGTAGCTGCATCAGTAGTAACTTTTGTTCCGTCCTGCACAACGCCGCAAATGCCTATATGGTCCGATACCTCTGCAAAGTCTATGTGTATGTATACAGGAAGCTTGTACAAGCTTGACGGTATGCAGCTAAAGTTGCAGTTTCGCTCTATTGTTTCGTTATCGGAAACTCCGCAAACAATAATGTCAAATGCAAACGGATTGCGTCTTTCGTCAGTTACGTTAACAGTTACGCTTTCCTGCGTAATAAAGCCCATGGAACCAACTACGGAAATTCCCGCTATGTCTCGAAGAGCAATATCGTAGTCAGCTTTAAAGTTTGACTTAAAGTCAGCAGGAACTTCGAGCAGTTCATACCCTTCGTCACGATACGCTTGCAGATGCTCGCTATCGCTGTTTTGATCGGGTACTACAAAGCCTCGCTTGTATCTGTCTCCTACCGTAATGTAAAACGTATCATCGCTGAACATTTCCTTTGGAAGCACTTTCCATTGCGGCTCATCCACAAGATACATGGACGTGTTTCCTGCGTTTAGCTGTGTTTCTATGTGTCCGGACAAGTAATCCGAATCGCTGTTCTTTGACGAGCACGTAAACATCTTTCCGTATACTTGACCCTTAATCTTAAAGGTACCAGTAATACGAGCGTTTCCTGTGTCGTACATTTGCTTCATAGCAAGCTTGGACTTGTTAATGTCCTTTACACCTGCTTTGGTAAAGTTAACCTCGTCCATAAGCAAGCAGTTGTGGCTTACTACAGTGCAGCCCGTTACAGGATTAACTATAAAAAAGTTGTGATGCTTTCCCGCGTTTACTACATCATACAAAGGAACAGCATCAGCTTGCATAACGTGCTGCACGCTTGCAACTTTAGTTCCTTTAAAAGGCATGCCAAACAAATAGTCGTTATGCGTTAAACTTCCCAGACATTTATAGCCCTTGTACCACATAAGCACTTTATGATCGGCTGTTCCTTTTATTACTGTACCGTTTTCAAGCGTTACAGTAACTAAGTGATACACGTACTTAGTTAACTTTACATGAGCATTGCAGTTAACAATCTTCATTGTGTCGACGTCAAGTTGAGGCAGCGAAACTTCCCGATTGCACAAATTTCCTAAAAACTGAGGACCGTCGCACGTCAGCACTACAGTATCTCCTGTTAAGCACCACACTTGCTTTCCTAGCAAGTGAGAGGAACTTGAAGCAGGAATAATTTCTATGCGATCTCCGTCAGGAATGTAATAGTAGTTTTCGTCACTTCTAGTAAACTTGCCATGACGATTAAACCAATCGCTTTGCTTTAGCGTAGTGTTGTACTCACGGAAGCCGACGCCTTTTGCAAGCTCCTTAGTTAAGTTTGCAAACGCTACAGTAAACTTTGAAACGCTTTTCTTCTTGAAGTAGCTGTGAGGATCGCGATACAGCATAAGTCTGTAAAGCATGTACGCCATGCACGTAATAGCAGTGGACGTCTTGCCTATACGCGTGGCGCCGCTGAATATAACTTCGGAGTAGCTTTTGTCCTCTGTAAAAATTTCCCTTAGTGCGTTGCGCCAAAACGGATATACCATTTCGCCGTTTCTATTTGTTTCGCCTAAGTAGTCCGATTCGGTGATAAACCTGTCTATGGACACGGGTATTTCAACAAAGTCCTTTAGCCACACTTGTTCAAGCGTTTGAGAGTATCCTTTTTCGGATATTTCCTCCAGTATTGTTTTAAACGCTAGCTTTTCGTCTAAAGAGCATGAATGGTATATAGAAGTTATGCGATCAACAACTTCGTCATAGTCTACTTGCTGAACATTTGTAATTATGGAAACCACAGTACCCTCCAGCAAAAACTTAAATGGAAGCGTCATCCGTACCGGGTTCCAGTTCCAGTGCTTTTAACGCAGCTTGTGCTCCTTGACGTATCTTTTGACGGGAGTTTTGATCAAGTATGTGCCCGTTTACGTTGTCATCGCTAGCTGTCTGCTCCGTGGGCAACTCCATATACGACAACGTGTCCATGTTTAAATAAGGGTCAAGCAGCTTTTGGCTGTCTATCATGCACTGCTGTATTTTTTGCTGCATAGTCATCAGCATTGACAGGCACGTGGACGCATTTTCGTCGATAAAACCTGCATCCATCTTATCCAGAGTAGCGTCAATAACTTGATAAAGCTTTTGCTCTATCTTGTCCATTTCCTCTGTATATCGTATTAGCCTAGTTATTTGATGATATATGCGCATAACAAGTATGCGCTGCATAGTGCTTTTGACGGAAAACGGATCGGACTCGTTGCATTTAAGCAACGAGCTTCTCATGTTTTCGGTCTGTTCCTTTTGCTTGTTGTATAGAGCGTTCGCCCAAAATGCATCTTCCGATTCGACGGTTTCTGAATCGTCAAACACCATATAGTTCAACCTTTGCGCTGAATATTTTAATACTAGTAACGTGCTAGCATAAGTTTACAGCAAGTTGCAGGAGCTTTCATCGGTTAAATCAAGAAGAACAACGCTAAGATTTGCAATGCTTTCCGCGCACACCTGATCATCAGTGCAGTAAGCTAAGCATTCCATAGCGTCCTTGATGTACTTGCAAGCTTCGGACTTGTTAAAGCACACATCGTTATTTTGACTTGTGCAAGCCTTTACGGACTTTGTTTTCTTAATTATCACAGTTAATAGCACCTACCTTGAAAGCTACTGCGCGACGTTTACAGTAACGCAAGCGTATTCGCAGTCGTTGTTTTCTATTGTTGCCTTAAACTCATTAAATGCGTTTGCTAGATCTTCATCATCGCGTATAACGTCGTGAGCCATAGCGTACAGCTTGTTAAACGTATTTCTAACTTGCTGCATGTTTGGGAAACGCTTTAATGTGCAGCTTTCAAATTCCACAAGCAGAGACACAAAGTTGTAGTCCCACAGATATTGACTAAGCTCGTAATACAGCTTAATATACGCTCGCTTTATGTCATAGCTTGAAATCAACTGCTGTCTTCCTTAAATTACGCTTTCGTGCGCGAGCAAGCTTTTTCTGCAAACTCACATACTCTGTGGACTCCTGCTTTATTAAAGGTAGTATTTCGTTGTCTATATCCATATCCTGTATGGCACAAGTATAGTCTATATACTTTTGGGCAAACGAAACATCCGTATGCATAGCTTGCTGTATAGCACTCTGAACAGTGTTAAGCATTTACAGCACCAGCTATGCGCATTACCATTTCCTTGTACTTTACAGGCACTTTGTCAATTGTCTTTGTATGCTTCATGTACACGTCATAGTACATTTGCATAGCTTCGACAGCAGTTGACAGCTCCTCCAAAGTTGGGATCTGTATAGTCTCTCCGCCTGCGTACTTGCATAAGTTTATAAGCTTCTCGTGCCCTATAATGCAAAACAGTTCAGGAAGCCAGGAGAACGCAGGAATGTCCTCCAGAACAGGCATAAGCGTAAGGAGATAATGAAAATCAAGCTCCTCCGTACTTGACAGTTTCTCGTCCAACGTTAGAGCTTTTGACATATTTACTCCTCTTGTTTAGTGGAAACTCCTTGCTCGGGTGCAAGCGTGCGAGCTGTATCGTTCTTTATTATAACAAAAACTATAGCGTTATCGGAACGAGCAAGACGATTGAACTCAAGGTAGCTGTATCCTGCTTTTGAAACAAGATCAATAACTTCCACCATAACTTCGTTTAAGTTAACGGAGTCGTTGTAGTAGCACCACACTTCGTCGTCCTTAACAGCAACTCTAGTGACGCCGCAAGTTAACTGCTGAGAATTCAACGTGCCCTTTAGGCTTTCAACCTGATTTCTCATATCATCAGTAACGTCAATGCAAGGAAGTGATACGCCGCACGATGCTGTAACATGAGTTGCGCTGTCAACGTTGTCAGCGCTGCTGGAAGTATCGCTGCTATCGTCAGCTGCATCACTGCCAGGATTCGAAGTATCGTCAGGTGCATCGGGCGTATTCATGTCAATACCCGATTTGCTTGCGCCTTCGTCCATGTTGCTATGCGAACTGGGTTTGCTGCTGCTAGCTTTATGCATATGTACGTTTGACTTTAAAGCAGCGGAAGGGCGCTTATTGCTAACGGACATACCGTCATCGCCTTGCTGCTCCATATCAGCAGCATCCTCAAGTTCAGCGTTAGCAGTATCCTGCTTGTTTGTAGGCACGTCAACTTGCCAAGGCTGCTGCACGTTCAAAGCTTTCGACGTTTTGATAGCACTAGACGCTTTTATAAGTATCTGCTGCTTTCTAGGACTGGACTTGTACAGTTTGCACGCTGTAATATCTTCAAGCTTCATGTATATGCACCCTTACCTAGGACAAATACAATCCGTATTTGTCATAATCGTCCCGTTGATACTTATCATGCATATACATGAAAGGCTTAGCCGGGTTGTTGTCCTGAATTATATATGCAAAGTACAGCGTAATGTACTTGTTTTCTTTCCTGTGCATAAATGACAGCTTGTACACGTGCTGTCCAGCTATGCGACTTAAATTACGCCACGGTATGTCAATCCATATATTTTTAGGTGTGCAGTCAATACCCTGAAAGGAAACTGTTTTAACGGTGCAGCTGCTTATGTCAAGCAAATCGTACAAACGATAATCCGACAAGTTTTGCGGAAGCTTTACATTAACTGTAACGTCAACTTCGTTGCAGTTAATTACGCAGCAGTTGCAGTTTAAATGCTTATAATCGCAAGCGTTAAGTACCATGTATCCTCTTGCACCGTATTGATTGCACAGCTAGTTACATTTAAATCAAGGTGTCGGCGTTTAAATTAGCGACTTGCGTTTAAGGGAGTTGGACGGGTGGTACGCATACGTTGTGTTTACAAGCTGCAAAATGCTTCGTATGTTAAACGCAGTTCGAGCAGCAGGGTCATCCGCAACATCCTTAATTGTTAGCTTTAAAGGCTCAAGTTCCTCTTCAAGCTTTTTAATCTTTTTGCTGTCAGCAGTGTGAAGAAAATGCGTTTTAGCTGATCCCTTTGTACCGCCCTTGGAGGATACAGTAATTTGACCAAATGTAGGAGAAATTAAGCATCCAAACCCCGCCATGCGCACGTGCGTAGTTGAATCGCAGGACCTGCAAGGAATAGTCTTGAGAACGTTTAAAGCTGTTGTGCCGAAGAGGTGTGTCCCGACGTTAGGGTTGGAGGAGTTGTCAATAACAGTCCTAACGTCCTGCATGTACGTATCCCTGTTTTTGTTATCGGCATCCTTAGCAGCCGAAATGCCTATGTAGTCAAGATGCTTTCCGCTGCTGTCAGTCCATTCAAGCGTGCGCTTTAGCGCTTCGTACGGCTCTCCGGAGTGAAATACACTCATTATTTTTTCAGGACAGCACACGTGCTCACGCGTGTACAAAAAGTCATTCCAGCTCTTATCCGCGGATACAATGTAGTCCTCGGGCTTCTTGCTTCTACCCCACTCGCCTGGAATGGTGTCCAGCTCTACAAAAACGTCAACGTCCTTGTGCGCTACGTTAATGAAGTCAATGTACTGATCGATAGTTGTGCTTGCTCTGCCTGTAAACACGGAGTAAGCACCGGAGTCCATCATAATAAAGTCGCAGTACCCTATACGCTTGTACTCGATATACCGTTCAAGCGTTTTTCGCTCAAGCTGTGTAACAAGCAAGGAAATAGGCGTAAAGTCGTCTGCTCGCATTAGAATTTCCGGTGTTTTAGCCGGCATGTTTCCGGAAAAAATATAGCGCATTTTAACCCTTACTACTCACAGTACTTCAAATCAAATGCAAGCTTGGACAGCACTAAATACGATGCTATTTTGCGACTAGCTAAAGCGTCCAAGCAGGATATGCAGCTGTTTACAACGTGCATGTTTCCTTTGTTGCACTCCATAACATACTTAACGATTATATTCGATTTTACTTCGCTGCTGTCAGGATAATGACCCAACTTCCAGCTTGTGTTGTTAACGGAACCGCTAAACATCTTCAACGAGGACCATTTGGAAACGTACTCGTACTGCTCGGAGGATAAATTGCATATTGTGTCAACGTCCGAAAAGCTTTTAGCACACTTCCACAGCTTTGTTCGTTTAATCTGACTGTATTTATCCATATAGCTGTTCTGTGCGTACAGCTGCAAGTCATTATAAGTAGCAGGCTGCACGGTAACTGTCATGCTTCTGCTAACAATAGTATCCGGTATGTTACGCATGCTTTCGCATGTAACAACAATGTACAAGTTGCTGCTGGGCTCCTCCATAAACTTGAGAAGCACATAGGAGCACGCAGGAACGCCGCTGTCCAGATTCTCAATTACTATAACAACGTTGTTGCTAACGCGAGAAAAGGATGCAAACGCATCCTTTATGTCATTTACTTTTGCATTAACGCTAACAACGTCAGGAATGTTAAGCATGCGTGCGTACTGCTTAGCTAAATATGTCTTGCCACAGGACTTAGTTCCTTCGATAACAAGACTGTGCTTGTCCTGATTTGCGTACGTGCGTAAGTTGCTAACTGCGTGCTGCTGACAACTAAACGTAAGCATGTTACGCCACCTCGCTAACTGAAGGAATGCGCTTAAAGTTAAGAAGAGCAGCCACATACACTAAGCTGCTGTACACGGAGGACGCTGTGGACGATCTAAGCTTTAGCGTTTGAACATAGCACTGCTCAAAGAAGTTGTACACATCGGGTCTTGTCCAAAACTTTACGTACTTGCTGTACTGTGTGTTTTGCATTTTGCTGTCCATTGCCTTATCAAGTTCAATGGCAACGTGGCACAAGCCGTTAAGCAGGAAGTTTAAATCGTCATCGTAGTTGTCAACTACTGCCATAACACCTTCAAAGCTTCTAGCAGCTGCGCACATCATCATCTGCTGCTCAGTGTACTGCTTGCCGATTCCAAACGTGCACAGCAAATCAGTGTCCTCCACTTTGCGAAGCTTGCTTGATATGCTGTTCATTTGAGAGCAGACTATTTTAGCTTGACCGTATCCTCCAAAGCAATTGCACGCAGCTAACTTTACGTACCTGTCGTCAAGATCAGGATAGTCAGTTTTAAGATACTTTATGCAGTGCTCTTTAGTTACAGCTTGAATGTACACAGTGTTATCAGGGAAATGCTTGTCCAGCTTGTGAAACTGCTTTTCGTCGTCGTACACAGCAATTAAGCACCCAGGCACTTTAAGGGACAGTATCTTTTTAGCATATGCGCTATCTAAGGACTTTACAAACTCCGCATCGTATCTAACAACGTACAAGCGGTTACTGGAGGAAACTAAGCTTTTTCGTGAAAACATTTTAACTAGATCGGATATGCTGTCAACATATGTACAGCTTGAATACAGCTGCTTTAAATGATCTATGTACTTTTGCTTTACTCCGTACTCGCTGCCGCACAAAAAGTACAAGCTGCGAGGTTTGTTTCCAAGTATTTCCACACCTGCTTGCTGTATTGACAACATGCTGTATATCCCTTATACGTACTGCTGAAATTCCCTAAACGTTTCAAGATTCATAAGAAGCATGGTACCGTCAAACCACTCAACTGTATAAATGCAGCAGTCATGCTTTTTCATCTTTGCATATATCTTGTCTGCATCAAAGTTTAGCTGCTTCTTGTATCCAACTTTGTACTGACTAACAAAGAACTCGTTTTTAGGCAAAACGGACATATCGGGTAAGGGTTTAAGCAAGCAATATGTTCTGCGCCACTGCTGCGTGCCATCGTCTGCTATAAGCACAGGAATTCGACTAAACACCATTGCTTCGTCACATATTTTAAGCCATACGTCCTGACGAAACGTGACTTTGCTTCCAGGCGTTTCGTGTGTTTTGCACTCGCCTAAAAACTTAGAGGATATAACATCTCCTGCTTTGCAAGTAGCTGCTCCGCTACCCGCTACCCTTGACCAGTCCAGAAAGCTTGCAACCATGCTTTCCTGCTTGTTGGAAAAATCCTTTGTGCTCACGTATGTGCCTAACTATTAGTAAAATTCAGTTTATACAATTATACAGCAGCTGATGTATAGTCTTCCAGCTCGTCGTCGGATTCCACTACTTGCTCAGCTACATGATCCTCGCCGTTTAAATCCTCAGTAATGTACTTTCGGATGCTAGCGTAGTACTGCTCGTTTTCCTTCAAGTACTGATATACTCTGGGCATTCCATGAACTTTTACAGGAGCGCCGCTTTCCGTTTCAAGAATTTCACCTGTGTACGGATCGCACATAGTGAACCATCCGCCGGTTTTTCGAATAAACTGATACTTGTTAACTGCAAGCTTTGCGTAGTCAAAGTCAGGACGTATACCTCCGTCAAACATTAAGTAGTACGTTCCCATACGTCTATCGCTTGGAGCAGTCTTCTGCTTAACAAGCTTTGCGTTAACAAGATAACCTGCAGGATCTTCCGTATTCATGGGCAACTCGTTGCCAAACGCGTCAACGGGCTTGCCGATTCTAAACTCCATGCGCATTGAAGCATAAAACTTGGGCGCGTTTCCTCCAGGAGTTTTAGTGACATAAGGATTGTCCATGTTGTCGCGAATTTGGTTAATCGCAAGCAGTGTGCAGTGATAGCGCTTTAAAAGCGGAATTACTTTTCGAAAGAACACAGTCAAGCACCCTGCAAGCGATGCAACTGTTCTCTCGCCCATCTGCTTTTCAAGTTCCTGCCTAGGTACAAGGGAAGGAATGGAGTCAAGAATAACTAAGCCCACTTCGCCTGTTTCCATTACGTCCATAACAGTTTGCAAAACTTCCTCAGCTGCTACGTTAGGGACGCTCATGATGTTTAGCACGGAATCGTCGTCAACAATATCGGATTTGCTAATGCCCAAAGTGCAAGCCCATTTAAGATCAAACGAATTTTCCAAGTCAACGTACAGCACTTTTTGAGGACCTCTATCCTGTAAGTCCTCATAAGGTCCTTGATATTCCTTTTTACCGGAATCAACAAGCTTCCTGTATCCCTCAAGCTGCTGCTGATACTCCGTCCTAAACGTAGCTATAGCGTTTTTGCAAATGTCCACGGACGTAGTCGACTTGCCGCCGCCTGGAGCACCAAAAAACTCCGTGTACGCGTCACGCGGAATACCTCCGTACGTGCACCAGTTAAGCAAAGGAGACGAAAAGGGCAGCTTTTTGCCTGTGTCAGCAGTAGCGCGTGACATAAGCTCGGGACAGTCCCAGTCCTTTTGACGCTTTTTTATGATGCTTGCAAACGACCCTGCAGATGCCATGTTGTATCCTTGTCTACTTTATGTACGTATAGTCGGCTAGTCTTCCATCGCTTTCGACAGGAGCTGCTTCGTACGTTTTAACTCTAGCGTCCCATATCTTTTTCGCGGACATGATAAGCTCACGCGTAAAGTTAACTTGGTTGTCCACTCTTGATATAACAGCTTCATAAGCTTTGGAAAGAAGCCTGTAGTCCATTACATACAAAGAAGCCTTCTCGCGCTTTTCAGCAACAGTGCTAGCATCACAAGATGTAATGTACTCCGATTCCATCTTTTTAATGTACAGCTTCAAGCACTCGTTGTTTAGCTTGTACTGACTTAACTGCTCCGATGCTGCAATTATGCTTAAAGGAGCGGAAGTTAGAATAAACTCAAGGTCATCATCAGTAAGCTTTTCATTAAACGCTGTTACTTTTTCATACAGCTTGGGTATGCCCTTAAAGTACCGAGAAAAAATACTGTCATATTGCTCGTTGCACCATGATGCAGTATCTCCGGCCATATCAAATAAATTATTTTGCGCTGTATCCAAACTACTTGAAGCTGTCATAGAGTTACTTAGCCTTCCTAGGAACAGTACACAAGTATGTAATAGCAGTCTCCTGCAAGTACTGAGTGCTTTTTAAGTCCTGTATCATATCAAGCAGTTTTTGCGATAGCTTTAAGCACACAGCTAAATGAGCTGTGCTGTAGCTTGAAATTTTATCCAAGTACATAGAGGGTATCATTGTTTTGGAAATGTCCTGCATGCAAATGTACTTTACGATGTTGCAAAGGAACGAATGAAATCCGGAAAACCACTCAACAAAATTAACTCCGGAGTTGTACACGCTGTCAATTACTTGAACTATCGTTTCGTTTTTATGTGAAACAAGAGCGTTAAGAAGCTCAAAGTACGTGTCGTAGTTGGGCAAGTTTAAGGAGCTCTTAACGGACTGCATGTTTACTTCGTTGCTGTATGCAAGAACTTTAGTAAGCAAAGTGATAGAATCACGCAGGCCGCCCTTCGCTAACTTGGCTATGAATGTAACCGCATCCGATGTATACGAGTTGCTGCCCGTACCCTCTGTGTAGCCTTCACTGTTGAGGATATACTTAAGCCTATTCGAAATGCCGTGCAGGCTTATTTTTGAAAGCTGAAACGTTTGCACTCGGGACAGTATAGTCGCCGGTATTTTTTCAGGATTAGTAGTGCACAAACATGTGATAGTACGTGGCGCAGGCTCCTCAAGTGTTTTAAGCGCAGCCTGCCACGCGTTATTAGACAACGCATGGCACTCATCTATGATGAAAAACTTGTACTTTCCTTTAAGCGGAAAAGTTTTCATCTGTTTTACAAGCTCTCGCATGTTGTCAATGCCACTGTACGAAGCTGCATCAACTTCAATTACTTCCCCGTTATCGCCATTTAGCTCATAGCTAAGTGCACGAGCCAGTGACGTCTTGCCGCATCCAGCAGGTCCAATAAACAGAAAGTTTCGATTAACAAGCTCCTTGCTTTTGCATATGCTTTTTAAAATATCAACTACTGTAGACTGTTCCGTAAAATCATTAAGAGTTTTCGGACGATACTTGGAAGCTAAGTCCACTACATACCCCATTTCCTACAGGACTTAAAGTACTTGCAGTAAGATGAATTGCACCACTTATCCCCAACAGGAAGTGCCGGAGGTACAATATTCCTATTAACGTAGCTTTGTACCTCTTCAAACGTATTAACGATTTTAGCTTTATCCCTATCGCTTAGATGATATGTAAAGCACTTGCACTCGCCATACTGTCGGTCCTGATACAGCACCATAGCATCATGTACATCCATAAGTGTGCAGTAGCACATAATTTGATCAAGATGCTCAGGCTTGGGCCCGACAAGCTGCTTCATTGCACCTGCTTCGGAAGTTTTAATTTCAAGCAAGTACACTTTGCCGTTAAATTCAATTAACCCGTCACATGAAAACCGCACAGGAGGATCTTCAACGCGAACTTGCGTTTCATATCCGTTTTTACGAACAGTGTACTTATAGGCGGGTACATGAAACTTTAGATATGTTTCAACATCAAGCCAATTATCGCCTAAAAACGAGCTTAGCTTTCGCTGCACCGACTCGTGACAGTGCGTTCCTATGTCCGCAATAAACTTTAAAGTAGCGTCAGGACAGCTAACGCTATCCGGTTTAGTACCTCTTAGGCGAAACCACTGCTGCCTAGCACAGCGAATTGAGCTAGGAGCAAAGCTTTTAGAAGGAATCCGCTGCTCCTGCTCAGCAAGCGCAGCGGAAACGTTGGATTCGTACATATCCAAAAAGCTTTTTGATTCCGGCGAGTTGTACTTAATGCCGCTTAGCGGCGAAGTGTCCTTAACTCGGCGAAATGCCATTACTCCTCCATACCTCCAAGCAAAGCAACCATGTTGGAAGTGCTAAAGCGAAGTCCGAAAACTTCCCCGTCCTTAACAACAGGCGCAATTAGGATGCTGTCCTCGTCCATGTGGGAAACAACCGTATCGATATCGGAAACAGCAAAGCTAGCGCTGTACGAAATGCCTGCGTTGTCCTTTGAGATTCGGCAGTTTACGTTTTTGTTTACAAGCTTTACGCCGTTTTCATCCGCTTCAACGGAAATAAAAGGATTGGACGAGGATGCGAACAAGGAAGCTTGCTTAATGTTAGCGTACAGTTTGGGCTTCGACACCTTAACGGGCTGTTGCGTGTCGTCAAGAACCATGTCAAAAATCATATCAGCAGCATACGTGCCAATACCCGTTTCGTCCTCATGCTCAACAGTAAACTGAGAAGTAAAAGTAAATGCATCGCAATTCATTACTGCAACGTAGCTGCTGTCGTTATAGTGATACAGCAAGGAATCCTCGTCAAGTGCAGAAAGCAAGTTAACAACAGTAGCGGAAACTAAGCAATCGCTGTCCAAAGCGCTGTGCTCCTGGAATGTAAACAAGCTCATTTGAGGATCGCCAGTAAGAACGCCCTTGTCAGCACTTGTCCATACGCGAGTGTACACTTTTTGAATTTGACTCATAGCTACAGCGTACAGCTGGTGGTCCCGAATGTACTTCCACGTAGCAGGTTCAAGCTTTGTGCAAAACTTGTCCTTTAGCTTATCAACGGATGCAGGGCGATCCAGCGAAGCTGCATCCTCATCCGTAAGCAGCTTGGGTACGTTAAACTTGGACTTTCCGCTTTCAACTACAAGCGAGTTATCCTGAAAATCCAAACTCATTTCGTTCGAAGTAAGCGTGCTTACAAGGGACTTAAACAAAATGCAGTCAACGATAGCAGTTGCATAGCCTTCGTCCTCGTTGCTGCCCTTAATGCACGCTTCGGAGATAAGGGAAGTAGCCTGCGTGTTAATGCGAAGCGTGTCGCCTTGCGCTGTAAGCTGAATAACTGTTGACTTTTCAAAGAACTTTGAAATGTTGCTGCTAATAATGCCCAGATCCATTGCATCCTTTAGCGGCTGCACGTTAAGCGTAAACTTCATTCTAGATAAGTCCTTTCGTTACCAGCTTGTCGATATGACTAATAAACGATTCGTCAGTTACATTATACGTATTCATATAGTCTTTGATATATGAAATCAATTCATCCGATACAATTCCGTTTACGCCCTTAGCAGCATCTCCAATAGGAGCCTCTCCGTTTTCGTCCGGAAACGTAGGAAGCTGATACTCACATTCAATTAAATGCCACTGTATCCAGCTTACTTCGCTCTTTGAAAGCGTGCTTAGATTGGACAAGCTAAAGGATGCAGGCGTATCGTACTCACATGGATATGACATGCCGTACCAGCGAAGCGTAGTTTCCACATCGCATGTAATAGGGAATGGCAAAAAGTTGCCTGCACCTTCCATTGCATCCTTTAGCAGCTGCCTTCCTTCTTCATAAAAGTCTACAGGAACTTCACAAATAAGCTCGTCGTGTACAGGAACTAGCAAGCGTCCGCCTATTTGATGCCAACGTTCATTGTACTCCAAGTTAAGAATAGCCATCTTAGTAAGATCAGCTGCGGATCCTTGAATAATGGCGTTTAGGCACTGTCGAGTCGCATCCGTAATTTTGCGCGTGTTGTTTATAACGCGTATTTTTTGATCCCTAAGCTCCTTTGTTTTCTTAACAACTTGTCCATAGTATTTCAGCTTTGAAAACTCCTGCGTAAGCTGGTTTACAACCCTTTCAGGAATCTCAGAGCTGTTTTGCAAAGTTGAAACATCAAGAGGGTCAACATCCGGGTTTACGTATCCAGGCATTGCTTTAAATTCAAATTTAGGAAGCTGCATATCAGGCAAGTGCCTGCGTCGCCCGAGAATAGTTTCCGTATATCCTTTTGTACGTGCACAATCCTGTGCATATTGCATAATTCGCTTTAGGTCAGGAAATGCGTTAAGAACGGAGTCGTACACGTGCTGTGCTGCTTTTGTTTTGTCCTCATCGGACATTTCGTGATTACGACCAAACAGCTGCTCGCCAATAGTTACTGTGGATCTTCCATACGAGATGCCTAATACAATGCTTTTAGCCTGAGTTCTCCGTTCCTTACCGTCCTTTTGATATTCGTGCGTTATAGGGTTAAACTCCAAGCACTCCTCGTAAGGTTTGTTAAACGCAACAGCTGCAATTGACGCGTAAATGTCTCTTCCATGCTGGTAGGCTTCAATAAGTTGCTTAGAATGAGAAACATAGGCTAGCATCTTAGGCTCCTGTTGCGAGTAGTCCGAGCTAAACATTATGTACTCAGGATGTTGTACTTTTAACTTCATAAACATACTCCCTGCTAGGAAACAACGTAAACGTTAACGAGTCCACTGCCATAAAACGGTACCGCAGTCGTACACGCGAACGTACCCGTGCTGTTCCATAATCTCCACTTCCGTTTTGCTTAGATCTATTGTATCGTCGTTAAGCAGCTTTTTTAAATGTCTCTTTTGTGCTGAAACTCTTGAGTATGATTCATCCGTCATAGGATCAACCCATCTGTAGCTAGGCTCGTTTTCGTGTAGTTTTGTAAAGCCAAGCGTAGCATACAGCGTACCTCTAGTGTGAGCTTTATCGGAAAATGACCTTACTCTATCAGCATCAATTTGTGCAACAAAATGCTTAAACAGCTTTGATGCTGCACCTACAACGTTAGTGTACTTTAAGTTGCAAAATCTAGTTAACTCGTAGCAGTTGCTAAGGTCCTCGTTTCCTGTGCCCATAGTTGAGCGCATTTTTGAAAACGTCATAAGCGAAACTAGCTTGTTATTAAAGTACAATCCTAGCCTAACGGAACTAGTGCAGTTGCCTTGTCTGTGATTCTCATCAAGGAATTTAACGGAATCAGCGTAGCTTACATCTTGTATTTCGCATTTTCTTGCGTATATCCTGTTAGGCGTAGCACCCAAAGCGTTTACAATCATGGACTTGCATATGTCCTGCTTCCACGTCCATTCGTAGCCAAACAAGTGAAACAGGAACACGTCCTTTTCGGAACATTTTTTAGTTTTGTTTAAATGATATTTAATAGGCTTTCCTTGCGTGCTGTGGATGCCTTTAGTTGAGTTGTGAGTAAACGTAGGATTCACTTCTATAGCAAAGTGCTTGCTAGGAATGTAAACGTCCAGTTCCAAATTGCCAAGTACTTTGTATGTATTCCTAACTATGCTTTTGCTGTCAATGAATGTGCAAAGGAATTCGTATACTTCATCCTCCATTTTTGAAAAATGATACTGCACAGCGTCTTGAATGTTTCTGCTGTTTAGGATATATCCTACGGAGGATTCCACGACACCTAAATCTTTCGACAAATCAGTTAGTGTAGGCTTGTTGACATAATTCTTCTCAATATATGCTATTGGATCATTTCTAAATGCAATAAGACTGTCAACTTTGCTAGGATCCGTCATGCGCTTGCATAGAAAGTATTTGCTGCGTGAGACGTTGTCCGACCCATACTTTTTAAGATTAGTAGCAATTACGGAGTCGTGATGTTCCTGCGTTTGCGTATGCCAGTCACATCCATACTTTATTCTATTTGTTTTCTTTGTTTTATCTATGTACTCCTGCGTTTTAGTAAAGCTGCTAACGCCATACTTTGTCATGCAGGTTCTGTGAACTTTATCAACAAACTCAGGTGTTTTAGAATACGAGTTAACACCGTACTTACGCAAGCACGTTTGCTTTTTCTTTTCCTGACTTGCTGCAGACGCTTTTTTATTTGACTGCGACATCTTAATGCGCTTGCAAGTATCGCAACATGTTGTTCTATGCTTTACTTTGTTGTCTATTTTAAACGTTTTGCCGCACACGTCACAGTTGTAATAATGTATATCTGAGCATATAGCGTTTTTGCCGGTTATAAGCTTGCGAGCGGACTTATACGTTTTGCCGCAAAGTACGCACGTGTACGTATAAGTTACTTTTGCAGGTTTGTGTGCTGCTCTGTACGTATTTCGACATTGAGTACTACAAAACTGATAGTTTCCTAGGTTAACATAAAAGATATTTCCGCACTGCTTGCACACAACTTTAATTTTGTTGCAGCTGTTGGACTTTGTTTGTTGCGACACTATCTCCCCTTTGCTTCGTATAAGTCGCAAGCATCATGTAAGCCGTGCACTATCTTAAGATATTGTTTAGCACAGGATAAGCCCCAGTCCGTACCTCCTAGAAAATGCTTGCAGCTGTAGCACATTTTTTCAGAGGACAAATTTTTATTGTAGTATTCGCATGTGCTGCCTATGTCACGTCCAAGCACTCTGTTGGATAACTCGCATAAGTTAAAAGGCTTGCCGAAACCTTTGTACTGCTTCATGTAAAAGCAGCTTGCACAGGATTTGTTCATATGCACTCCAAATAAAACAAAGCTGCTAAGCTAACATACTTAACAGCTTTGCCAATGCTATTGCCAAGTAACAGTTACGTTGTCGTTGTCTATATCCACGTTTTGCACAGCAACAATGTGCGTCTGATTGCTGTCATCCGTTAGATACAGCGTATCGCTAGCTTTAAGCTTTCCGCAAGGAACAAACCCGTCAGCAGTTTCAACACGATCGTAGTACTTTAGCGTAATGCTGTTGCCCTGCACTTCAACGTTTTCGTCTACTTCAGGCGTTGCTCTAAACATATGACGAATGTCGGTAGCATGCGAAGGGATGTTTTGGCAGTTGGGATTGCTGCTGTTGTGTACACACAACTCTCCTGCAATAAAGTTATGATACCCTTTAATACACAGGTCATAAACTTCGTATTCATTGTCAAGCCACTCAATGCTTACTATACTGTGATTTGACAATAATTTGTACTTATCGCAAGCTTGAGTAAACTCGCTTTCAGAAATACCAAAGTAAGAAGCCGCTTTAGTTATATTCCCATTTGCAAGATCAAGAGCGTATATTAAGTTACACTCAATAAGAGGTAAGTGAAGATGCTTTATATATACACCTGATTTACCTTTCGCATAAGGTCTTACGGAATAGCTATCTGTATACTCCTTTATATAATTTATCCTATACTGCTTTAAGTACTTTAACAGCGTGCCATAATCATGTGGAATACTCCTAAGTACCCAATGTGCCGCGTTGCACATTTTAATAAGTTCAGAACGGGAAATTGTATAACTGTGATTGTACCCGTCATTTCGTGACAAATGAATTTGAGCATGTGTATCGGGTGTACAAACTACCAAGTTATCTGGATTGTTATTATTTCTGTTCTTATCCAAATGATGAATAACGTAATTTTTACCGCTATACCCTCGGTACTGCTTAATCCAATTATGCTCTTCCTCATCTCCCTGACCAAAAGCACCATACACAGCCGTAGCTTTTTTGCTATCTCGACGATGTACATACAGCAACGAATCTGACGGCTTTAAATCCTGAGCCATAACCCATCTACCGTCTTGCGTACGTAAAAAATGATCAGGAGTACATATAAGACACCCGGTAAGCTTTTTGTTGTATTTACTTTGCCAGGTTATTTTTACGCATTTTCGAACACCCGTTTTGTACACACCCTGAACTTGAGACAACTGCAATTTATTTGTGTTAACGTCATAGCAGTATACCCAATCATCACGTTGCATATCTTGTATAGGCTTATCGCCTCCAGGGCATGAAACAAGCGTACCCTTTGATATGCAACTCATTCTTCCTGTACCAGCTCCAACACTTTTAAACTGACCGTGAATACGCCCATCGTACTCGGCTGCAACAACGCGAAGCTTGTCAACAAAGCTGTTGATAAGAACTGATAAGCTTCTAACAGCTAGCACTTTATCCGTCTGAGGAAGTCCAAAATCGCGAAGTACTTCCTTTCCTGTCGAACCTTCAACGTTAGGAAGCTGTAGCAAGCTATAGCACAAGTACTGAACATGCTTCGGACTTGTAGGATTAAAGTCCTTGCCTGTAGCAAACGGACGCTTTCTATTGTTAGGAGTGTCCTTATCGTCAATAAGATCCTGTACCATGCTGTGCAAGTCGGCAAGTTCCTGGTTGTACTTGTTGTGATAGCGCTTAGCTACTACTTGTGCTACTTTATCGTCGAAGTACATGCCATTTCTATGCATCATAGCGCAGACTTTAATCATAGGAAACTCAAGATTCCATATGATGTCGGCAATGCCTTCAAGCTCGTTCTTTTTGCACTTTGGGTTGGACTTAATAGTGTACGGCAGCTGCCAGCGGAACAGCTCATACGTAATTTTTGCATCGTTTGCAGCGTACAGCTTAGCAACTTGAGGCTTGCAATACGGGAACAAGTCAACGGAAAAGAAGTCCGAAAACTTCATAGGGTCGCCCTTGCCCTTAAGAACGTACTTTGAATACAGTTCCTTCAAGCCGTTTTTAAGCTCGTTTTCCTTTAGGCAGCGCCAAGCAAGAATAACGTCGTAGTAGCAGACATCGCACATGTCAACATGAAAGTCCTTCCATATCATTGCAATGTCGTAGTCCGCATTTGCAAAAATCATCTTTGTTTTTGCATCAACTAAGCGCTGTAACTCTTCTCCGGAATCCTCATAGCTAAGCTGACCCTTGCACGGCTCGTCAAAGATAAAAATTAAGTGCTTGTTTGGCACATAGCATTCGTGACCGCCAGGATAGTACAGTGAAAACCCGACAATAGTGTCCTTAACTCTGTCAAGTCCAGTAGTTTCCGTGTCTATTGCGCAGTATCCGACTTCAATGCACTTGTCAATGTAGCTATGAAGCTCTTCCTTTGTGGAAACAAGAATAGCTTCCGAGTCCTTAAAGTATTCCTCCACCTTAGCGGACATAGCGTCAATTTCAGCTTTTGCGCCCTTCTTTGTGCGCTTGTGCGTTTCCACTGCTTGCAATCCTTGATTGCTCTTCTTAGCAGCTTCGTTAATCTTTGACAGCTCCGCCTTAGTAAAAAGCCCCATAGCTACACCTTTTCAGCTAACAGTTAACAACACAACAGCTTGCTACATTCAGCTAAAACGTAGGCTCGAACTCGTCATCGCTGTCGCTGTCGGAGTTGTCGGAGCTTGCGCTGTAGCTTTCAAGCTCCGCTGCGGGCTCAAATGTAGGAAGGTCGCTATCGCTGCTGTCAACAGCTACAGGAACACCAGGCAGCTCATTGCTGTCGTCATCAAGATCCTCCGGATCCGTAAACTTCTTTCGCGGCACAGCCTTGTAGCTGTAGTTAGCGGAAGGCGTGTACGCGCTCTCGCTTGTGCGACTGGACTCCATAAGCATGTCCGAAAGCGTAGCTGCGTCAACTGAGCGAACAACGTTTTCATAGTAGTCAGGGAACTTAACGTTCATGTCGTCCAGAATATCATGAACGTCATCAGGGAAGTTAAACTTAGGAATAATTGAGTAGCGCGTGTTCTTGTCGCGGTATGCTCCGTGACGAGTAATCTTAAAGATAGTGTCGGAAGGGCACGGATACTTGTCAAATACGTCCTTGCGCAGCTGGTGGTTAAACGCCATGTTGCGGTCCCAGAAGATTACAGTATCCTCATCGTAGTCCTCGTTAAGGTCGGCAAGAACAAGGATAGGAACAAACAGCTTGCGCTGAACGCGAATGCCCTTAGCGCAAGCAGGGCAACCGTCCTCGCAGCAGTGCACGTAGCCTGCGTACTCCTTGCTGTTAACATAGTGGCAGTCAGCTACAAGCACGTCATCGTAGCTATCGTACAGAATAATGCCCGTAATGGACTTCTCGTCGTCAAGGCGAAGAAACTTGCCGTATCGATCCTCTTCAATTTGCTTTACTTGCTTAAACGCCATGATGTTTTCCTTTCCTGTCGGATTTTTGACGCTTACTACACAATAAACGATTTTAACGTACATACTCGCGTAAATCGGGTCGACTATCGAGAATGTAGTTAGTTAGCACATCCTTTAACTCCTCTGTAAGCTTGTCCGCCTGCTCCGGCGTAATGCTAATATCGCTAAACGGGTTTGCGCTGTAGTTTTTATTTGACTTTGGAATTCTTCTAAGAGGCACTTTGCAGTTAAACAAGTTGTACGCTACGTTTTCGTACTCTGCGCCCATGCTGTGCACTACTTGCTCAACGCTATCGCAGCCGTAGTCCAGACAAGCGTCCGCAACTAAACTTGACACGTCAGCTACTTTGTCAAAAACGCTAAACTCAACGCCGTTCTGCTCAAACGTGCTGCTTGTTTCGGTATTGAATCTTTCTATATCGCATTTTTTCCAGTGCAAGCTTCTAATGCAGTTAAAGCACACCTGATAAATGTACGCAGGCTTGTACCTGTTGGGCTGCTGTATTATTTTTTGAACGTTTTTGTTTAAGTACTGCAAAGCAATTGAAACTGCTTCAGCTTCGTCAACGTAGCTAAATTGAGCTTTGCGCCACGCTCTGTTAACTTCCGGAAAGAAGTTAACGAACAAGTAACATGCTTGCAAGCTTTTAGGCTTGCGCTTCCACTGCGCGAACGTCATGTCGTGACGGCAGTAGTTAAGCTGACTTGACAGGCACTTGTATGTTTCCACAAACTGCATATTGCATTCCTTGCGTAGACGTTGCACCCTCTTGGGTTTGCTTGTACACAATTATACTGCAACATGCGAGGCTGTAAACAAAAATGTTTACAGCCCTAAAAGCTTATTCGCACTTAGTCCAGTACTTTTTAAACGCGTCCTCGCTGCTGTAGCACACAGGAAATACGAATTTGCTAGTGCATACAATAACGTTGTACGTCATGCCCAAGTTTTTGTGGTAAGGCACTATGCCAAACAGCTTCTCCTTTTTGCTGCTGTTTGCATAGCCCATTTCCACCAGTCGGTATTTATTGCCCGGAACAAAGTCAACACCGTTAATGTTATCAAGCTTTCCGTGGTACTGGTACCATTCGGATACATAGTGTGTAAAACAAGGATTGCTTTCAACTATCATAGCTAGCCTTTCTTCTGTGCTGTACACATGCTGCTTATTCGACGTACAGTTTGTCAAACTCCTCATCTGTAAGGTCGTTAAGGTCCTTTCCCGGCGGGATGCCCTTCATCTCGGATATAAACGCGTTTCCTCTTAAAGCTCTTCTAAGCTTTTGCGTACCTCGCTGCCCTGCTTCGTCAGGATCCAGCGCGATAATAAATCGTCTTACGCCAAGTTCCTTTAGCTGCTGTATCTGCAACGAGTTTCCTGTGCCAAATAAAGCAACAGCTTCGTACCCGTGCCTAACGCACGTCATCATGTTAAACGCGGACTCACAGATTACAACAGTTTTTGCTTTAGGGCTTAACTCGTAAATGCCGTACAAGGGCTTTTCAACGCCTGTAGGGTAGTTAAAGTATCTGCCTTCAACGGACCTTCTAAATATAAACAAGCAGCGGCCTTGCCTGTCGCGAACTGGAAACGTAACGCAGGGCACAGGCTTGTTTTTGTTTTCAGGAATGTGATTAGCGTCGAAGCCTATATCGTATCTGTCAATAATCCTATCCGTAAGACCTCGCTCGTACATGTAAGGGACTGTGTACCGATACGTTTCAAGCTCGGACTCCGGTATGTACTGCTTCCTTAGCGATTTTGTTTTCGATGCAATGTAGTCCAGCGCAAATTTGCTAGTTACGGATGCAACAATGCCGCCTGGAACAAGATCATCGTATTCAGTGTCCGCGCCCTCTATTTCAATGCCGGGCACGTTTTCAACAAGCCAATCAGTTGCTGACTTTTCAACTTGATGCAACTTTAAAATTTTATCAACGGATGAAACAAGTGGAGCTGCATGATGGCATGCAAAGCAATTAAAGAACCCTGCATCCGTGTACTTGCCTGCATGCGTTTGCCCTTTAAGCAAAACTCCGCACGATGGCTTCTTCTCGTTTCCTCCGCCGTGAAACGGGCAATAGATAGTATACCAGTTGCCTGTTATTTTCTTCTTTCTAATGTAGCCCTGTGCATCCAAAGCTTCAACAACTTGAACAGCTTGATCATACGTAACCATGTTGCATCCTAGAACGTAACGTCTTCGTCAATATCGTCGTCAATAGTGCTTAACGATTCCAAGGGCGCGTTGTTCTGTGACAGCTGTATAGCTGATCTATCAAATGTTGTCGACGGCGCGGGCTCGCTTGCGTCTGGGTTGTCGCCGTCGGACACAAACTGAGCGTGTCCAGTGTTTACTTCCCATACGTAGCTTAAAACGGGCTTAGTGTTAGCCGCGTTACGTGACTTTTCCATTCGTATGTCGAGCGTCTTAGTTTCAAAAATTTGTCTCATTGCAAACACTTGCGTAGCAATGCGAGCAGGGTGGTCGGAACCCTCTGCATTGTAAATTGTTGGAAAGGGCTCGCCGTTTTCATCTCTTGAGTCCAAAGTAGCGCGGTTAGCTTGCATAGTAACTACTACTGCGCACCCGTACTGCTTTGACATGTTAAACAAGCCTGCGCATATATGCTTGTACTTATCCGAATCTCTGGAATACTTTTCATCGTCCTTCATATACGAAAGGCCGTCAATGATAAGGAGCTTAATTCCGCATCTTTTAACTATTGGAGTAAGGGACCTAACGGACACGCCGTCAGGCATATCCTTGTCCTCCACGATAAACGCCGGAGTAGTGTCCTCAGGAAGATGCTCAATGTACTCCAAGTACTCCTCGTTGTACTTTCCTGTAAACAGCTCGTTGTTCCTAAAGTGTTCTCGCCACGTATCGAAACGCGTTGCCAGCAAGGAGCTTTGCATTTCCGGGGAGTAGTACAGAACAGGAAACCCGTTGGACTGCGCGGACTCCATCATTTTAGTGCACAGCCACGACTTGCCGCTGTTCATTCGAGCAATAACAACAAGCAGCTCCTCCACTGTGCTAAGCCCTCCGTACATAAGCTTGTCAATCTCGGGAAAGCCCGTTGGTATTCTCTTTTGCTTCGAGTAGCTAAGAACTTGATCGCTTCGCTCCTTAGCTTGCTCGATAATGTTCATCGGCTTGGACTCCTCCAAGTCGCACGCTTTGTCGTACTGCTGACCTATGTACTTCCAAGCATCGGACACGTCATCGGAGTCAAGCTGATCAATCTTGTTAAACGTTTCAATAAGCAGAATTCTCTGCCTGTTTTTGTTTAAGCCCGTTACAAGGAAGTCAATGGGCTCGTCAACTCTAACAAGCTCAACGTCCGGAAACTCCGCCTGAAACGTAAAAACGTCCGGAACGTTTCCGTATTTGCTGTAGTGGTCCTGTATAAACTGAATTTGCTTTGTGTATATTGAGTAGTAGTTAGCGTCAAAGGACAGAAGCTTGTCAACTTCCTCCGCGTTGTCGTCAACCAACAGCTTTGATATAACTTGAAGCTCAACGGAAGCAAGCACAGTACCACCCGCTAATCAATCGTAACTAAGTTGCTTCTTAGTTTCGAAAGAAGCAAGTCGTACATTTTACCGCCGCCCATTATGTTTTCCACTTTAGGGCTCACAATGATAGTTGCTTTGCGTTTTCGCTCCCTGTCCTGCAAAAGCTGCAACAGCTTTTGACTTTGGAAGTCCTTAAAGTTTACGTAGTCAATTCCCGAAATAACAAGAACGTTGCAGGACTTCGACCACAGCTCCGCGTATTGTGCGTCCTCGTTCATGCGTCCGCCAAAGCTGGACTGAACGGACTCAAGGTACTGAGAGTACAGCAAGTGATAGCACTTTACGCGCATAGCGCTTCCTTGCCAAGTGTTGCACACAGCAACATATGACATAACTTCGGCTACTTTAACTGCGTCCTTGCACGTAACTGTAACAGCGCTTCCGCAGCTGCAAGCTTTTTCGTACACGCTTATGTACTTGTCCAAGGAGCTTTGCTTCATTCTAAACGGCCTGCTGCTGTACGACAGTCCGTTTCGCATAAGCAAGTAGTCCGTCTGAGCCCATTTAGGACAGCTTCTGTCGCACAGCGTTGCGCAGCAGTAGGGTGAAAACATGCAATCGCTAACTGTGGGCGTCTCGCCTACAAGTCGAGGATTTCGAGTTCTAAGGTAGCTTACTCGAGCGCTTACGCACTTTTTAGCAATATCGATCGAGTTTCCGTACCCTTCCTTTGTGTACATGCTTGTTGGCATAAACAGCGTCATAAACTCGGGCAAGGAGCCTCTGACGTCAAACTTGTGCTTGATGCCGGCAATATCCCGCTCAAGAATGTACCGCCTAATAGCGTACTCCTTTATAAACTCTATTTGCTCGCTTGTGGAGTTTAAGCTGTCTATGTCAATTATTTTTGCTTCGGGCAAGTACTTCCATACTTTAAGAATGTTTACAAGCTCTCCGTCAATCTCCATGTCGTTGTAGAAGCTTGTAAACGTGCCGTCCTCCATTTGACGCGCAAGCTGAAATATATGAGGATATCGAATTATGCTGTCCCGTACCTGTGCGTCCGTAAAACCTTCCACAGGAATAAGCAGACCGTAGTCAGGATCAAGCGTAATGCCTTGTCGAGGCTTGTACATAAGAGGAGAGCGCGTTCGTATAAACGTGTTTGGAAACAGATTAAGCAAGTCCTCTTCGGACATGTTGTTCACATCTGTAGTAGCGGAAATTTCGCTTTGCTTTGAAGGAACCAAAGGAAGGCTAACGCGTATGTTGTTGGGCAAGCTGCTGCTAACGTCCGCAACTTTAGGATACTTTGGAATTGTAATAAACAAGTCCTCCTTGGGCGTTGCGTTAACGGCAGGCTGAAAACTTGAAGCAACTTCGTACTCGTCGTCATCTTCACATGTGCTGTTAGCATCTTCCTGTCTTAAACTTTTATCTTCAACAGCGCAATCATTACATGAGGTAACGCTAGCTGCATTGCTGTGCGCGGACTTAACTTGACCGCTGTATTTTTCACCTGTATCCGTCTTAGCTGAAAACGTGTAAGGTCTTTTGATCGGTGTGCTTTCGCTAGTAACTTTGCTAGCAGCGCTTACAGCATCTGAGCTTTTATCGGATGCTGCGTTAGCAAGCTCAAAGCTGTACGAGGAGTCCATGCACTCCGACCAGTCAATGTTGCTAGGAGCTAGCATGCACTTAGTAATAACTCTTCTAATGTCCGAGGAGTTTACGCTGCACGACAAGTTAGGAGTTGTCATAAGCGTGTTCCAGTTGTACGGAACAGTTCCATCAGTAAAAAGATAGTACATTAGCAAGTTAATCTTGTAAGTAGCATTCTTTTTGAATCGCTCGCGGTTTTCAAAGTTATCGCATATCCACATGTACAAGTCGTGGTAGTACACTTCAAACTTTTGAAGCACGTTTCCCGGTACAGGAACTTTTTCCGCAATGTCGCTAATTTTAATGTACACTCTTTGCGCCATGCGCTACCCTCCTGCGTTACAAGTACTGTCGCACAAAATCGTCGTTAAACAGTCTAGCAAGCTTTAGCTTGGAAGCAAACTGATCGTAGTACAAGCGCACGGGCACTTCCTGCTTCGCTGCTTCCGTGTTAAACAAGTCGCAAAACTTGCGCCAGAACGAATATGCCTTGTCAACTTGCTCCTGCGTAAGGTTAAGATTCTTCAAGTTACTCTTTTGCAGCTCGCAAGGAACTGCGTACGTGTTTTTAGGGTTGTCCCAAACTTGCATTTTCCACTCATACATAATAGTTAGAGTGTAATCGTCGGCGTTGGGCTGCGTAAACAAGCTGTTAGCGTAAAGCAAGCTGTACGCTACCATCCAGCCAGGTGCACTCTTAAGCCCGTACGCTGGGCTTTCGTTTCCGTTCTCGTCCTTTCGGTACGCTCTATGAGTCACGTATCTAAAGTTAAACCACGAGTACACGGAGCCCACAAAGTTAGCGTACTGCTCATCGTCAAACTCCTGACAGTGCCCCGCACACTCAAACAGAACATTCCTAAAGCTGTCAATGTCGCCCTCGCTGTACTGATGCATAATAACGGGCACGCGCTGAGCTTCCTTAACGCTGGAAACTCTTGTCATCGGCCCTACTTTTTCAACTTGATTGCTTTGCTCGGACTTGCTTGCAGGAGCAGCAAGCGAAGAAGCGCACGCGCCGCTTGACAGCAAAGTAAGCAAGCTATCGTACTTTTCGTTAAGCCCCTGGCACATCTGCTTTAAGTCGTTAACAGTACTTTCCAAGCTAGACGTCGCGTAATCCTCAGCAGGATGCCGTTTGCGTGCTGCCCGCTCAACAGCAGCGCAAGCGTTCGATTTTTCCGATACATGACGTTTAGCGCGTTGCAGCTCCTGTTCATAGCTTGCTTCGCTGTCAACGCTTACCGTAACGCTAAGCCCGGTAACTTCGGAAACAAGCTGCGCAAACTCCTGTAGCAGCTGAACAACGTCAGTGCTGTACGCTTGTGACGTCTTTCGATACACAGTAGCCCTTTCCGCATCAGCCCTAGCGCCCTTAATGGCTTTAACTAAGTGCTTCGTAACGGAGTGAACGCTTGCCATACGCTATCTACCTGCCTAAAACAAAACGAGCTTTATTTGATTGTAACTTTGATTTGCTTTAAAAGACATTGCGTAGCTCCTTTTGCTGAATTCATTGCGCGCAAGCTGGCGTTAACAGCTAGACAGGAAAGCAGCTGAGTTGCCCAAGTAACGCCGGACCGTGCCGGAATTCATTACGGTGAGACGTAAACAAGTTACGACGCGCCGCGGAGCTGTAAGCACGGCCCGCAAGTGCAACTCAGCTGCTTGCTGTGCCTACGATTATACACCCTTCGCGGAATAGGGCAAGCGTCAATTTTGAAAATTTTTTCAAGTTAGCTAAGTCTAACTCGCCAATCAATCTTGTTTGGTTTGGCTTCAGTGAAAGAAAGCTGTTCGGTTTGGCTGTTTTCAGCTCCTTGAGTGCTGTTCACTGAAGGAGAAAAAAAGAATAGAATAGAAAATAGCTATTCCCTCTTCTTTTCTTTTTCTCTTATAAATTTTGCCGTTAGTGTGAAATTTATAAGATATTCGCCCGCGCGTAACTATATAAGGAGGAATTGATCAAAATAGACAAAAAGACACATTTTGAAAGTTTCAAATGTACTTAAACTATTCACTTTGAGTGCACCGATTTAGTCATTTTTAGGCACTTTGAGCCTGTTCTGCGTAAAATGTCCTGTTTTGTTCATTTTTGTCTGCAATGTGCTGCGTTTGCTGCTGTTTTGCTTGTCAAAACTGCTCTTTTTGCATACTTTGACGTATAAAACACACTGTTTGCACTTGTTTTAAATATGCTTCGTTTTGATCATATTCGAGTCTTGCTAGCATATTGCATTTATAGATAAACGCGTTGCAAAGCGTACGCAACACGACAGCAGAAGCACCTATTAACGCACAGCGGTATGGGCACATGTTGACGTGTTGACGTATTTAGTTTATGGATTGCAAGCGCAAAACAGTACGCAAGCGGACTACAATTTTCAGGAATTTAAAAGGTGTAGCGCATTGTATTTACTTAAAAATAAATACAAAATATACATAATATAAATTATATAATTGCTGTAATAGTAAATAAAATTCTACTAAATATCCATTTTTAGCACGTAATAACAATCTGTTAAACACGTCAATAAAATATTAAAATAGTAAGGGTGCTTAAATTTGCGGAGGTTGTGCGTTGGCTAAGCGAAACAAAGCGTTAAGATCCTACCCGTCAAAATATCCTTGTCATGTGCCTGCTTATTTATCGGATGCGGAGTGGCGAAAGCAACGAACGCTTGAGCTGTACTCCTATCTACCTCAAACGTCCTTGGAGGATAGATTTAAGTACACGGATATACGAGACGAAGTTATATTTTTGAACTACAAGTTTTTTGGCTACGTAGCAGCTCACGTATACATAAAAAGCATTTCAGTTAGCTACGAGGACAAGTTCCAAAGCGCACTGCTTAACTTCTGCTCGATGTGGCACAAGTACATGTATGCAGCTAAGTACAGAACTGATTTAGCGTTTTCAGTGTTCTTTAAGCCGCGTTTGAGCGAATGTGTGTATCGCGAGCTTTTAACTGTTAAGCACACTATTAACAGATCGCTTAAAATGGAAGCAGCTAGTCAGCTCGACATACCGTATTCAAAGCTTACATATGACGATTTGTCCAAAGTAAGCATGAGTTCGGACAAGATGGCAGCGCTTAAAGCCGTGTTTCATGCTGATTATGAAGAAGATTTGGATACAGCATCCATCTTTATACCTGTTTCCGGAGACGTAAGCGTATACGAAGAGGAGTTGTACTCCGATAAGTACAACGACGTATATCATTTGCTTATGCATGAAATGGTAGACAGGGAGCGCCTGCTTACGCTGGACGATCTTCTGGATATTTCAGATATGCTAAATATACCGATAGAGGAGCTTAAACAGGCGCAGCCAAAAGCGGAAAACATGCTTAAAAATGAACTTGTTAACATTTCGTCGTACAAGAAAAGCTTTGCTGACGAAGTTTAGTACAGCTCACACCGTAGCTGCTTTTGCTGTATTCTTTCATCTATAACGTCGGCAAGCTTCGTAAGGTCAATGCAGTCAAAGTTTTCAATGCACGCGCTGTCATCCACGTAAAAGCTTGCAAGCACTTTTCCGTACTTTCCGAAGTGCTTAGGGTCTTTAAGGTACTTCCAGTCAAATAAATCATACAAGCAGTTATCCTTTAGGCAGTCAACTGCTTCCTTAAAGTACTCACCTGTTCTGCATGTGTTTAAAACAAGTCTGTATCCTGCAATTCTAAGCTTGTACAAAAACTCCGGAATATCATCCCGGACTGTGCCCATTACAGGAAACGTCGAGAAGTTAGTTATTGTGCCGTCAAAATCTATAGCTATAGTTGCTTTGTACGCTTTAGTCATTCTTCGTCCAGTTCACTTTTAAAGTATTTTCCCAGCAGCGAATGATGGTCAAATAAAATGCTGTAAGGCTGATGCAGGCAATACGTGCTGTCAGGATAGCCGCATACTTCGATGTTGCAGTATTTCACCATTACTTGTCGAGCTAGCGCTTTTACAGCATCACAGACTTGCTTATATGCTTTATCTGCTGTTGTGTCTCTAAGGCTGCTGTGGACTGCAACAATAAACGTATGACTTAGTTCGTAGTATTCGCCGTCACGGCAGACTGCACAGTCAATTTCATTAGTGCTTACAACATGCCAGACAGCGTTTCCTTCCGACCCAAAAACAGCAGGCAGAGCTGACACTGCCTGCTGCATACTTGAATCAATTTCGTCTTGAGTGCTGCCTGGGCATGCAACTGTACACATTCCGTTTACGTATGCCCATAACGACATGTTTACTCCTTTAGCAAGTGCTTGTACTTGTTGTATACGTCGACAATGTCGTGCTCTTCCTTCTCGCCGCGGCCATATGTGCCTGCTTCGATGTCGGGAAGAATATCAGTTTTAATGTAGGAGCACACTGTGCGAGCTACATCGTCAGAAAACTCATAGCCTGCTTCGGAAAACGCAGTAAACTTCCTAAAGCACGGCTTGCAATGCCAGCATTCGTGTCCGTCCACAGGGTCGTAGCAGCTGAACGAACGCGTAAAAGCTTCCTCCAAATCTCCGCCCTGCTCCTTAAACATCTTTAGCAAGTCCGTCTTTGTGTACTGCTTGTAGTCAATGCACACTTTTACTTTTTTGCCCTCAGGAATCCAGTGCTGCGGCGTGTACAGGTACGACAACAGATCAGTAGCTTTGGCTACAAACGCAGGACTTTTGTCCAGTACGCGGTCTCCTGCTGTAGCACCTATAAGGATCTCAACGTCCTCTGAACCCGTTACGTTGCAGGCAACCATAGCAAGGTACAGGTTTCTAAGAGGAATGATAGCGTCCTCGCGCTCCCATTGGCCCAAAGGAAACTCAACTACTTGAACGTCCGGTTCCTTGCGTATGCGAGCAAGCTCGTTCTCGGAGTATCGCGTCTTCATGTCCACGTACAGCTTAATATCAGGATTCCACAGCTTGGACATAAGCCAGCTGTCCATACCTCCTGAATACAAAAGTACCTTTTTCATATGCTCTCCTTTGCAGCAGTGTTAGATCCACTTGTCCAAAATGTCGAAGTAGTCGGGTACTAGCTTTTTAACGATTGCTTGCGTAAGGAAGTTAGTTTTCCATCGCTTGTAATCCATGCGAAGCTTTGCATCCCCAGCAGTGAATACAATTGAATTATCCTCTTCGCTTACTTTAAGCGTTTTCCTGTAGGGCAGCAGTCTATCGTCAACTGCTCCTGTATGCGTGCCGTCCGACCATACAACAGTAACAAAAGGAACGCTAAACGATATGTCGTCTATTGACAAGTTAGCTTGCTCACGCTTGTCGTTTTGCGTGTTTTCCTTCATGTACGTGTATTCAGGCGCATCTCGCACGCGTTCAATACCGGGCCAGTCACTGACAATGTGCCTCATGTGCGTAATGCTGTCATTGTACTTTCGCATATGCTCATATGGGTCAAAAATAGGAACAAGCATAGCTAGCCCCTAAACTTCATGCGATCGGAAACGTTTGTTAAAAACTCCTGCTTAGTAGTAGCGCTGTCCTTGAAGTAACCCGAAACGGATGTTGTTGTAATAGTAGTGTTTGTTGCTTTTGCGCCTCGCATGCGCATGCACATGTGCTGACCTTCCACAAGCGCAATGCTGCCCTTGCTTCCAATGGAATCAAGATAGTCGCAAATTTCCTGCGTAAACGTTTCCTGCAAAGCGGGTCGCTTAGCTAACACGTTTACTAGACGCGCAAGCTTGGAAATGCCAAGCACGCTTCCGTCCTTATCAGGAATGTACCCTACGCAAACGTGATATTCCACCGGAAGCAGGTGGTGCGGGCATGCGGAAAAGCAGACAATGTCCTTTGCAACAACCATGTTTTCCGAACCCATTGACGGAAACGAAGTTGAAAGAATCTGCTTAACTTGCTTATCCGTGTCCTTGCATCCTGAAAAGATCTCGCTGTACGCGCGAGCAAATCGCTTGGGTGTGTCCTTGAAGTTGTCCTCGTCCGCAACAAAGCCCATGTCCTGCAATCCCATAAGAATGTGCTTTGCTGCAATTTCGAAGTTCTTCATGCCCGTAAACTCGCTTGTAGCACTGGAAATAGCTTCCATGTACTTTGCGTAGCAGCTATCGCAAAGCTCCATTGTTTTATCGGCTACGCTGTACACGTGCGTTTCATGCTCAGTGCTGCCGCAGCGATCGCAACGACATTCGGCGTCCTGCTTTGTGCAGTTTGCTTCGTACTGCTCCTTGCAGTCGTCGCAGCAGAAGTTGCTTTCAGCGTTGACAATGGGCTTGTAGCAGTTTCTGCAATAGGTAAGTGTGTTGGACATGCGTTAAACTCCTCGCTTGTTCGGGTCCCAAATGTACTTATGCAGCTGACACTGCACTCTGACGCTGTGCAGTCTGTTGTCGATTACGTAGTTGACTAAGTCAACGGGCTGAATCTTGCCGAAAACAGGACTTACGTAGCATTTAGCTTTTACGCTGTGCGTTTCAAGCAGCTGCTTCATCTGATCGAGATCCTCAGTGCTTCCTACAACAAACTTAAGAACGTCGTTTTCGTCAAGAAGCGATAAGTTGCCCTCAATCATCTTCTTCGACATTCTGCTGGAAATGGACTTCCAGTCCATGGTAAAGAAGCCGTTTGCTCGCACGCAGCTAAGCCACTTTTCCAACGGAATAGCTCCGTTAGTTTCCACGTTTACTTCAAACCCGGAGGAAGTCAACGCGTTAATTAGGGCAACTGTTTCCTCTTCCTGCTTGGGTGAGCAGCAGTACAAGGGCTCCCCTCCTGTAAACGTTACGCGCTTGCAGCCCTTTCCAATCTCAACGCACTTGGAAACAATTTCGTCCACGGACATGTCGGCTGCTTCGTCGTTCGTAAACGCATACGCGCTGTCGCAATAGCTGCAACGCAAGTTGCACTGCGTTTTGCGAATAAAGACAGCTGTGTCTCCTGTTCTGCGTCCTTCCCCGTCAATGGAAAGGAATAACTCGCAAATGTTCAAAAGCTCCTCCTGTAAGTTGAAGTACTTTCATTGCACTACGTATAACGATTTTACTCATTCTTGCGTGTAGTTTTCACTGTATTTAACTGTATAAAATTATGTGTACTTAAATAATCTACAGGATTCCGTAACGCCTGCTACCCTATATAACATGCCATACGACAATTACAACTACTATATTAAATA